TGTTTTGATTTAAATTCCTTATAAATCATTTTGCGATCTGGTGGCGTCCAATAACAATTGCAACAGACGATCAATGGCATCGCTCAAATCGGAACTGAGCACCGCCGACAACAAACGACGCGCCAGCACTAATTTGTCCGGCGACAACAAATGTAATGGGTTGTGTCTAAGAATTTGCGCCAACACACCATCGTGCTCGCCTCTTTGCTCCTCTTCAATCACCACACGTCGCGCCATTGATAACACTCTATTTAAAAGACCATTGTTGGTGTACTGTTCAGATTCACAGCTGCGCACACTCACAAATTCAGGGACCGCTTTTGCATCGCACTCAATGTAAGTGTCCATATTAAATGGTCACGTCAATATCGTACAACATTAAATTAACCTTCTTACGACATTTCCAGTACGTTCGTTTGTAATCGTAAGTGTGCAACCAAAACGGGTAGACGTTTTTTGACACCCAATATACTGGATCGGTGAACCCGCAATTGTCACAAAACAATACTGGTGTCAGCCTTTTTTTTGTCAAACACAATTTATTTACACACGCGCTACACGACGTGTCGTTATTGTGGTGAAAAAACACGTAAAACGGCTGGAACTCTTCAAACACCCGTGACATTATCTCTAAATAATAATCACCGTCGTTTTTATTGAGCAGCAGCTGGCGGGTGAATTGCGTTGGTACACTAAACGCCACATCGCAACCCCAATCTACACGCAAGTGGTATACATCGTCTCGTGCTATGATTTCATTATCGGTAGCGCTAAATAAACATACGCTTTCAATTTCTTCGCAAACAGATTTTGATTTAATTAAATCGTCTAACACGGAGGGCAGGTCTGACAAGGCTAAACCAATGCGACGACATTTTTTCTTTGACGGCTGAACAAATGGAAACACAAAACGTTTCAGTACACCACCATACATTAGTTTTTTTAAATTTGCCAATGAAAACGACGGATACAATTCAATCACATCCTCCACAGGCTCGTTTTTGCATGCCAAGCAACAAAATTTTACCCTGTTCACGTCCGTATCCAACCATGATTTTATCACCATAAACATGTACGAATTGTGAGTGTTTGAGTAGATGCGATCAAACGTCTGGCCACATTTGTTGCATGTTGGTGTGAAGCGCAGCAAATTAGTGTGTCCGTGCACCGCGTTTTTTGCAAATTCTGCCATAAACATGAGCGCATGTCGTGTTTCTTGAGACAAAAATTCTCCACGCTTATCCATAACAGTTTATTATACATTAAAGCTGTTGCACAAATTATATAAATCACAATTCCTCGTCACAAAGCGTTGATTCGGCGACACCGCAGTCTATTTCGCTTAAAATAAACATAGGCCCGTGGCATTTTGCACAATAATTGTTGGGGTCTAACAATATTTCGCTTAAATCGCATTGATTGTCAACATTGAAATATCGTTCTTCTACAATAGTTTGTTTCACACAAAACCGACACAACGACACATCTCCGCTTACAAACAGCAGTAATCTTAAGTGTTCGTAAAAAATGTATTGAGTGTTTGTAATGTCTCTAATTTTAACAAACATCACAAAATCAAACACATCCTCAAAAGTCCATCGGCCGCGAGAGTTTATAACATCGTCCACACGCTCTTCGTCGTCCACCATCTCATAAACGTAGTTGCAAACATTTGTTGTTAACAACAAATTTAGCACGTCCCCAAACTTGTCGTTGGTGTACGCATAGTTAAGTAAAACACGTCTAAATTTTTCGCTCGTCCACATTGTGCGTACAATATATTGGTGTAGCAAATTCAAAACTATACCGGACGGTAAGTATTCTGTCACTTTTAAATTATTCATTAAACATTTTTCAAAGGTTAACTCTATTAAATCTACAGGTTGCACAAGTATAGACATGGTGTGAGCTTCGCAAGACGACCAAATCACTAATGATTATTTCAATTAGAGTAGCTCAGTTTGATATCAGAGATGCATATTATAAATAAAAGAGATAAAATCTATTTGACATTTTTATTTTTAAAATGTAGCACAACCAATACAATTAGCAAAACGCCAATTATCAGTATGACAACAGTAACACACGCGATTATAATACTAGACAGTGTTAATACCGATTTATCGACATCGCCTATAATGCTGCGAGGTTTTTTCTCCACATTCTCCGTTGACGAGTCGAGCGCAATCAGGTTCACGGTACAGTCGTCGTCGTTCACCTCGTCCAATAATTCTGTTAAGGGCGGCGGCGCGCTGGTTGACGACATTTTACGTTCAAATAACACCATGCTTGCCACATTTTTTTGCTTCACCAAACTATAATAACCTTTGTCAAATTCTATATACATTTTTTTGTCGCTAGCACCCATAAATTTGGCCAACACAAAAGCTTTATCGTCATTGTTAAAGTCGTCGTCCACATTTTCAAATACAAAAACACAATCGTGATTCAATGTGTCCGAATTGTAAAATTCCCCACAATGGTTGAGGCACACGTATTTGTGCAAGGTTTCAAAACGCAACACCACAAAAACGTCATCTTTGTCGGAATTGTTTTCCTCGTAATTTAATAGTTCGTATTTCACTAAATTAGTCACCGGTAGATTGTTACTAGTGCTGTGAGCCACGTGCAATCCTAGTTTATTGTCAAAACCCGGCTGAAGGTAGTGGTAAAAATTGTTGATAATTTTGTAAATTTTCACTAAGCCAGCCCTATTCTTTGCAATACTAATATCATTTTCTATAGGTTTTGTTTTCAATGTAACATTTACATCGTCTGGTTTATCATCAACCGCAAGTGGTGCTGCAGGTGTTGATATATTATCAACCGCAGGTGTTGATATATTATCAACCGCAGGTGGGGCTGGTGTTGATAATTTAATTTCGTCTGACGACACAAAATACATGCACGCCGCAAAAAAAATAAAAATTACACCTTTGTTTACAGCCATTGTGTTATTTTATGTTTATCATTAACTTTTGAACATTACATTAAATTGCCCTATCAATTCTATAACACACGTACGAATAATACGCTATCAATCCCAAAATTGCAACACTACTCGTCAATAGTATAGAGTACTGCAAAATTTTACAGGAACGCGAATCGCACATAAGGTTGTCGTTTGTGGTTTCGTCCACGTACAAGGGTATTTCTGATCTACTTTTGCTAAATGTCATGTAATTTTTCAACTTTGCCATAAATGGTTTTGAGATAACGAGAAGGGGTTTGTTTGGGTCGACATCGTTAAAATATTTGTTACACGGAACAGTTGTTTCGTTATAAATTGACATCACAAGCGAAGAATGCGCATAACCATTACAACGCCAATTTTAAATACAAACGCCTACTTTATCCGATACGTCGGTGAAATAAAAAACAAATTAGGTACATTTTACTCTTTGACACGCTGCACTTTTGCTTGGAGTATATTTTTATTAATCAAAAAATCTTCGTTTGTATTGTAAACCACCGCCAGCATAGCAAACACAACCACAAACACCATAATCAACATTTTCCAATTAATGCGGCCGAAGAATCCACCGGTTCCAGAACTTAAACGAGTCAAGTTTTCCATTTCGTTTAAACTGTTGGAATGCACAATGCGTTAAATTCAATGATAATATAATACAATATTTTTGCACAATTCACACGTGCATCACGCTACAGAACCGGGAAAAAAATATAGCTTAAAATTGGTCATAAACGCTTGCCATTCGCGCATTGCCAACTCGTTGTTTTTACGGTCGCGCACAATTAACTCGTTGTATCGACGCCAATTGTTGGGCGTCTCCACCCATTTTGCGTAATGAAATATGCGTTTTACCATTTCTTTCGGGGGGCACATTACATGATTGGGAGGAGTGTCGCCACTTCCAAAATTTAATTCGCACACTTTTATGTAATTTCGCTTTGTGCCCAACCCACCACCCGTGCAGGTCCCAACGCTTTCGATAATTTTCGATATTACACGCTTTCCATTGAACGGATTTTCTTCGCGCAACATCATTGTCAACACCGTATTGTATACAACAAAGGATTTGTAAATGTCTTGACAGGCATTGGCCTCTTCGGTGTCCGGTAGTGTTTCGTGACTAAATACACTATTCAACATCGGCTCCATGTCGTCTTTGTAAATACAATACAATTCTTGCGGTAAAATAATACATTGACGCGGCGAATACAAACAATCCATATACAAGTCTTTCAGTAACACCACCAATTTTTCCGAATAATTGTTCAGAAAACAATATGTTTGCCGGCAAACCATGCGAATCAGAGCCGCGTCTCGCTCACCGGCTTCGTTTATCGAGTAAAACGTTTCCGGTGGCGACTCTTTAAATTGTACACCGCAAATCATGGCGTGCACGGTCAGCAGGTTTTTACGCACACCGTCGCTATGCGCGTCCAACAACATTTCAAAGTATGGCTGCGCGTTTATGTTTACATATTGCACACCCACGAATGTAAAGTGCTCGTAACTTACACTACTAGCACCCATTATTTTGGTCAGTCTACAATTTACTCGAGACGGATGAAACCGACATCGAGTCCGAGCTATCGTCAACGGCACAAACGGCGTCGACCGTTCCGAAACAGGAGGTGCGTATTTGTTTGTGGTTAGCGCTCGCTTCATCGTCGACGTAATCTAACACGTAGAAAATAAGATATTTATTATCAACTAAACGCACATTTCCATCCAAAATGTCTTCGAACACGTCGCTCATATTCGATTACAACACGTTCTTAATTAATTCGTCTGATAAGATATTTTTGGACAGTTACAAGTACGTGCGCGAATCAGCACCCGGAGCATACTTATATCAGAACATACACAACAAAGAAACACTCTTGCTACCTTTCAAAATACCCACTGTCGACGCACCAGTGACGCAAATATATTATTAAGCAATGAGCAGGCGCAACTCCTTTTCTAACACTATGTCTTCGACAATAAAATCTGTAAAAAGACGATTTAGCGGCAACGAAACTTCGTCGTCTGCAAAAGTCAAAAAACTTTATGTTCCGGAGGATTTGTTAAAACCCATTAGTGGATCAACGGATACGGCACAATACAATTATCCATCACCGGAGAATGTATACAATAATATCGACGTTGACGCTTCTGATGCAGTGTTCGCCGAAGAAACTCAGCCAATTATTAAAATTAACCCCGGAAACATTTATGATGACCCCGAATATCAGGCGCACGTTGTTAGATTAGCAAAAAACTCACTAAACCATTTGTTGAAGGCAAACAACACTATTTCCATTAATCAAAACTATGTTAGCATATTACAAGCACCGCAGCTACCACACACTTCGGATTTGTTTGTAATACAATACATCATTAACAAATACATACAACAAGTGCTAAATTTAGATTTAACTCTATATCAAATGCTACAGGAATGGCCGGGTGTTAATGCTCCTTTATATAAAGCTTACGTTTTAGTTTTAATTAATAGTATGCCCAACATGGATGTCAAGTTTTTGCATAAATTTAGCGAAGCCCTATACACTTTTTATTTGCAATGGGTCGATCAGGTGCCGGCTATGATTGAAATTGTACTCAACACGAACGGGCATGATGTCATTAAAGAAATTATGACATTGATCAATCAAAGTGTATACAAACCGGTGTATTTGTTATTAAAAGCCAACAATATTACAAACATTGAATATGCAAAACAATTTACAAATATACCATTTGCAGAGTTGAGCGACAAAGATTTTCCTAGCGACGAAATTAAAAACAAAATTAATAACGAGCAGCGCATAATCAGTAACAGGTTTCTTGACAAATTTAATGCAACCGTTTTTCAACAAACATACAAAAGATATTATTTGTTGCCTAAAGCGACGCCCAATTTAGATGTGCCGTACATACCCAAAATTATAACCAACGTTCTAAACACAGAAATTATTAGACTAATTCGTTTGCAACGCACACCCGCAGACTTGTTTGATTATCCGTTGTACCAGCGACCTCTTCAGAACACTGTTTACATTGAAAATATTAACGAAAGCAATGCTTAGTTTACAAGTTTAAATTAAAATCAAACGTTAAGTCTCTATATTCGTTTTGGCGCAGCAAATTTTTCATCGAGTTTTTTAATCGCTCTTGCTTTGACTCATCATCGTAATTTATTATCAATTTYTTTGTTTTTTCAATAAAGCTAAGCGCGGCTATGTCGTTTTCAAAAGGAAACGCAAATTTGTATTTTATTTGACGTTTGTAAGGGTCGTTGCGCTTGAATTTTTCATCACACTCTCGGCAAAACAAATGCTCGAAATCCGCCAAACCTTCGCACGTAATAACTATGGTTCCGCCGTGATATTTGTCTATTGTAGCACAACATATGGCGCATTCAAACTCGTCGCCCAGTTCTGAATAAAACATTTGCTCCAAATCTTGTTTTGGTAGGGACGTTTTTGTCGTTATGAAAAAAGCCATTGTTTTTTGTATAATTTTATCTTGTTTTATACAATACACACAGCAGCAGTGTAACAATAACAACTGCACAACCACTGACAATTATATGTTTATCAATTTTGTACTCCAGTGTGCTACGTGCGTGCTACAAGCCATCGAAATTTTCATCATCATTGGTGTGGCTATTCACAAAATATTAAAAAAGTAAATTTTTCTGCCATACATTTTTAAATATCATGTGTCATAAATAAGGTCGATATTAATTAAAATATGTTTTAAAACTTTCCCGAATAAGATCGACATTAAAATTTTTGCCAAATAGATAATGTAAAAACAAAGTGACACAATTAAGGTCGATATTAATTAAAATTTATTTCAAAAGTTTCCTAATGAGATCGACATTAAAATCATTGTGTGAGCCACTTTTTTATAAAATTTTGTGGTAATTTTAGGGTCGATATTAAATAAAAAATTATATTTTAAAACTTTTCAAATAAGATCGACATTAAAATTTGTGACAATTGTGTGTTTCGAATAAATTGTAGTCAAACTATTTAGATTTTTCATTGGATAAGATTATGTCGCTTGTCGTGGCGGTTCAAGCACCGGTGGTGCTACGACCGGCATGGATAAAGTCGGACCAAACCGCTTTCTTGGGTATTCGACACAAACGCACTCCCATACCCTACGTTATAACACCACAAACATTATTGCGATACCGGTCTACCACTGTCGGCGAAAATCTCACAATGAGGCTGCTGAATTTTAACAGCGCCACCGAAACCGTGTATAATGTCACCCAATCGTGGCAAATTAGTGCGAACCACGCCGAAGGTGTGTTGTTTGTGGACAGCGTTGAGCACGGTGAACATGTTGTAGAAACAGAATTAGGAGGCTCATTAATTCCCTTACCAGTGTTCGTACTTGGAGAAACCGACGAGAACGTGTTTAAATCCCTTTTGGGCGATTCCAGGTTCGCATGGGTTGATTTACGAGTGGTGTCATTATTAATACCGCCAGACAGTATAAACACACTAAAAAATACTTCTTTCCTCACACTATATAACTTTTACAGAAACATTATTGCATTTTATGACGCTTTCACGGGATTAGTTGACGATCCCACTATGTTTAGCGTAAACTCCAACACAAATAAGCAGTTTTTTATCAAGGCCGATTCTAGCGGTGGGCAAGACGCTTATTACAATTCCAACTGGTTGGCCATGTGTCGCACGGATTTAGGAAATTTTTTAATACCAACACTGCCCAGCAATTGGCTGGTGCTGCATTGTATGGCAGAAGCGTACAATTATGGGTTCACAAAGTATCACACTCGTTTGCAAAATGTTTGGAGTGGTATGCTGGGCGATAGGCTACAGTATTATTGGCAGAACAAAAACGAGCGCCAAACATTGTCAAAAATCTATGAAAATGGGCAGAGAATTGTAATTGAGAAAGAAATCTTGGAGCTTATACAAACTAATGTAAACCTCGATTTTTGGTCTAATCAACACAAAATGGTGTTTTTCTCTTGGATTTTAAATCACGATTCCAAAGTCATTGCAGACATGTGTAAATCTTTTAGACACAGAAACACATTAAACGTAAAACAGCCTCACCACTGGGTTTGGTTGGCGAGCTTAAGCAAGTTTAATTTGATACCGTTATTGTATTTGTGCGGCGCCACACCAGCGCTCTATATGTATATTGATAATGATAGCAATACTAATACTGTCCCATCATTGGATTATATAATACCCCATCATTTAACATTGTCTCAATTTATAAACCAYAAAAAATGTTTGTATCCAATCAATCAATTAAAGAACAATTTTAATTTAAACAACAATTTATCAAAAGAGTACGTAGAATCTGATTTTACGCTGTTTACTCCGTTGACAAGTAGACAATTTAAAATAAATATCAACCTAACRCTAACGATCCAGATTCACGACATGGCTGAAATTGCCGGCGACACCATTACCATATATGACGGTCTTGATGTAGTGGCTGTAAAAAGTGTACCAAAAGATGGAATTATTGTATTGGACAGCATCACACCTGGAGTTTACATGGTGCAACACCCACGGGGACGCAATTATTTCTACAGCGTATGCTACGGCGAAAATGCTGTCAACGAACCGTATTTAATAATTACCGACAATACAAGTAATGTGTTTGTGCGTTACAACAGACGATTGTCGTCCGATTTCAACGACGAAGAAGCCATATTATTGGGAGAAAATCAGGTAATTGTAGGCGTAATGTTTGTGAATGGGCCCGAGCGTTTTGTATACATTCACCTCAACAGCACAGAGTGCAATCCAAATGAACCGCAAACTGTCTATCACGACATTACATTTGTGCACGGCAATAATAACACCCAAGCCCAATTACTAATGCACGGAGACAGAAGTAATTTGAGCCACGGCTGGCATAAATTTTCAAATGTTACACAATTGATTGTGAATAGCAAAAGTTGTATATTTTTGGACACCGTATTGCCCGCTCAGCCCGTGCGCTTTGCGTTGACCGACACAGGCGTAATGCTGGACATAGATTTATCGCTAACGTTCCCCGACGCTGTTCAAAGAATACGTGCACGTATCGATCGCCATTGTAAATGGCTAGACAACAATCCCACGGCGCTCATTTTGGAAAATGATGTTCGCGACAATATCTATTTGGCCACCAAAGACATGGAAACAGCACGTTACGACCGCTACTATCCGGATCGGGTAAGGCGAGTCGCGGCCAACTACGATTTCATGTTTGCGGGCGCATCTTACAAAAATTACTTAAAATTGAGCATCAGGTTGTTGGAAAATTTGGGTACTTTAGTAGTAGAAAACGGTACATTAAACACTAATTTTGACACAATTTATGCGGGTGTGCAAATACAAAACGCTGGCGGTGATATTTTATTGAGGTCTATGTTTAGAGGGGACGAAACAATTGTAACCAGTCACAACGATTTTCCACTATGCGAGGATTACACTATACAATTGTATCATCGTGAACCAAACAAATTGAGTGTGTATAAAAATTTTCAAATTGTGCCAAATTTTAACAACAACCAACAAAACACATTTCTTAAAGTGACCAACGGATTACTAGTTGTTACCAACGGTCCTCATTTGACAACAAATTAAAAACCAAATATTTTACCAACATCGTTTATTGTTACACCAAATAAATTATAATTGTAAATTGTTGAGCACCATTTACAACCACACTGCACGAATGCAAATAAGTTTTTAATCGGAAGGTGATTTTGCCACCCACAACAGCCACGTTGTACTCGGACCAGCCGCTGTCATTGTTGCTTAGCACGGTAGCGGTAGCTGTGTAATCATTACCCTTAAAACCGCTCAATTCTATGTAATCAACATAACCATCGTGTGACAAAAACGTTGCTTCTATTAGATTTCTGTCGGTGACCAACAATTTGGTTTGCTGTAAAGCTTTTTTTTCGCCACCCACTTTTACGTGCACCTTTTGTAGACGTTCGATCGGCACCGAGCAAGACATGGTTATGCTTTTGCACTACAAACTCTGTCTTTTATAATAACATTTACACGTTTGTATACGTTTGTACCTTAGTGTTAAACTTATAAATTTAGTTTGTTACTAACTGTGCACATCAACAAGGTCAATAGCAGGTTATCAGCCTTTATTAATTACAACTGATAAGAAAAACAAGTTTACAAACAAGTTAAATTTATCAGAGGCCATAAAATTTTAATAAAAATCAAAAATTTGTTTGATACCTGATACCTATGGTGTAGGTACATTTTAAACACTATGGTGTAGGTACATTTTAAATGTAGGTACAATCGGCAAATCATTTTAAATGTTCGATTGGCAAATCACATACACGTAACATTTAACTAAAAATCTTTAATTTTCAACTTTGTCACAATTTTTAATATCGGTCCCATAACAAAACTTTTTAAAACTTTCAAACTTTAATATCGACCCCGAAATCGCCAACCAACCCACATATATAAAACGGTGTGTTGTAAAGGTGTTGTCACTCGACTTTTATTTACGATCCAGTTAACACTGATATGGATAATCTTAGATTGCCCATTTTGCAGCGATGTCTTCTTATGGAATTAGCGTCGTATCAAATGAAGACTTTGATGAACAAAATTAATTTGTTGAAAACGTGCTACATGTTTGGTGAACACCATCCAACCGTGTCTGAAGAAACTTTGCAACGAGATCTGATGAAAGTTTGCGACACATTTTTAAAAGCTACTAGCACAGTGGCAGGAATTAAAAATATAAACATGTCTAGAATCACCACTGAAGCTGAGCAACAATTGGCCCATTGGTATTACAATAAATTCGACTACAACAAATGTACACTAATGTATTTTAAAAGTTTGCTACGAGATGTGGAAAAGCACGTGTTTTTGGTTAAAGATTTAAAACACGCTTTGAAGAACCCACAAAAAATTTCAATGTTGAGTGAGTTTGAAAAATTTGTTAATAAACACCAAAGTTATATAGAAATGAAAGATTTAGAACAGCGTGATTGTAATTTAATGTACTTAATATTAGACATGGAGGATAGAATATTGAAATTGCCGGTGTTACGCAAARAATATTGTAGCCTGTTCATTGACAATAAAATTACTGAAAAATATTTGATTTTTCATTCAATAATTGCTTTTGCTCGTAAAATTATGACCACATACAAAGTCGGGGTCGTTGGAAAAATACATATTTTCCATTGAATTTTTGCTGGGATTAATTCGTTCGCCAAACACATTGACCATTTTACCGTCATCCATTAATCGCACTCTCATCATGAGCGCCGTCGGTCGGTTCACCAGCCGCTGTCCGTCCATTTTGTACACAACAACAGCAGTAATGGTTACGTGCAATTTAGGTTTGTTGGCGCTCAAAAACGTCTCAATAGTGTCTGTTAGCCAAAATCTTTTTTTCATATGTTTCCACGCTTGCGGAATAATGTTATATTTTTCTACAGGGCCGCCCAACGCATAGCTAATAATAAAATCGCTTTCATCTGTAGTGTAATTGATGTGCATGTGTTGTAAATGCCTAACTAYTGTATTAACAAAAGGTTTTTGTACACTTTTATTTTGACGCACAGTCCCTTTTGTAATGATGGCGTTGACGACCAGCGGCAAATTGATTTGTTCCGCGTACATATAATTAGGTATCGGTAAAACTGTGTAAGAAACAATGGGATTGGTCAAATTGTGAACGCTGGCATCAAAAGTTTTCAGGTTAAACGACGTTTGCAAAGAAACGGTTGGGTTGTGGTCTTCGTAGAATTCTGCAATATGTTCAACGTCAAAATTGGCGTGTAACGTCAACCCACCCTCATATTTTGTTTCTCGCGCACGCCGATACGGGTGGTATTTAAATTGGGGCTCTGTGGGCCCGTCTTCCACGTTAATAGTTTTTAAACTATCACACGTTTTGTATCCGTTTCTGGTAAACGTGCCGCCTGTGTTGTAGTGTTGCAACAATCCACGATACAGATTGTCCAATTCGTAATCAAAATTAGGATTGAGGTAGCATTTTTGCCATGAATAAGTTACGTCGTAACAATAGGCCACATCGTCTGAACTGCTTAATTCGCACGGTGACGCGCAATCTATATTATCTGCAGTAATATAATTAATAAGTAGCACCTTGTTATTGGGATCGCAATACTCCCAATAGGTGCCGATGGTGCCGCACCAATTGTACGAGAAACGGTTGTGCATGGAGCAGGTGGTGTAGCCGCAGGTCATGTATTTATTGTCCGTTTGCACGGTCTCGACGGCTCGGTTTGCCACCTTTTTGCTGCAATAATTCCACGAAATCGATCCGTCCATTTCTAGCCCGACACACCACTGGTAGTCTTCATGGTCAAAATATCCGCAATTGCTATAACAATATTTGTTGTCAATCGTCCGATATTGTGGTGTGGCGGTGCTGTTAGAAACGATACATTTGGCCCGGGCGCCGTTAAATTTGTATACGCATAGCGAATCGACACAATCGCCTATACAATAACCACTTTGACCGTCCAATAGGGCTTGGTACCTTGACTTATAATCTTGCGCGTTAGTTATTAAAAATAATAAAAGCATAAGCCATCTATGCATTTTATCTCTTTATCTTTATCTTTATATGTAAAATCATGATTTATATACTATATATTATACATTATCACACATATGAATGATTAGACATCAACACCGACACAGTTATCAGTAGTCAGTTATCAGTAGATTAGTAGTGTATATAAATGTATGCGTTTGAGTGTGTAAAGTTAAATTACCTTGTTCAACCTAATAATGGACATTAACAAATTTTACAATTCTTCACGTTCGGCTTGTAAACCGACCACACTGTACAATGGCAACATATCTCAAGATCAGTTTAATGGTGTGATGAACAACAGGGCGCAATCGTTGGCGTGTTACGAGTCAATGCCTACGTCGTCGCAGAAACACTTGAAATTGCATAAAAAGTGTCACAACAAAGAGAACATTAATAAAAATAATTACAAATAAAATTGTTGTTTTAAGTAAAAAACGATGAAAACTTTACTAGTTTGTACGCCGCGTTTGCGGCACATGTTAAAAWYGTACGTTAACAACGCTAGAAAGCTATCATTCGCAAAGTTTCAATTATTTTAACGTTGTGATTACCACAATCGGTGAGCACAATATTATCGTTGTTATTACTCTGATCGCCCACCACCAATCGATTGTGGGTGAGGCGAGCGTAAATGTTCTGAGTGTGCGGCAAAGTTGTATCAAGAACTTTGTTAACTATCAATTGTAGTCTATCGTCACCGGGCTCTTGTACAAACAAATGTATTATATAGTCTTCGTACACCTCAAATTTGTGTTGTTCGTGCACCATCGGTGTTGTTGTGTCTAGCCGCGAATACGAAAACACAACAACACCGTTTGTGTCAAACACTTCCGCTTTGAAATTAACAAAATCCGAGCCTATGGTGATGTTGTTGATGCGTACTGATGCTAAATTTAACAAAGGTACTATTTGAAAATCCAGCAGCAAATCGCTTGCAAAATCTCTAAAACGAAACAAATAAATGAATGTATGCGGATCCCGGTAGAAATCTGGATAATATTTTAAAAATTCATTTGAATTTGAGTCGACGAATTGCGAAGCTAAATATATGCTGTCGCGTAACTCGTTTTCAATGTACAACAATTGTTTGTGATTCTCCAAAAAATTGGCTTGTTCTCTAATGCGCACAAACGTGGTGTCATATATTGAGCTTTCAAACAATAATTGGTTTGGAAGCACATGCAATATCGACAATCCTATTGGTAAATACTGATCGACTAACATTAATGTATTGTTTGCAGTTACAGTTAAAGTTATTACATTTTCGTGGGCCACTGTAAATTTATAATATCCTTGACGCATGGTAACATTGTCTTCGAGCAAAGTAAAATTTTGTATATAATTTTCAAATAGATCGCTAATGATCATTTCAAAGTATACACTAGAATTATGTGCGCGTCCGGCGCGAGTATTGTTCAAATAAACTGTAACGTGCTGTTCTAAAATGTTAAAATAAATTGTAGCCACACATGTGCCATCTTTGCCGAACAGATGCGCCGTATCCACGGCCAAGTCCGAGTGTATGTATGGTGTGTACGTTAGCGTTTGATTGTAGTAGGGGTGTGTCACTAGTAAATACATGTAATTGTTTGCCGGGTGGACGGGTTGCGTGGGTGAATGTGCCAACTGTAGTTTATAGCGTTTGTTTTTGCCGCGAGGCGCACGCAACGTGTACACACCCGGACCCACGCCCACCAAATACATAATACCGTCTGCGGACACTGTGCTTTGAAAGACACGCTCCTCGCCGTCATACAAACTGAACTGCTCACCCGCAATTTGTGACATATCATCAATGACACACACCACTGTAACGTCTGCAACTAGATTAGTTTGTTTCAACTCTCTTGGTATTACCAAATCAAAATTACTTTCCAAATATTGTTTAATATTGTAGTTGTTTTGCAACAAATCGAAATCGGTAATTATGTATTTGATTGGATAGCGCACGCTTTGTGCCAGCGCCAAAGCTCGCATATGCAAATTGTAGTTAACAACTTTGTTGTGTTCATTCATGTAAAAATCTGCTGGAAACAGGCCCACTAAATTAAAATACAACCAAAAATTGTCGTAACCGCTACTCATCAACCATGCCCATATTTGTGGATAGGGTGTGGGCGGATTGCGGGAAGCGTGCAATCTGTATGAACAATTAATGTTACGCAGGGTGTCTAAACCCCTATGCGGGTTGTATAGCCAAGTGAACACAGTGAGTTTTTCGAACAAACCCCAATTATCAAACGGTACGCTTTCATCGATCAACGCCTGAATAATCGCCTCAACCTCGGATCGTTTATTTTCATAAACGCGAGCTAATTGCTGTCTTTCTGTTTTATTTAGCCATGTGTGTTGAAGGCGATCGCATAACGAGTTGCTCCAAGTCTCGCCGAGTCCCGTGTTGACGGTAAACACAAAATCGTAGGCGTGACCAAGCTCGTGGAGCACCATCCAATTTGTTGGCGACACTTTGATGTAATCGTCGAGGCTGGCGCTCGCGGAAGCTGTCCAAAACGGCCCATAATAGGAGCCACCGGGACCTCCAGCGTCGGCTTTTACAAAAGCGGCTTTGTTGGGTATATTTGAATCTATTGTGTCGGCGTAGGGATCCCCCACCATTCCACACAATGTGTCATAATAATTTATAATTTCATTGTAAAATTGGTAAAGTTCATATATGTTTGTTTCTAATACTGCGCTTTTACTAGCCGGCGGTACCAGTATACACACCAATTTTAAATATAAAACACAATATCCGGACGCGCTTTGACCATACTCGCTTTTGAAATCATTAACCGGTGTAATATTAAACACATACACGGGCAGTGGCGTGTATGGGCCGTCAAATTCAAAATGCACTTCGGCCAAAGAGTTTTTTTCACCCACCGGCCAGTCGACAAACGGCACATTTTCGTGCTCGTGTTCCACCTCCACCCATTGTTCGTTTATTAAATTTATTTCAAGTTCCGTGTTTCGATTGTTGTTCAACAAGCGCACAGTCACACATTTTGTCACGCCGGTGTTTGTGTAATCCGCTCTCACGCGAAACTTTGAGTTGGCCGGTAACAATACGCCCACTTCGGTGCGCCGRTGCCTTGCAAAAATCCAATTTTGATTGGATTCGAGCCACGGCGGCAATACGGTAGTGGGTACAATCACTTTGTACGACATAGTCTTATGGGTTAGATTTACTAATTAGATGAATAATAAGGTATGTCGCATCGACAATGCGAAACCCGCAAAATTACCACGTTCACTGTTCAAGCTGTTACCACACCGCACACGAGTTCCAATCACGGTCGCAGCCCAGTAGGAGTGTACATTAAATCAGGCGCTATTTTACGCGTTCGTCTTAATGATACATCGCCTGAGTACCCCGTTGTTTTGGAACTGATGAACAACAACCGTAACACTGAATCAATTGTAACGGTGCACACGCACATATCGCACAGCAAGGTTGTAGATTACGACAGCAATTTGTTTGTGCGCTGGATAAAGCGACCAGGTCGCTATTTTGTTGATATTGAAATTGAGGGTGATTATTTAAAATTACCCATGTACACGGGCCACTTGAYTAAATTCATTGAAGAATACGCAACTAGCGAATGCAAGTATGCTTTTCTTAATTTGGGCAAAATTGCCATGCTGGTACCGCCAGCCGACAAAGCCAACGTTATGGTATTAGATTTACAGGCCCTTGCCAAATATTATTCGCAAATTATACAACATTATGACACTGTATCAAATACAAATTACTGTGTGCAATTTTTYGTTAAAGCCGACATTGGTGGGCCAGGCAAACAATATTAYTCAGACGCGTTTATAGCCAATTGTGATGACACGTTAGGACCGTTTTTACAAACCACAATCACAAATTGGCCGGTGTTACATCAAATTGGTCACGGTTACGATCACACTTTTGCAAATCACACCTTTCTAAAGGAAGTTTGGAGTAGTGTTTTGGCGGACTCGATGCAATACAAATGGATGGACGCGGCCGAAAGACAAACACTACCCGCCATTTATGACGGAGACCAGCGCCAGTTGCTTGAAGCTCACATAATAACCGAGATAGAACAAAATACAATTTTTCAAAATATAGACATGTCGTTTAGAGTGATTCTACTTGCGTTTGTATTAAAGTTACACAAGTTTGGTGAAATAACTTGGCAACACATGTACGCACCCATAAACCAGACCTTAGACACATTTTTGCGTATGACACTACTATGTCCTGCAGATTTGTTAGCCTATTTTAACTTAATCTCACTCGACGTACCAAARTATGTAAACGTAGAGGACCAAGCGTATGCTTTGGCGTATCAGTTTTCAAACGCAGTGGCGCATTAYAAACCCTCGGTGTATCCTGCAAAATTTTTAGTCAACAATATAGATGCCGCCCATAATAATTTGCAATTAAAATTGTATTTAGATTCAAATTTGAGCTTGATAAGCGTGAACGATATAATTCAAGCCAAAATTACGTCTGCAAAAGTGACTATAGCGTGCATAATTGACGATGCTTCGCAAATAATTGGACAAACGTACAGTGTGTACAACGGCTCTACATTGGTTCAGCAAGGCGTCGTTCCTGAAGATCTTACCATTGTATGTTTACAAATTAGTCATGGTGTGTATATTTTACATCCACCTAGAGGTGTTGACAAAAGGTACAAAATTAAACTCGATACACAGTACACTCATTTAATAATCGACGGTATAAACGACGATAAACATACACTTGTTTACACACCGTACGAGTATAGTGATCTCTGTTACGACACTGGTCATATAATTTCTCCTTACAATGTTTATTGTGCAACTTTTTACATAGATTTTAATGCCAAATCAATTGTAATAAACGTATACGACGCCGATCCAGTTCCTACAAGTCCCAATTTACAATTTGTACGCTTGTCAATTAATGAGCCAAATGATTATTTTGACATAATGGGCACCGCCACTCCTTTAGGTAAACATGTTCTATATTTTAAAACAAATTCTATACTAACAATTGTTGCATCCGCACAATATTCGTCTTTAATTGTTTTCAACAATGAATCACTGCTCGAAAACGAATTAACACTTCTTGAACACTCGGTACAACACTTGCCGCGTGACGATTTCATTATCGAGAACATCAACAATGCCGCACAGTGGTTAAACAATCATAGCAAAATGTTGTTTGTAGAAAATGAGGTGAGAGACGATATTTATTTGGCGGTACAATATTTTCAAAATTCCCCTATATACGAAGATTTAGTGAGTGCGTTTCAACACTATTTTCCTCAAAATCTAAGACCAGATTACAATTATATAATTAGTTTTAACAACAATGCTGGCAGACCAGTAATTGTTTTAGTTTGCAACCCATTGACTCATGTGGCAAATTTAATTATATACACCGGATTGGTGAACAGCGTTTATGACTCTAATGTATATGTTGGAGTGGAAATTTTTACCGACGACGAACTTTTGTACTCCAGATATTTAACAGGCGACACAGACGTTGATAATCTCGTTAACTTAAATAACATAACTATACACAACGGCTCCGTTGTAAAACTAATTCACGCTCAACCACAGCACTTGCATTTGTACAAAAGCGATCAACTTCAAACCGTTACATTTGACGAGTTCAACACTATGGTTGTAATAAATTATCAATTCGTAGTACAAAACGCCACAATTTTTTAATATCGACCTTATTGCCCAAAAGTTTTGAAACATTGATAATGAGATCGATATTAAAATATTTGCCACAAAATTCTATAGAAACAAATTGTCACAAATTTTAATGCCGACCTTATCACCCAAACTTTTTTAAAAACTCATAATAAGTTCGATATTAAAATTTTATGCCACAAAGTTTTATATAAATAAATTGTCACAAATTTTAATGCMGACCTTACTACCCAAAYTTTTTAAAAACCTCATAATAAGTTCGACATTAAAATATTTGCCACAAAATTCTATAGAAACAAATTGTCACAAATTTTAATGTCGATCTTACTACCCAAACTTTTTAAAAACTTCATATTGAGATCGACATTAAAATATTTGACAATTGGTTTTACATAAACGTTGTGGTAAATATTTTAATGTCGATCTCAATTGAAAAGTTTTAAAACTTTGGGTAAAAAGATCGACATTAAAATATTTGCCACATTAAATTTGATAAATTATTTGTCAATATGATTAAGATTTAATAAAGATGCCGACAGAAATGCTTATTGTACTTGTGTTGATTGTATTGTGTATAATTTTTGCTTTGTCAATAAGTTTGTTTAATAACAACACTGTAACTAATAACAATGTAATATATAACAATTCCAGTGATTTGGAAGATTTGAAAAAATTTGAACATTATTATTTGTCTACGTTGTTAACAAAACACATACAAAAACCGGAAAAAGTAGCTAATCCTACTAGACCTTTTAGTAACGACGGCAACATGTTTGAAGGATTGCAACCGTGGTCGCTTCCGTCAGATTTTGGTATAGCAATGCACACTTTAATAGGATACGGTGTGAGATTTAAAACGCCGGACGATGTTTTATATGAGAATAGTTTATTAGCCGAAAATTTATGCAACGCGGTGTTAATGATATATAATCATTTGCCGTATCCCGCGCCTATAAATGCGGTACCATGGGGTTTGCAAACAGATTGGTACCATTTTAGTATCTATATGCCCGAATGCCTTCAAAACACTTGCATTGTGTTAAAAGGGTATTACGATGTGTCCTTGTTAGTGGAACATATTTTGTATCACTATTTACCCGAGCCAACGTTGTCAATGGGTTGGCGCAAAACGGCCGGTGATGCCATACGCATGGGCCTTCCCTACGCGTATGCTCAATTGTTGCGTGGCTATACATACAAAGATATTAGATTTGAGCCAGAAATGGTTCACATATTGAACATGATAAATTTTTCGTTGGTGCCCATTGGCGACGGAATTCATTACGACTACGCCTATTTTGAACGCAATGATGTGCGAACGTACGGCAATTTGTTAAACAGTTTTTTTACAATTAGTTATTACAACTTTTTGTTTGGCGACGAAGTTGTGCGCATGGACAATTTGAACGCGTCCATCAACTTGGTTGGTAGCCCAGCGGGATTCGTTCACCCGGCAATGTTGTCGCGTCAAGGTAGCAATTATTCTAATGTTATTGGGTCGTTTGTAGCGTACAAGAACGAAGCTGTGAGTGCCGATTTTAGCAAAATTTTAACCGTCAGAACCCCGCTATATTATGGCAGCGTTGTAGGACAAACTTCCGGCGTGGCCTACTATGAAGCGGACGAAAACAATAATTTGCACGCACCCTTATGGGCGATGACTCGAAAAATATGGGCTAATCAAGGCCGCGTAATTAATTATAAACCCGGAACGTTAGGTCTTGAATCGGGTGTTATATTAACGGTAAACACAAACGGAATGTGGAGTGTACCAACAACAAAATCAAGCCCCAGCAGTTTTTATCCTACTTTTGCCCAGACGGCTATTTGCACCACTGTTGATGCCGGGGTTATGGTGTCTCGAGTAATATTGGAAGAATTACATTTAGCCTATGATAGTTATACTTTGTACCATCCCAAAGGAATGTTACAATTGTACGATAAAATATTGTCGACGATGCCCATYGTTAACAGCGCCAGGTGTATTGTGTTAACAAAAGATTTGACCGTCGACACTCCTTGGGAGACGGCGAGTAACACGGCCACGTCTAATATGGTCACCGCTCGCCACATAAACATTGCAAACAATCCTAGTTTTTCAAATTTTTCAATTCGCTCTTTCAACCATTTAAATATGCAAACATTGGAACAATTAATTAGCGCAACGTCTGTAAACACAGGTGTGGGAATGTCGTGCTTTAGTTTGACGGTAGATACGGACGACGACGACACGCAAGTGTCGCGTGTTGCTGCGGACGCGTTTGTAATAACCACCGGTAGCTTAGAAGTGGCCGTGCAATTTCCTATGGTGGTGTTAAAAGATAATATATCACACCAAGTCACCATAAATGACGCCTCTAGTGACACTCGTAACACTCACGAAATATTATTCAGCAAGTTAAATAATGTGTTGTCGTACATCAATTTAAATGTTAAAAATTTATACTCTGACACTGTTAAACAACTAGAAGACAAATTTGTGTACCATAACACGCAGGCGAATCAATTTAAATTTGTCTTTCGTATGTAAAATTTGTGCCAAATTATAAATAAAAATGCGTGTCAYAAAATATTTCACACAATAATGTCTACTACAAATTTTAACAAATGTGTGACAGACGATTTTGATGTGCTATACCAATCAATTATGGACTATGGATTACAATTTTGTTTATCGTGCACGGCCCCGGAAATGTTGTACACCAATTTGAAAGAGTTGCAAGACCGACGCACATATTTGTGTTGTGCCGTCAATCTTGCCAATACAAAATGTGTGCTACACAACTGTGTAGTTGTAATTATTGGCACCAAATTGGATGCGCGATTTCGCAAAGGTGAGCAATGTCACGGCTTCGAGGGTACGTACATAATAGAGGGTCGTCATTTTTTCTTTCCAAACATAATGATGAACAACAACATATTGCTGCACAATTTTTTTGATAAGCAATATCCGCGAGACAAAAATATGCGCCGCATGTTTTTGTACGGCAATTATGATGAGGATAAAAGTGTAAATCGCGCCATTCAATTAGTCTACGATCGTCAAGATGACGTTTTGTACGTCAGGGATGTGTACGCCAAAGATTATATAGTCGATAGCGGAATTAACCAAGTGCTGAAGGACTACTTGAAAAGCAGCGGCAAATGGTCCGAAATGGATTTTGTGTTCGATTTTGACACATCCGACGACTATTTGTTTTCGGCTTTAAAAAAAATTATGAGCATAGATATAGATTACACTATAGATTCATTGTCCAACAAAATAATTTATAAACACGCATATTTACTTCGACTGGCTTACAATTGTGTTTTGTTAAAATACAATTCACAAGCAACAAATTGTTGCAATGATGGTGCCAAGAAAAAAAAGCCAAATTTTAATATTTTGTATGTAAACGAAAGCAAAAAAATTTACGACACCATCGTGTCAGGTAAATTGATACAAAGTGTGTCTAAAACGTTGAGCAAACAAAAAAAATACGATCACGATTACAATTCAAACAACAACAATTTGGAAGTGTACCCTTTAAAGTATCGCATAGGGTGTGAGGTGTTGCGTGTGGTTAATGAGAATTTGCAACAAGACATGTTGAAACACACAAAAGATTATGTCAAATTTGTGGATAGTTTTTTTCACGGCGAAATGACAGTGGCTGGTAAAAAATTTTTTTTGTGCAAAAATGTCGTGCTGCCCAACCTTGACTATAAATGCGTGGCCGAAAAATTTGGTGAACTAATAAAAAGAGGCCTGTTTGATTTATGCAAAAATTGCTGGAACGACAAAAACGTTGTCATGATATCGTTCAATAACAGACCAACCATTTTAAAATGCAAGCCAAACAATTTGATATACATATATTACGAACTAAAACGAGGATTTTTTCCAATCGAGTTAAAATTTGCCAAAAACATTCTATTCATTAATCATCACGAGGGTATGGTGATGCTCAAAAGAGTGGTCAAAGTGTACAATAACATTTTTATAAACACTTTGCAAACTCCCTACGAATATCACAATAACAATAGCATGGTCAATACAATGGACGACTTGGAATTTCAAGATGAAAATGACGACGTGACATGCCTAATGTCAACAATGATTCATTACTATTACGGTGATTATTTGCATATATTTCCATCGGTTCCTAATGCCAAATTAATAGTTAGTCTAACTAATTTGAAAAATGGAATGGTTGTGAATAGTCCATTAAAATTAAAAATACTCGATTGGCTACCAATGGGTTACAGTGTTTCGGTTGATGAGTCGATTCGATGTAACGACAGAATGTTTCGTTTGTGGACTATTGTGCGAGACAGCAAATTGAAAACTGCCGAAGATCCGTACATACCGCACAATTCACTACCAATTCGCGTGTACAACAATAAAGTTCACAAACTCCGCGGCAAATTAGATGTACCGGACTCGTTTTTGGTGTACCGCAAATCGTGCAACGGATACAACACCATGAACGTGCAAGGCGGTCACAATTTGTGCATCTTCGGTACAGTGGTGTGTGGTTCAAAAATAAACTGGTCGCATGATGGGAAAAAATTTAAAATTGAATATTGCACTAACAAATCAAATCATGTGTATAAAATTTACATGTATTACCGACGCGTGCCGGGGTTAGTGATTGAAATGTTATCCAGTGAAATTAATCAAATTAAAGGGGACGAATTTAATTTGCAAATTCAGCTAATCACYAGCGTGTCAGATTTGGAAGGTTTAAAAATATGCGGTATCCACGGTCAGAAAGGTGTTTTAAACGAAGCGGAGGATTTATCTAAATGGGCGTCCGACGACGGAGTGCACGCTCAAATTTGCCTATCGCCCATTTCCTTTTTGTCCAGGCAGTCTAATTTTGATAATTTACCAACTAAATTGTGTTATGTTAACGGTAGAGTGTATCCCATATATCTTATACCTTACATGTTCTTCAACAACACACCGGATAACATTTACAAAGAATTTATAGGTCGCAGTATTACGGGTTATGAAAAATTGGAAGGAACACGTCTCGATCAATGGAGTATAAATCAGTCGTTTATGGGAAATCGTTTACCCGAGGGTTTGCATTGTGTGCGCAACGGAAATAATACACTGCATAATTCTGGTCAATATAATGTATTTAAAAGTTTATTGTACAGCAACAACATAAATGTCGTGGATGTTATTTAGTGAAGCCAATAAACTCTTTTTTCAAATATTTTAATAGGTTTCACAAATTCCATGCCCGTGTAGTCAAACACGTCGACGCCATATTTGTTTTCAATGATACCGCACACGTTGACGTCGCGTTGTAATTTATTGCACCACTCGAATCTACACTGAAAGTCATATTCCAAACGATGCAAACTGTGTATCAACTTTTTGACGGTTTCGGTGTCTCTGTCGATAATTGCTTGGTACAAATCGTAAGTGAGTGATAATTTTCCAAACTCGGCCGGSTTTCTATAGTCGTATTCGTATTTGTACCGTGGAGCTTGATTATTATTTGCATAGCTAGATCCTCTGTGAAACGTCAACGCTATAGGATTGGTGATGTTGTAATCTACACGACGCTTTGGTAGAGCGTATTGATGAAATATGCTCATGTACAAAATGACAATTTGTACATATTGGGCGTGTATAAAATAATGATTTGTTTCGTCTTCAATTCTAATGTGTACATTGTGCCAAGGTTTAAAAAAAGGTTTTGTTTTGTCCAAAAACGTGGCGTAATTTTCCACATAACTACTAAAACTATTATAGTGTTTGTCATAATGAAGCGCTTCATGATACAAATATAACACGTCAGGGTCCGTGTACGGCAGCAAATAATGTTGGCTTTTGTTTTTCACCAATGACAAATTGTAAGTTTTTTGTATCTGGCAATCCATGTCCATTAGTAACACATAATTCTCTTGCACAATGTTGCTGTTAAGTATAAAATATAATTTCATGTAGTCAATTTTGTTTACAACATGATTTAATCGTGCAATATTTTTGGCACCCGAATAATTTTTGAAATTTTTAAATATCACTGGGCCATCTGTTGGTATAGTAACGTTTGATTCATCTTCTAAATAATACAACACATAATATTTATAGTATTGCGCGTGATACAAAATGTTGTGCCACAACGGATACTTAWGTGTATTAAATATAAATTTGTCTTTGTTATACCACACAGACACCAATGCAAAATCCATCTTGTGTAGGTAACAGATAAAGCAAAACTACATAATTTATAAAAAAAAATTTATTATATAACAACGATAAACGTTATCAATCGATAATAAGTAAATCTTGAGAAGCGTACACGTTATCCACGTCGGACATTTCCGATATACAATTCGTTGGAATTTTGTCCATTAGCCGCAACCCTTTGCAATGTGTAACTCTACTAAGAGCCACATAAGCTTGTCCTTTTGCAAAAATGTTTAATGGATGCACAATTAAATTTTTTACAGTCATTCCTTGCGCCTTGTGTATGGTGACCGCCCAAGCGTAACACATTGGCAAACCGGTGACCACTTTGACCGTTTTATATGTATCTGTCTCAAAAGCAACCTCAACCATGCTGACTCGTTCTTTAAAACCATCAGATTCGCGTTTCACTAATATGCCATTTTCGTTGATATCCACCACCGTGCCAATGTCTCCGTTGCAAAACGACAAACCTTTTAAATTATGCGTAATCATCACTCGTGTACCAACACAATACTTTAGTCCATCCCTAAAAATTGACCACTCTTGTTTGGCACCGTATACTATTGAACCGTTGTGCAATTGTCTGGACTCGTGACGCGAATTTATTTTTAGCAAATACTCTAACAATGTGTCTTCACTAAGTGTTTTGATGTAAGCGTAACATTTAGAGTTTATGTAATCCGCTTCTCGGTGGGTGGGCACCAGTGAAGTGCACTGAGATTGATCCTCAATAGTTATTTCGTGATCCGTTACCTTTTGATCAAAAAATTSTAAACACCTTTTGTCGCCTTTGCGCAGCATATTAAGCGCATCAATAAAATCCWMTTCAGATTGCCGCATGTTAATTGTCAAATGATACAATTGTAGAGATTTCCAAATGTTAGCGCGATAAGGTGGAAGCTGGCTGCATTGTTGATCGGTAATTGGTGGTARTTGGTACAGATCTCCAAATATTATTGTGTTCACACCCCCAAAGGGTAAATCAATTTTTGTATTGTTCTTYAAAAATATGTCAATATTGTCGAGCATTTTAGCAGGCACCATAGACACCTCGTCAATAATCAAATAGTTTGGGGCTCCCGCGTTTTTGTTGTAGCGATTGAGATTACATTTTAAATCAAACCCAAATTGCTTGTGAATAGTCAATCCGTCGACATTGCGAGCCGCTAGATTTGTATAGCTCACAACCCATACGATTTTTTGATTAGTTACAAAATAATGTCTAAGCGCTTTCAATAATGCACTCTTGCCAGTACCAGCGCTTCCGGACACAAAAATTGGACTAAACGACACCCGGTTTGTGACATAATCAAATATGCATTGTTGTTGCTCGTTTAATAATGTGGGCGCTTCTAAACGACATATGCGGCGCGTATTATCAATTTCGTTTGCTTGACGCTTTGCTGGTATATCCAAATTRTCACTATTGCGTTTCATAGTAAAATAAAATATTCAATATGTATAATATGTACACGTTTATTAATAACGATCGCAATCGTCTGAATGGGCACAACCTAAAATTAAATCTTTTATAAAATGTTCTTTAATCTTATCAACGCTGTCTACAACCACAATACCGCAGCAATAATATTGTAAACACGAATTATTTACAAACACGTTRAATTTGGCCAGTTCCATTGTTAAAGTGGCGTCCAAATTCAATTGAGACAATGAATCGACCCTGCTTTGTAGTGTTAAAAAATTGCGATGTTTGATGTCGGCATATCTTACGTTTCCGTGTTTAGGATTACATGTGCGGTGCTCGTCCAGTACGCTGCTTACGCCGGTTTCGATCTCAACAAATTTTTTGCAAAAATAACATTTGATGCAACCGTTCCAATTGTAAAATCCGTCCCTGGCCAATTTTTTGGCAATATCTGGTTTAATTTGCGGCAAGCTGACAAAAGACATTAGCCTGTTGCGCTCCATCACAAACTCTTGGTGTTTATTGTTTTCTTTGAGGCATTTTGCCAAATCGCACTCTTCCTTTTCGCGTAAGTCGTTGATCATCTCTTCGTCTTTGTCCACAAAATGCACCTCTTCCGTAAGTCCTATTTTTACCACGTAAACGCCTAACACCGCACCCGTGACATACATTTGGGCCTGCATTTGTCTGTAATGATCGTTTTTTTTCTCCACCCTCACCTCCATGGGTCCTTCTTTGTTRATGGAAAAAGCCGTGTTGGGTATCCTGTAACGCGGTTTGTTGTTAAAGCCCCTTCTGATCAACTCTAGTGTTGTGTTTCTGTACGTGTACGGACATTTGATTTCCACAACAACAATGTCGCCCGTCTCAGTCACGTAATAAGCGTCCGGCGAAGCGCTATACAATCCAATTGGTGTAATAAACATACCGCAATCGAGCACCATTTGCGTGACTGCACAATCAAGTTTTTCTTCAATTTTTTCTTGTATGGCTCTCATCAATAGTAGGTTCTGTTTTACAACTTTTTCCTGTTCAATACCATAGCGTATGGCTTCGTTTTTATCCGAAATAAAATTGCAGCACCCAGTGGCGTTTGAAGCGGTCTTTCTGTTCAATCGCAACACTTCCCATAGTGTGTTATCGCTTTGGCCTCTTGTTGCGCGCTCCAATTCAAAAATTTCTTCGCGCGTATTCACATGCCCCGGCCTTAAGTTTGCTACGTAATTGCTATAACTGTATTTATTACACAATTGCTGTTCATATTCGTTCATTGCTAATTTACAATTGTCCATTGTGTGCTCCGATTAAAAACTTAATGAATTTGCATTTGTTGCAACCTCGTATATATATTTGACGTGAAATATTTTAAAACCGCACAATTATAACACGCTAGATTGCTCGTTGCCATCATATTGCAACAATATGTTGTCTTTGCAACTGCTGAGTGTTGGTGCTTTGTTGTCATGTTATTGTATAATGGCAGAAAGTATTGATAGCGAATCGTCAATAGCTGTTGGTACAGGTTATACTTTGCAGTACAACACAGATACGTTTGTCTATCCCCGTCAATTAGATCATAACGCGCCAATAGTGTCCATTTCAAAATATGAAAATCACACATTTTTTTTATATTTTGACCGCAAAGTTAAAAAATACTACATGCGTGATGACACATGTAGATTTTTATGCCTCAATCCTTGTGGTGTCGCGTACATGTCCATTGTGCTGGTCAAACATCATTGTAAATTTCGCATAGAAGCCAATGACGAACGCATGTATCGCATTTACGTACCCAACAGCGCGCACTCGTACAAAAACGCATATTATCGTTATATCACTTTTAACGCTACACTCAATCTAGTTCAGGGAAGTATTTACAACACAGATTTAAATAGTGTACCATATGAATTTAAATTGTCACCGACATTAACAAATCAAAAAACTTGTACAAAAATAGCTAAAATAGCTGCCATAAATTTGGATAATTCAAATACATCCAGATGCGAAATGCCCAAGGTTTCTGAGATCACAACCAACGAAATAACCAAAGAAATTAAAGTGTATTCGAGCAATCGATTTTTTTACCACTTGAAACTAGCCAACGGATACGTTACTAACGCCGGCACATTAGACCCAATAATGGGAGATCACACAAGATTCCATAAAGAACAACTGCTAAACGACACTCACGTGTTTCGTAACACTGACAATTGTAAATATTTGTGTATGAATATGTGCGGTAGGGTGTACATGTCAAAATTATTTAAAACTGATTGTCTGATAAATGTGTTGGGAACTACGGTGGCCAACAATGTGTACATTCAATTTGAACGCAAAAAAGATTATCTAATTGTGGACAACCAAGGCGTTTTGGCAAATTCGACTAAACGTGTTCACAATAATGTGGTACAAATGGAAATGACTGAAAACTATGTATTGGATGGGTACGACAAAAAATGCCAAATGATCAACACCAATGTAGAAGATGACGACGACGACGACATTGACGAAGAAGAATGCTCTCAGCCAAATTTAATTGGTAKTAACAGTTCAACAACAACGCAATTCGATATATCCCGTTCGATATTGCCCACGTTATTGTTYTATTTCGTTTTCAATAAAAACGGACAAATAAACGTAGCTTTAGAAATTGAAAATTTGGACTAAAAAAAACAAATTTGTGTTATAAACATGTTGTTTTATTTACAAGTATGTACAAATTGTGCTATTTTTCAAACGGCTTCATAATTATRTGCCTGTACAAATAACAATAATATCCAACGAATCCAAYTAAAGCTATAAATAAAAAGGTGCATATGCAGTGGCATATTTTGACACAACACCTACAACCGCAACCTCCTTCGGGATCGCCAAAATTTTCGGTAGTTTCAATATTGTCCAAACAATTATCACAACAAAATCCCATTGATACAATAATGTTGGGGTGYATTCTTGAAATATATTTAAAATCGGTTTGTTTGTTGCACGTGTGTTACCATTGTTTTGTATAGTGTCTGTTTTGCCACGACATGCCCGCGTCCGACTTTAGCCAATTTGTGTAATCCTTTTGCTTGTTTTGTTTGGCGTACTCGTTATCAATCACTTTGTCCACCAAATTACCCATGTTCAAATTGGTGGTGGTGTTGTTACTTTTGTAACATTTACATTTATTATAATTGTAAAAGTCYTCTCTACAAGTATTAGTAGATGCGTCGCGATACATGACTTGTTTGTAGTTACCAGACATTATTGGCTATGTGTAAACTAGTTGTGTTAACTGTGCGTTACACATTGTTAGTTTTATACTGGTTAAAAGGTTAAAAAGGTTAACTTTTAATAATTAATCGGTAATGATAACATTATCCAAAACAAAGGGGGAACAATTGTTGATGTCATTGTAGTACCAATTGTTGCGCCGTAAAGACATGTCGTTCAAATGTTTTGTTTACGTTTACAACAAATTGTTGCAATTGACCACAAATACGGAAATCACTGCATTATTGGCCAATATGAGGGATAAGCACAACGTGACCTTGGATGACATGCGCATGTGGTTGTGTTTGTTGGTGGCGCTTTCTCAAAAACGTCGAATYTCCGACAAGCAYCTGTTGACGGTGTTTTGCAAAATTGAAACCCCACACATTGACCGTAGCAATTTGGCCGAAGCTTTCAAACKGCACGGTGTACCCGAAACATGTGCCAGCGTTATTAAAAACAACAATCCGTGCTCGTTGACGGTGACCGATGCTTATTTTTTTTTCGAGAAATTRAAAACGATAACCACCAAATCGTCAACACTATTGGCGCATTTTAAAACTATAATTCACAAGTGTGATAAGGAGGACGTTAAAAATTTAATCACATTTATCAGAGACAGCGGTCGAAATAGACGGGTGTTATGTAAAAAGCGTAACATTCAATTGTTCAAACAGGTGCTCGGTAAAAAAAGCATGAAAACAATTAACAATACAGCAACGGCTACAGTGATTGCAGGCAAACCTGTGGACGTGATGTTAGCGTTGCCGTGTAAAAATTTTAATCAATTTAATTACACAAATTATTGTGTTGAAATCAAATATGATGGAGAGAGATTGCAGGTGCACAAACTAGACGACGACACTATTGCTTGTTACAAAAGAAATTTAAATTCTCACACAAAATGTCTGGTTGAACTTATGCCATATTTGAAGAGCGCCCTACGCAATGTGGACACGATAATTTTGGACGGCGAACTAGTGAACGGAGACGCGGGTTTTGTAGCCTTTGATGTATTAATGTACAATGGCAAAAATATGATGAACGTGGATTTGAAAACGCGAAAACGCGTGTTGGCTGAATGTGTCGAGAGTAACGAACGAATTGTGGTCATTGAATATCACGAATGTAACAATAAATCATTGGTGGTCGATTTAATTTATCGATATTTAAAAGAAGATGTGGAAGGTGTGGTGGTCAAAGATTTGAGCGCGCCTTACGAGTGCAAAAAGAAAAAGTGGATAAAAATCAAAAAATCCTATTTTGAAAACGTGTGTAGCGCCGATCTAGTGGTCGTGGGTGGTTGGAAACCGAACAAGGAAAAACGAATAGTCATATATTTGGTGGCGAGTCCTTACTACGATTACACACAAAAATGTTGGAGGTTTGTGGCGGTGTCCAAGGTAAAAATCGCCAAACATAATATGGAGGATTTAATGAGACCCGTTGACCAGCCGCCCGATTGGTTGGTGCTGGATACGGATATAAAACAACCGCCAAACATGGTCGCCATTTCACCAGAATCGATGCCGGTGTGGGAATTGCAGGGCGATTTTATTAGATCGGCATCCAACAAAGTCTCCATACGTTTGCCGCGTTTCATTAGAATTAGAAATGACAAAAATTTCAAAGACGCCACTCGAATGTTCGAATTGAAAATTTTGGCTAACATTCTACACCAACCCCAGTTGTTGAACGATGAGATTTTAGTAAATTGTTTTCTAAAAGACAACATCAAACACAAGGCGATCGTTTGATTTATTGTATACTGTCAAGATCGCTCTCCGACTTTAACAGCATAATGTTTGAACGCGCCTCTTTCCGGGCCATGACGCCTTTTTTACCAATCCAAATGTACTTGTAATCGGGTAGTTTGCTTCTGACTTTGTGCAACAACAATTTGTATTTAGTGGGCGCTGCGGCAAATATCTTTATTTTAGCATCGACAACGGTCTCGGGAAAAACGTCGCGCGCCTTTAGCCGCGCCTCCCGCGATCTCCTCTCCCATTCGTTGACCAGCCGGGGATTGCGCAATTTTACCAAAACACCGTTTCCTTTGACATTTACTTCTACGACATCGGTTTCGTTGAGATTCATAGCTCTAGCCAGCCGAGTCACGTTTGAAGCGTGGTTACATGAAACGTCTTTGATGCCAAATATTTCCACGCTACTGTCCAAGTCATATTGCATGATAAATAAAACACCTTATACATTGTAAATTGTGCGTTTCATTTATTCAACTAAAATGGTCCAATAGATGAACTGGAAACAAAAAAGAAGAAGGGATATGACTAATTTCACCAATACACAAATGATTTTGTTTGTAACAAATTTTAAAGTCTTTTAAGTATAAATTAAGAAATATCACCGTGTTGTGGTATATATCGCCACCACAAAATTTAACCCGTCCATGACTGGTGATGTGCGAATTTAGACCGTCCAAAGCCCTCTCCGAAACAGTGTTCACATCATAGAATTCGGTTTTTCTATATTTTTCTGTGCTGTTAACCAAATTTTTGCTACCTTTTGCACCAGATTCCACTATACTTTCAAAACAACCAGTGTACTCTTTAATTTCGTGCTCTTCGCACACCATTTCTTCGGCGTCTATTAAATTTTTAAGCGCCACAAACAAAAGAGTGGCAAAATTAGAACTGAGCATTAATGCAACGTCGCGAAGTAAACATTCCAACCGTACACTCAGATTGTGGTGTTTAGTGTTCAACCACAATTTATACGCAATGGGATAGCGCGCCAACAGCGCGTCCACTTTATCAATGTTTTTGTGCAAATAGTATATTTGCTGCGAGACAAAGGCCAATTTATTTTTGTCAAAACATATGAAACTAAACACGGGGTCGCAGTACAATAACGATTCCAGATCAATTAAAGAATTCGGATACGGTAAATAAGTGATGACCTCTTTGTCGCCGTCGCAGTCACGATTGGCTCCAACAAAAGTACCTAAACCAACTTTTATATTCCAGTTATATTCTTGAGTGTCATGCGCGACAACTCTTGAAATTTGAGTGGACAACTGTGAAATATTAGGATGACGTGTATTCCACACTTTAATGTTGCTCAGCTGCCGGCCAAAATATCGTTGTATCGAAGAACGCGGTGGTATAATTTCGTTGATACCATTAAAGCACTGAACGCTTGCATAAAAACTGGCAGTGTTTAAAAATGTCGAGTATAAATGCTGGCCAGCGTATCCGTTTTTGTTTTGAATCAAATCTTTGAGCAAACCTTGAGCCAGCAATATTTTTTGCATACACCCCCATATATTGACCAATCCGCCTTCTTTTTTGCTATTAAATTTTTTGTTTAAAAACACCAAAAAATTGTGATCCCACAGCGTAAAATTGGGCAGTATCAAATAATTAATATCGTCTGTGAATTTGTTAATTTTTAATTTTCTCAAATACACATTATCCTTTATGTTTGTGACAACAATGTTGTTGCATAATATGACACGCGCCAACAATCGGGTGTGATCGTTGCTCTCGAAACCGTCTTGATACACATTGATCAGTTGGCCAATGATTGAATTGTAAAAACCGCATTTGCTCTGTTTAAGGTCAGACAATAAATCGCGTACGAACCTACCAAACCTTTCGCATGTCATTTGCACGCAATTGTCAATTTTTTCAACGTCCGTCAAATATTCAATTCGAATCGCCGGTTTATTTTCAAACATTACCTCCATCATGTTTTATAAATTTTCGACAAATAAAAATTGGTAAAATAGAAAAAATAACACCACATTTTTACGTGTAAATATATTACACTTCCAAGGTGGATAACTGTTTGACCGGTATGTTTATCTTCAGCGTGCCACTGACGTACATTTCACACACAGGGCATTCGACAACAATTACGGCACACCCACTGCAAACGCACAAATGATAACACGGTAATAATACACATTGAATAAAATCTGACCTACAAGCCACGCATTGGGGTAATCGCCAGTGGCTTTCGTGTAATATCACATTTAGTTGAGGTGCGGATGATAATATTATAGGCTTATCAGCACAAGACGTTTTATTTAATAACACTACATTGTTATCATCATATTGTGTTTTGTGTTGCTGTTGCCAATTGATAGCAATGAACGGACACTTATTGTTTTGTTCATAGTGCCGTTGCCATGGTGAATGATGGGGCCACCAATCTTTAATGCGCTCACCGCATACGTAGCACACTGCCACATCGCCAACGTTGCTGTAATACAAGCCGTTTAAACACATTTCAAAGGACAAGTGTTGCAACGAAGCAGGCCATTGCTGGAACGTTTTTAATCTGTCCTCCATTTTGGCTAGATTCATATTTAACAATTGCTGATCTTCTCGATTAATTTGTTGCGTGTTAACATAATTTGCAGGAACTATCAAGTTTTCGTATATGAAATTGCACTCGGGCGAAATTCGTTTGTGGTCTATCAACGGGTCAAACGTGTGTTTGGCGCTAATGAAGCGTTGCAAAGTTAACGAACAGTACGCGCATTTTATTTTATCCTCGTAGCCAGTATAATAAAATCCTAGAAGCGCAAGACGTTCCGGTCTCAACAAACTGTTGTTATTGTGACACCACACGTTTGCGTAAGAGTCCAAGCGTTCTCGATACGTTTTCATAACAAACAAACTCACAAGTACTCACAAAACCTTTTAATTATATATTATATAAAAAATTTCACATTAAGCGCTCACATAACAACGAGTAAATAATTTTTTGACAAAGCAATAATCACAAATGTTTGCGCACACAAACCAATACAAATCACTYGTTTTAACACACATACGATTGCTATAATGCTTAAATGATGACGTTAAATTCAATAGTTTTACACATTTGTCACACACTTTGTGCAATAGTCTGATATCAGCGTAAAAATTCAAATCCACCCACACGCTATTGGTTTTAAAATCGTCCATCGCCCTACCGCCGTAAATGATTATGGCGATGTTGTGGTAAAAATTGTTGGAGAACACATGACGTTGCCAATCAAAAGAATCGCTGGAAATTGATAAATAGTCAAATAATTCCAACAGGGTTTGTAGCGAGTTTCTGGCTCGTTGCAATTTATTGATGCGACAGTACTCGTGCTGCACTTTTTCGCGTATTTTATCTTGATTTATTTTAAGTTTTTTCGCCGCCACCATTACGTTTAAAATGTCGATTATTTGTTGGCGTTTTTGTTTGATTTTTATAATTTTGTCCATTTTTAACTGAGATTGGCAAACTACTAAAAGCGGGATATGCAACAAAATTAATCTCGCTTTTTGTTATCAAACCCCTCCCAAACGATACAAGATAACAATATTATTATAAATACAATCATCACGGCAAAAGGATTAACTATTTGATTGTTAACGGTCGGATAAAAAGGTGGTCTCAAGGCTCTTAGTAAATTTTCGTCCACTAAGCCCAATTGTCTATTTTTGAGACTGTAATAAATTGGCTGTTTGTAGTCAAAATATTGTAAATTGGATCTACGTAAATGTGTACGATACGTAAAAGGTGTACTGTGTAAAGCCAATATTATAATATCGTTCCACGCTTGTTCGCGATCCCTAGGCACCACCTCAATATAATCTTCTTTGGTCAAAATATCTTCTTCTACAATTCTCCATTGGTACTTTTGCAATATGGCTAAAAGGGCGTCGGAATCTATTTGCATGGATGTAGCAAAAATTGCCCGGCTCGAAAACGTCTTTTATGAAAAAGTGATTAGCAAAAGCTGTTGGCGTATGAACAACAAAGAATACTATCGTATTGTGGCAAATCACAACAACAAGAGTCTAGACAGAAGTGTGTTGGATAAAAATATTTACGAAGAAATTAATGTTAACTCTACTTACAAGTTTACGTATCAGAAAATTAATAGATTGTTTTACATAGTTGCCTATGAATTGGTTGAAACGTCCAAAAATGATGACTTGTATTTGAGTGTGACCACTGATGATTTTGAGAATGAGAAACAAATGCGATTGTACGTGTATATTGTGTGCGCGTACGAAGCGTGTGACTACGGCAATAACACTTTTTCCACCATAAAAGTGTGCACTATTATTAAAAAAGATGATCAGTTTGTGCAATGCGACCTGATAATAAACTTAACTAATTTGACCACTTTTGACATTGAACTTCACGACGACAACAAAACTCGCGTCACCAAAGCCCTGAAACGCCTATATCAATTACAAAATGAATGGTGTGTGGTGAGCGTGAGCTGCTTAAAAACTATTGTGTACAACAACGTTTACTATAAAATGTTGTTACAGCCTGAAACCAAAATTGAAGACAGCGAGCATGACGGAGAAATTCATGCTGACAAACCCACTAACGATTACCCCAATATATCGTATCAGCAAAAAATTTTTTCATGTTACGAAGTGTCGAGTTTGAAATGTGAACTATCCGACTACGTGAACAAAAATACGCAGAAAGTAAACAAGTTTTTTAAGATAACCATAGAAACACCTGGTGTCGAGAAGCCGATAAAAATTGAAACAACTGCTTTTATTAACAATGCAAAACAGGAAGAAAGTAAAATTGGTTTACAAGCTGTTGATATGAATATAGCAAATAACGAAAAAGTTTTTGCTGTGGTCCACAACAAACCGGGTAGTTCGAACAACTGTTTAGTTTCAGTTTTGACTTACTCGGAAAAAGAAAATGATTTTTACAGTTTGTATTGTTAATTTATATTGTAAACAATTATAATAATCTACCTGTGTACAATCAAATTATGTGATTTATTAATAAAAATAATGTGTTTAACTACTCTTGTGTACAATCAAATTATGTGATTTATTAATAAACATAATGTGTTTAACTAAACAATGAAGTTTCTTGTTCTGGCGCATCCATGAATTCGCGTTGTTTGGCTAACAACAATTTAAAATCCTCGTCCAACCCTTGATATTCAGGATTTTCTTTTAATTTGTCCAATCCCACATTGGTGCAAGACAAAAACTTACTGTATATAGGCCAATCTTTGTTCTTTTTGTTTTTGACTGTAATTTGGGATATTAAACGATTTAAATCATCTTGATTATTGACACCATACAATTTATTAATATTCCATGTCAGAGTTTTTTTAGCAATTTTTGAGTTTAAATTACTTGCACCAGGCGTCGTGTCCAATTTGTGTTTTACTGGTAATTTTAATGTTTTGCTGACAATTATTTTAGGAGGTTCRAGCGTTGCACTGTTGCTTTTATTTTTTTGACTCAAAGCCGAAATTTCATAGTTGCACAAGTCGATGGTTTTGTTTTGTTCCGCTATTGTGTTTTGCGCACTTTTTAGTTCTTCAGTAACAGCTTTTAATTTGTCTACAGCAGTGTTCAACTCTAGTTCTAACCTATTTAGCTCACCTTTTTGTAAATTGTACAACCTGTCGGCAGCGTCGACATTTTCATCGTTTTCATTTTTTATCTTCTCTAACTCTTTGTTTAAATCCTCTTTGTCTTTATGTACTACATCTAGTTGCAACAAAAGAGCGTCGTTTTGTTTTTTCAATTTTTTATTTACATCTTGCAACTGCGAATTACTGTCGCAGTCTTGTGCATTGATCAACTTTAAAGACTCAATTTCTGATTTTAACATGAGATTTTCTTTGAACAAATTGTTAAATTGAGATTGCATATTGTCTAAATTTTTAGAAATATCAATATTTTGCGCCTGCAAAAACTTATTGTGTTCATCGGTTTTTTGTAGACGTTTATGTAACTCTTCCGCCAGTGTTGTTTGTTGCACATAATGTTGTTGYAAAAGTGACAATTCATTGTTAATTTCTTCCATTTTGAGCGAATGCTTTTCATTTAATACACGAATGTTTTCTGAGTGCTCTTTATTTAATAACACTAAACGGGTGTCGTTATTATTTTCAATAGTTTTATGTTGCTCTTCAATATATTTTAATTGAGCAGCTTGCTCTTTAATAGTGTCTGTTAGTTCTTTAATTTGGCCAAGCAACACGGTCTGTTCGCAAGACACGCGTTCATTGCTGTCATGCAATGCTTTTGATTCGGCGGTGAGCCGATCAATTGTTTGTTGTAATAAATTTGCATGCTCGTTTTTTTCCAACAACATTAATTCTAAACGCGCAACCTCATTTTCGCTTGTTTGCTTATTTTGCAAAGCCATGTACAATTTTTGTTCATACTCCACTTTACAACTACTAAACGACGCCATCAATTCTGCCGCCCTGGCCTTGCTCTCCATCAAATCTTTTTCCAAATCTTGCATTTCACGATTCATAGCTTGCGACTCTTCGTACACGTATTGTTTTTTATGACGCACCTCTGTGCACAGCTTTAATAGAGTTGCCGCCGATTGATCGTGGTCGGGATCAAAATCGGGATGGGCGTTTTTTAAAACAGCATAACACAAATCGCGCACAGCTGCAGCCAGCACGCACGCATCTTCTCGCTCAATGTTTTGCAGTCGCCATATTTTTAAAAATATGTCCGGCTGTTGTTGAACCGCGGCGGCAACATGGTGCTCTTCGTGGCCACCAATGGCGGCCGATTCATATTTATAATTGTAGGTGACTTCTTTTTTGCGACAGTCTTTTAGAGCTGTTATCAATAAATTATCGGTAGTGAGTGACGTATTAATTAAGTCGGGTCTAAAGCTGAATATAATGGAACGTAGCGCATAATCGTTGTCATTTGTGTTCGCTTGCTTGCTCACAATTGTTCTAATTAAATTGTGTACCGTGTGAGGGTTAACGTCAACGCCTTTGTAACGAGTTAGCATCATGAGCGATTGCTACGACGAATTTGACCTGGACGATTTTATAGAATGTGGCGGCGAAACACCCACCGCAGCGGCTCCGGCCGGTTTCAGAATTTGCACGGACGTTATGACCGAAATGAACAATATATTTGGCAGGCAAAGTTTTTCGGTACGACCAACCACCGTGTACCGTATAACAAGATTACACTACGACAATCAGCATTTATATATTTTTTTGACGGGAGTCGGCAACGTTCAGTTTTATTGTAAAATGTTTTGCCCAATTTATTCGTACAAAATGTGCACCACTAATCACAAAGTGCGACAATGCAAAAATGGGGGCTGTAACACCTACAAAAATATGGTTGTCACCGGCTTAAAAAGCTACGATTGCGAACGTGTGCATGTCATCAAATTCCCCAGAACTTTGGCCAACGCCAACGAGAAATATCTACTTGATGAGTTTTGCAATGACGTAAATCGAGTACAAATGCAATATTGTTTATATGAAGGGGATTGTGTTAAATTTAGAAACGAGTTAATTGTTGACACAAATGGTTGCTGCCTAAACGTTTGCATGAGTGATATTACAAAAGTTTCAGTTGATGAGCTAACAGAATCTATAGAAGCGATAGTGGCGTCATACGATTTGGAAACGTACACCAACGGTTTTCAATTGTCCAACGCCGATACGGACCCGATAATTACGATAGCTTTGACTGTCAAAAGGCACAACGCCCCATTATTGCGTTACTGTTTGATCAATAGTGCAAAACAACCAGATTTGAACGATCCTTATTCACAAGTGGACAATGTCGACGGTGAAGCTGTGATAATTCCCTTTACCAATGAACGCGACATGATTGTTACATTTTACAAAATGCTCGCGTTGGCCAATGCCGACGAGATCATAGATTACAATGGTGACAATTTCGATTTGCCGTATTTGATTAAACGAGCGCAAATATTAAACTTGAACCCAAACACGATCCGACGTTACGATCTACCACCAACGAGTTACAAAGTGTACAARATAAATACAAAGTTTGGATATGGCTTCAATTCTCACTCCATGGTATATTACAATCACGTGGAYTTGTATCAGTACATAAAAAACACGGTGGACGCTTCGAAAATGGAAAACATGAAATTGGACACGGTGGCCAATTTTTACTTGGGTGTGGGAAAAGTTGAATTAAGCGTCAAAGAAATGATGCAATTGTACACAGAGAACAAATTTGGAAAAATTGCCAAATACAATATTCGCGACACGGTACTCCCTGTAAACATCTTTGACAAATGCCAAGTGGCCAACAGGCTGTACGCAGACTCGTCAATTATGAGCTTGTCACGAGACGATTACTTGAAACGTATTTCGCACCGCATTAATGTGGCGCTTTTCGATAGAGCTATCAAAAATAAAAATGCCRACGGCGAGAGTGATCCGTATTTTTTTAACAAATTTGATTTGAACMAAATGGTTACAAGAAAACAAGCCGCCGCGCCCGATTCGGACAGTGATTGTGACGACAAAAAAAACGAAGGCGATCCCATGGATTTGACGACATTATTGAGGCGACGAGTGCCGGTACATGAAATTCCCGCAAATGCAGTCAAACTGTGCCCCTTAAAATGCAACATAAAATACACAGGCGGTATGGTGCTATCACCCGTACCAGGATATTACGGACTGACGTTTACTTTAGACTTTTCCCAATTGTACACCAGTATTATGATCGCTGAATCTGCATGTTTGTCCAATTTGTTTTTTGGCTCGGACGGATATTTGTATTTGCAAAAAAACAAGAACGCCATTGCCACCAAATTTTTATTGGAGCAGGCGGGAAAACGGGCCGAATGGAAGGGCGAAATGAAAAAACACCCAAACACCTCGTTTATGTACTTTTTGTACGATTCGTGGCAGAATGCCGCTAAACTTAATTGCAACTCTAAATACGGTTGGTTCGGTTTGTTTTGCAAGGCGTTGGCTAATCACATTACTTTTATCGGGCGGCAAAATTTGGCGGAAGCCAAAAGCAAAATAGAGGCGTTGTCCAACAATAAAAAAATCATGGACAAGTGGAATTTGTCCAAAATGACGTTAAAAGTGGTGTACGGAGACACAGATTCGACGTTCGTCAATATAGAATTGCACGAGCAAGAGTTGCAAGCAATGGGCGACGCTAAATTGCGTCAAATGATTATGGAGGATGTGGTCGGGCCCGTTAACGACGGATGGTGCGGCGATTACAAAATGGAATTGGAAAACATAATGCGTTGCATGTTGATAAAGGGTAAAAAGAGTTATGTTTGTTTAAAAGAAAACGGCACCGTGTAYAAGCGCGGTTTCAATGTCAAAAAAGACGTGCCACTCTTTTTACGTGTGATTTTTGATGCGGTTGTAGAAAGAGTATTAAAAAATCACAGCCTTGATTGTGTATTACACCATTTGGTGGGGCAGTTAAAACAGCAATGTGACAACTTTTGTGCAGAGGTTCGCGATAAATATTCGTTTTCGCAGACGCTCAATGTGAACGTCAAATCAACCATCGCATACAAATTGTACATGGAGCTGAAAGCCTCTCCTGACACAAAATTGTTGCACGACTCCGGTGACCGCATCCCCTATTTACTTTTAGACATAAAATCCAGCAATGTTAAGGATAAAGCTTGGCCAACCCAATTGTTTACCGAAAAACACACAATAAGCTGGAGCAAACATCTATCAATTATATGTTCTTTTTTAAACGACCTCATGTCCATGCTTAATAACGACACCGCATTTGTGTACGCATTTGAAGAAATTTGCACATATTTTCAAAAAAACCAATGCAACGACATTGTGTGGCCCACTCTCAAACGGCTGACAGATTCGAAAAAAAAAGACTTGTTAAAACGTGAACTTAATGTTAAAAACAAAAAACTCATCACCCAAGATATGTACGAGAAAATTATACAAGAAAAATCGCACAAATACATTCACGAGTACGAATTCACCATGTCCAAAACCAAACCCTCCTACACTGTTGCCAAAAACAGTTTTAGCGACGATTGCCCCACGTGCAACGGTCGCGGAGAGTCTGCCGTGTTCCGTTGTATGAGCACTAATCTTGTGCCTGTTGAAAAACCTGTTAAAAGGAAGAAAAAAGTTGAGAAGATGGCGATTAAGAGAAAACTCGACACGACAGTCAAATTTACGGAGCAGCACAATAAAAAACCATTTATTATCAATATTGACAAAAGTGATTGTCCCTAATAAAATTATCAAAAAGATAACATGACTATTTAAGTGAATGTTGTTGATTAATGTGTCAAAATAACTTGAACAACTGCCCCAATAAGATATTGCAATGGATTCAATAACGGCGCGTTTGCACACCTTTGAAAACGCCGATAGCGTGCAAGCGCAAGAATTTGCCCGTTGTGGTTTATACAAAACAAGYGGTTCGGCAAACGAAGTGTGTTGCGTCTATTGTGCGGTCAAAACGCAACTGGACATGTCCGACGACCCGTTAAAAGCACATTCCGAATTGTGTCCGATTGTTGTGAAACTAAAAGAAACCCGACCTCACAATACAAAATATAAAACTATTTCGGCTCGATTGTCAACTTTTGATGATTGGCCTAAAGGTTTGACACAAACACCCGAGGAGTTGGCTGAAGCGGGGTTTTATTACACCGGCGCCGGAGATAAAGTAAAGTGTTTTTATTGCGATGGTGGGCTTCGCGATTGGCAACCATACGACGATCCTTGGCAACAGCATGCCGGTTGGTTTAACAGGTGTTTTTATGTTAACACCGTGAAGGGGTCGGAATATGTCAAAATGGCCGCCGAGTGCGTAACACAAGACAACAATTGTGTGAGACAAAAGAATTCCATAGAAAAACAAGATAATGACATAGATGAAAAAAACCACAATGATAACAATTTGTGTAAAATTTGTCTAGTTGAACAAGCCAATGTGTGCTTGATACCTTGCGGTCATATTGTGGCGTGTGTCAAGTGTGCGTTTTCTATTAATCCAACATGTCCCATGTGCCGCAAACCTTTTGCCACTTTTATTCGTGTATATTTTTCTTAAAATTGCAATAAATACACATTGTTTATAAAATTGTATTTTTATTACTTTACTACCATTACAAAAATTTTGCAGCATTATTACATTCTTGCTGCAAAAATTTAGCAACATACATGAAATCGTTGTCATTTACCAATTTACGAACTCTACCGGGAACGCTTTCGTAATTTGGTGTGTCTAAAGCTAGCTGCAGGCGTTTTACAATATCTTTTAAATGAACGTCCTCCTTCATGCGATTGTATAAATACAAAAATTGACTATATGTCAGTTCCAGATCGTCTTTTACTCGCTTGTACAACTCGTCCAAATTAATCGAATCTCTGGTGCATATCATGACAAATTTGTCAAACATTGTAGCCTCATTGTCGTATAACTCTTTGTCCTTTACGTGCTCATCTAGCATAAAGTTCATGTTTGATTTTAAATTTGTTGAAATAACACTCGCTTGTAAACCAGGGACTTTTTTTAAAATGTCTTTAAAAATTTGAAGGCTCATTGTTTTCTATTTTATTTGTTTATTTATGTGCTACTTAAACGCTTAAATTATAATATGACTATGTAAATTTACATTCTYACTCTAATGAAGAATTGTTTTTGTTTAAAATAGCGTCAAACATATCGTTTAAATGCTTTTTCTTTTTGGCTTTTTTCGTCTCTTCGTTGTACAAATCGTGCGGCGCCGAATCAGTGTTGACATAGTACACGTTTAATATACAAAAAAATAGTACAAACAAAATAAGCATGGTCACAATAATTTCGCTACCATGAAACGTTTTGTTCAACAGGAAAGCCAATACAACAAACGCTATTATGCCGATACCAACAATCATTATAACAATTTGCCGGGCCGTGCAACCTTTTACTTAGATTATGAAACTGTCTGAAAAGTTTGCGCAATTTGTACACAGTTGTTTCGGATACGGGTATTTTTACAAATACCGATTCAATTATGGCGACAACAAGTTTTGCCAACACAAAGTACTACACACGCCGTTGCCTGATTATATATTAACAAAATACGCGTTACACACGCACGATTGGATTGGTTATGTACGTATATTGATCGACCAGTACGGTACGGACGAGTGGTTCAACGYGCAGCAAACCCATTATGGCACTGTGCACGACACATATACAGTTACCACATACAACGGATGGGTTGACGTGATGAATTGTARACAACCAGGCGCTAAACCTGTCCGTGTGTACAACACAGGTCCCAATGACACGCCAATAGATGTTTTTTGGCTGTTTATTCTCGACTTTGCTGTGCAGCCGCAAATTTCGTCCAAAGAAATCGAAAGAGTGTTCAGGCATACCATTTGGTTTTATATTTGCGAGGAACCTAGCAAGGCTTTACCTCTAATAAATTGTACAACTACAAATCACGTGTGCAAATTTTATTTGAAATAACCATTAAACACCAGTAATTAAATGTTGTTCAAACTCGCCGTCGGATTCGTAATCGTCGCTAATAACATTTGCCCCAGGATGGTATTTGTTGATATAGTGTTTGGTGGCGTTAACAGATTTATGGTTCATTAATTTAGAGGTTTTACTTAATGTCAATCCACGCTTCAGCATTGTGTCTGCCATAAAATTTCTAATCATTGTTGATTTAAACTCCACGTTTTTGCTATCGCCAAACACAGCGTTCACCAAATTGTTAAAATCTTGAAATTTAGTCGGGCTTTTACTTGATATTTTGTTCAATATGTCTGGTGAACACTTTTTGTACATTTCAAGTGCCGTTTTTAAAGCGCGTTTATCTTTGCATGAAACATAATTGTAATTGGTTTTGCTGTGTTTAATTTGCAAGTTGCACACTTTGTGTTCGCCCTTTTTCAATATCTGCTCTAAATCGTCCACGGAAATTTGGTACGCATTRGTGATTCTCAGACCGGTGCCTTTAATAATATTAAACGCAATCGCCGCCCTGTATAAACTCAGATTGTTGTGACAATTGGCGAAAAGTAATTTTTTTTCTATGTACTCCACAATTGGCATTATAAAATCGTCTTGCAAAATTATTGTTTTATTTTGCTCCCTAATTAAACGCTTACGTTTATCGCTGGGCAACTCTACATTAGAAGGTATACAATAACGAGGCAAACTTAAACTATTTGTATAATAATTTATGGTGGCTTGTAATCTTTTTTTGCACACATCACTGGTGTCCAATAGGCGTTGTATAAACACTTCAATATCGACAAGTGGAGGGCCGCCTTGCAAAAGATTCTTTAATTCGCGTGTTGTATCATAATTATTGTAATCATGTAGCTGGTCGTCTTCGATCAAACAATAGACAACTTTGAAAAAAATTGATTGAAATTCGTTTTTTGTCGATTCTCGATACTGCTGATCTTTGCGGTGAGCCGTCCAAATGCTAGACGTAGGGGTTTCGTCGCCTCGTTTCTGTTTTTCTATTGTAGCATCCAAAGCTCTGGGGAAGAGGGGGTTGCGTTTAATTACAATTCGCCAAATATCATAGTTTTTTATGGACCGCAATTTATTGTTGTCGTTGTCGCTACTCATATTCCTCGTCTTCGCTAAAATCTTTGTACGACCCGCCGTTTGTGCGAAGCACGTTCACAATATAATAACTTATCAACAATATCACAACCAACACACTTATACATGCCATTGCGATGAACCATACATTCGACGAATCCGATTGCATACTGYTCTTCTCTTCATTTTTACCGTATACGGCTTGCGCCGAAGGGACCACTGGCGATTTGCTRTCTGGCGCGTTGTCCGATTCTTTGCTGTATGCCAATTTTAAAGGTATCGCTTCCACCACGCCCGAAATATTAAACCGTTCAAACGGAATCTCAAGGTGCTGCTGCATTGTGGTTAAACTTATCAAAACACACCACCAGCAATATAAACAATCATTGTTCTGAATTGTTGCGTTCTACCCACTTAAAGTTTCGTATACGTTATTTAATTCTTGAACAAGGCCACGGCGCAAAGCTTCATTTTCAAACGCCAATTCTGTGGCATACAATTGTGCGGAGGTTTGTGCAATTTGGCTGTCCGAGCGTTTGTTTTCTACACGATTGGTGTCGGTTGACAGTTTTCCGTATTTTTTTGCCGCCGCGTCTATCAAAGCAAACACGTTTGTCGACATATGGAGCGGAGCTTGGACCAAAAAGGAAACATCGTCCCTAAATTTCAGAACTTTTGCTTTCATTTCTTCACTCAAACAATTATTAATRAAATAACCTTCGTGTGCACCCGTCAACACATCCTCCACCAAATTATCAAAGAGATTTGTGCATGAATTTAGGCGTGAATTTGAATGGTCATGTAACAATTGTTTAATATTGGCGCTAATAATCGATTTGCTACACAACAGTTTTAAGTATTCGTCAGCAACGTCGTTTTGAACTATGGGCAGCGGTTTGTTTTGGGTTATAGCCGTAGCCATTTGATATTTTAGAACATTACTAAGATGCGCCGAGGCCAAGTTCAAACGGCGCTTGTAAAACTTGTCCGCGTACGATTTCATTATGGGCGAAATTACAAACGATTTATCAAATATACCGTGAGGACCGTTTTTGCCAGTCCCGTTACCCTGGTATTTGATTTGTAAATTTTTGTAATATTCCATCATTTGCTCGTCTGTTTCAAAACGTTTGGTGGCCGTCACCGATAATGGGTCCGCATGAACAAACAAGTCACGAATCAGATTAATCAACTCAATTTCGTCTGGCGACAAATTGGACACATCGTTACTACGATAATATTTTATCATCTTTTGAACATTRATGCATTTGAGGTCTTCCATTTTTCTTAATTTACACACTATGCCTAATTATTTATGTGTTAATAATTATAAATCGATCACGTCGAATTTAGGTGTTGACACGTTTTCACCATAGGGTGGTGTAACATGTAATTGTTGGTCATGTATAATAAAGCCACCAAGAACGCAATCAAAACCATGTGAAATAATTTAAATTCTATAATATTAGAAATTAACAGTACCACTAGTGCGACGCCGATGACAGTTTGCACGCTTTTTCTTTTGCACAATATTGATTCGCAGTTTTTGAATGCAATATTAAAGTTATTCTCACCCTCCACATAGTCGATTAATTCGCGTTTACAACAATTGTCACAAAGTATTAGCACTTTCACCACGGTGTTGTCGTTGTCGTTTATTGGTTGAAAGGTTCGCGGTTGACTACCTGGGTGAAATTCGAATTCAAAATTGTTAGACAAATATATTTTTGCATAATAGTGAGCCAAAATAGTGCCGCCGGTTCGCTTCACTTTCACTTTGCAAATTTTTATCACATTAGGCCCCACGTCTTTGTTTTCCAGACGAAAATCAAACACATATTTTAGCAACAACTGTGAATTAAACTTTACGCGATTGGTGACAAAACTGTCGCGACTTGCCATCGTGTGTCAATCTTAATATTCATTCTATAAATTTATCAAACACCGAAGGTTTACGTGGAGCAGGTTTTATTTCAACGCTAACTGTAGAATTGGTGGTGGTGGTGGTGTCTGGTTCTATTTTTTCTTCACGATGCACATCCACCTGCACAGGTATATTTTTGTGGTGCGTAAATGCTATGTGACACAGTACGCTATTTTTTTCAATTTTAAACGGTTCTGTCACTACTAATATTGCTGTGACACCACCTTCGCTAAAACAATTGTGTAACAACACACAATTGGGGCGTTCCATTATTATTTGATGTTGCGTGTGACGCAAATGGTCAAGCTTGTCGCTATTTAATACGGTAACACGATACGCCCCAACACCCAGTTTCTGTAAGTAATATTCTTCCTTTACCGCCAAGGTAATACAATTATCTTCTAGTATTGGATATAATAAAATGTTGTCCGTGTCCACAATGTTACTGGTTGTCATTATGGTGGCGTTTCTAATTTACTTTTACCACAATTTTATAATCGACGATTTTGATCAAACGGTTTTCGATGCGCGTCTGACAATACTTAGAGAATATATAAACAACTCGCGTGATGCCGCCCCATATCCCACTGAATTGGGTTATGTCAGCGACGTTAACGATCACCAGTATGTAGTAACGTATTTCAGCACAACAAATCTTACCGAAATTAGACGAACAGTTCATGACGACCGCGAGGAAACATTCAGTTTTATCGAACAAACTTTCAATCCGGTCACAGCGAGCGCCGCCCATATTGTACCGCTATTAATCAACTCTCGCGCACAGTCAAAATCATTGGCCAGCAGTATTAGTCACCATCCCACCGACAACACAAAATATATAGCGCACTTGGACGACGGTGACGCTGAAATGGACTGTCGCACCGGGTTTTTTGACGGCTACCAGTGCGTATCGTTTCCCGTATGCTCGCAGCCCAACTCTAATTTACCCATGACCGAAGAGCGACTTAACAAGTTGGTCTTTAACAACAACACCAGTCAAGCGTATTCTTTGATAAATTCCGACGAGGGTCCTTCGCACGCCTCCCTTTACGTGAGATGCGATGAAAATTCAGAACCTCACGTGGAACAATGCAACGATGGAGAAGTGTTTAACGGCACAAAATGTGTTTTCGATCCCACCATTAACACCGACCACGGATTAGTGACTACAATTAAACGAGGCGTTTTTGGCACCATCAATATGATGCAACAACAAAACAATAACGACGTTAAAATCACTTTGTACGGTGAGGATYTACCGGTGTCCATTGAAAAAGAACAATCGTCTGGTTTTAATAGTAATTTGGTGCAAAATTATGTTGGTGAATTGAGTAACTCATCAAAATTTACCACAAAATTAGAATTAAATAATGACGCAAATTTATTTAGAAACGAGGATAAAGCACAGTTGAACGGCATTTTCGATAGCTCTGTCGTCGCGTTTAAAGGAACCCACAAAGCCATTAATTTTAATAACGATCCCAAAGATCAATATTTAAAAACTCCGGGACGTGAGATCGACATTAAAAAAAATACCATTAATTTTAGATCAAMAAGAACGACATCTACCGCTGATGTTAAACGTGATCAGCGCGCAAAACAAGGTAACATCGAAGAGCTAAAAAAACAGTTGGCAATAAACGACACTAGAAATTACAAATTACAACAGGCTAAATTGGCCATTAAAAATAAAAATTTGGATGGTTCTAGAAACAATATTGTTCAAAGAAAAGACATTATTTTTGTCACCCCGGTGAACGACAACTCTAGTCACAGTAGCTTGCCATGCAAAAACTACGGAGCGGGTTACACGTTTGTCGACGACACGCTGAGCGACAATCAGTTTTTGGAGTGTTTAGACGATATTAATCTGTTTTTGCACACATGCACCGAACGTTTAAAAACAGGACCCAAATATTATTGCGCCAGAGAGGATGTATGCGCCGCCTTTGAGCACGGCAACGGTGAAATAGTGCACGGAGAGCGTAACGATCACGTGTCTTTTGACACCGGCCGAACAGTGTGTCGAGAATACAATGTGTTCGAAGTGGTGGAGTGCGACACTGGCAATTTTGTGACAGGCTTAAAATTTAATCATCCACTCGCTGTAGAGCTGCATGTAAACTTGCCCAAGGAGGTGTACCTAAACGACACAGACGAATGCGTTCCGTTTAACACAACGTTAGTCGACATTAATCGTGACACGTTTAGAATAACATTACACAACCCGTACAATATAGATTTTAGTTATATGGCAGTGGGTCGTGTTAGTAAAATGGATGGGTTGCAAGCAAACAACAATGATTTACATTCCATATTAACCTACGCCCGTGACATGGACGAAGTGGCTATAAACCCCGTTAATGGTGTCACGGTCGATTGTACTGACGCGCCGCTTACAGTAGATTTATTTAGCGGCACATTGTACACTTTATGCGATAACAATGCGGTGGTCGAGTCGGGCGAAATGAGCATAAATCAATATTATGACGTTGAAGAGAAACAACTTATGAAGTCGGCAGCTTACAACGGCCAATGTCGTATAGCCGAAAATGAACCTTATGTCAATTTAGTGTATCGCACCATCGATAATATCGATTGTTTTTACTCTAGTCCTATCAACATAAGATAAAGTACACGTCATTAGTATTATCTTTACGCTGCAATATATAGGTATCAACACATTATACGTGCACAATATATTATCAGTCCGACCTTAGTGTTGTATACATATATCATTACCAGCAATATTTTAAAATGTTTCATTTTACAAATTTGCTGTTGCCATATGTAGTTAAAATTGCACAAATCGGCTCAACAGCGCCATATTTTCCAAATGTGACGTTTTTGAAATTGTTTACATCGGGTTTTTTTGCCGACAAACCGTTACGGTACGTAATCGACGGCCTCGTCATGCATACGTATTTTCCAACTTTCAGTTTGCTACCCGACCAAAATGACTATAGCAATATATTGGGTGTGGTGAACGCAGTAGTGCAGAGCCGAGGATACATATTTGCCGTGGTAGTGTTCAAAAACGAAGAAAATAAGGCCGGCTACATGCTTGTGGCTGAACGGCGCGCGTGGCTGGATTATTTTGAGTTACAAGCTTCCATGCAACTACCAAATAATGATTATTTGTACATTTGCCATCCTAAACGTGTAAAATTTTCTCTGTTTGACGAAAACCCTGTTTTAGAACAAATAAATTGAATAAAATAAAATTTGTTTGTGTATACTCATTTCCCACACACAAATCTATTTGCGTATATAATTACTGGGTCTTTTATAGTAATTGGTGTTGAATTGTTTATAATTATAGGGATTATGATTTTCAAACTGGTACAAAGGTACAGCGGGCACAATTGCTGGCGGCACATATACATTGCTGTTGTAAGTGTTGTTGAATGGTTTGCGATATGGCGTTAAATCATACGTGTTGTTATAATTATTATTGTTCATTCTAGTAACTTCATTGCATGTAGGGGTGCCGCAATATGTTTTCATATTTGTGCGCAAAGCATTAATTTGGCTTTCCAAATATTTGTGCTGTTGCAATATTTCCTTTTGCACTTGTTCTATGTCGTGTTGTCGTCTGCGTGCGACATCCGAAACGTAATTATAGTTGTCCACGTCCATTAGATTAGATGATATATTCCTTACTAACAGTTATGGATCAGTGTATATAAAAAATTGAAATAAAACAGTAAAATCACTGGTGAACAACAATTTAATTAATAATTATAAATCGAACATTGATTATGCAATAGTGTGGGTTCTAAGATAATTAGCCACCGGCACCATGTACACATTTCCACAATTTAATTTGCCGTAACTGCAAAATATCGGCGCCTTGATTTGTGACAACACGTTGATAAACACGTCCATGTTAACATCCCGCTTGAACACAATCTTATTTTGGTTGTTAATTGTCAAAAAAGGCTCCAGCAGCAATCGAACATACCATAAATTTTTAATCACAATTTTTTTAAACACGTTGTCCATGTAGCCATTTAATTCCCTCCAATGTTCTTTCACTAGCCAACCTAGCTCGTTGAGCAACTGCAAACTGTTAAAATTTTGCAAAAGCTGGTCCGCGTTCATTGTCGACGTATGCATACAATTTTCATAGAGAATTGTGTTAAACTGCATAAGTGTGGTTTTAAAAAAATTGGCATCACACATTTCAAACACACCACTTGTTGTACCGCTGTTATAAATCACCGCATTGCTACGACTATTATAGTGTTGTAAAGCGTGCGGTAATTTTCCAGCGGTAGGACCTTTAATGCAAAGACTTTTGTTTATATATTCAATCACATTATCCGACACTGGTACTTGAATATACACAGACACAATGACCGCTAAAGTGGCGTGTTTACTGTACGACGCCAACAGATCGATAAAATCGCCCAATTCGCAACTATCGACAGGATCTTCAAAACAATACTCGTGCAACGCCTCGAAACCGACGAAACGCACCAGCACGTCAAACCCGCCCAGCACCACAAAGGTGTATCTCAATATGTATGTAATTTTTATGTAGGCGTCGTGGGGTGATTCGACAGCTTCGCCGGTAGTTAATATAAACTTGGACGAGTCCGGTATTAGTTGATGCAAAAATCTTGTCAACACATACAACTGGTAGCGATGTTTTCCAAATTTGATTTTGCAGCAAACTTTTATAATCAGCCGCCACACAGACGTGCCAAAGTCTATTTTTTGTGCATCCGACATRATGTTCCATTGGGCCATGTTTCCGTCGCAATACAAATACAGGTAATTGTAAATTTCTTGCTCGGCTTGCACGTGTTGACGTAATAACTGAGCGTCCAGACTAGGCGACCAGCTGTACAAATCAATCGACATGATGGTAATAATGTTATCGCATTGTCCGCATTATTTATAACCGTCACCGTTTGTGTTTATCTACTCGACCTATGATCCACAAACAAAAGTATTAAAAGTCTTACAAGCAAAGCGTTTTTACAATCTGTTTCAAAATGGCACTGCGTAAACAAGTGGTACTATTCCAGAACGAACAAGTTGAAGTGGTGTTTACAGACAAAACGGGCCCCGACGGGCTTGTATACTATTTTTTTGACGTGTCACCTTTTGTGCGATTAATGAACATCGACAATCCGTTTTCCAAAATCGACCCCCATCATGTGATTGTGGTGGAGGAGCCAGCGTCGTCGGAAACTAACAATTGGAGTAGACACGCGCGATCAACCACGCTGGTAAGCGAAGCAGGATTGTACCAATTAATGTTTACCGGTAAACCGGTCACCGTTCGCCAAGGTATGGTGCGTAATTGGCTGTTCGACGTCGTGTTACCAACAGTGAAACAATACATAGACACCAACAACCATTATCAAGCCCCAAGCACCAACAACAGCAACAGCTACATTCAGCAATTTGAACAGCTCAATTTTAGCCAATTGAATTTAAACGGGGTAAACGTACCGTCGTGCGTGTCAAACGATATTTTGCGCGCGTTCAAGCAAATTGTAGAAACGCTGGAGAAACAACTGAAACAAAAAGATGTTCAACTCGAACGAATATGTCGCACCAACGACGAGCAGTTGATACGGAAAGATGAGTTATTGCTGTTTAGAGAACGCGAATTAGAATCAAAAAACACTCAGTTGATCAATAAAGAAAAACAGCTAAAAGACGCGTTATCTTTGATAGATTTTAAAGAAGGCCAATTGTCGGATGTCATTGCGGCGACAAATAAAAAAGATTATCAGTTGGAACAACAGTTTATTATGCTCAGCAATCTAATGGGTAGGCATCATATTAAAAAAATTGAATTAAGCGATTCTGAAGACGAGGTGCAGTTGCCGCAGAACCACGACACGGTGCTGATGATTGTGCGAGAAAATAGTACCACATTCAAAGGTATCGCAGCCAAACGTAGGTATGTGGATCAGCAAAAACAAAAGCTACGGTATCACGAATCCATGATAGTGGTGCACAGTAAACGTCCTGATCCAAAACGTGACTGGAACGCGGCCATGGACATAGTGACCGATTTGGGGGCGAAGGACCGTTGCCAAATAATTTCAAATTTGAAGAGGATTCGCTTTGAACAAGTTAAAGATGCAGACGCGTTCGAAAAGGGCCTAAAAAAAATGTTTAATGTTACGGACGCCGTGTAATCATTAATATCCTAACTCACATGGATGTAATAAGTTCGATATTAAATTTTTAAAAAGTTTTTAAAGAGTTTTATTTTAATGTCGACCTTAATAATATAGCCAAAAAATTTCTGTTAACCATTATGACAAAAGTAGGAGCGATATTAAAAATTTCCAAAGTTTTAAAAAGTATTTTTTTAATATCGATTTTTATAAATCGCCACAAAAATTTTAATAATACCGTGCCATAAATTGAATTGATATTAAGGCACATTTATACACGTCGTAAAATTGTTTGTTTTGCATAATATAACTAGTGTTGACTGTTGTGTAACCAACATTATGCCTTTGTTATTTTACGAAGACGCCTATCCTGTGGCGATGCTGACGTTTAGTGCTACCGTGTATTATTTTAAATTAAAACATTTTGCAGTAATTTTGAAAACAAAATGCGCAAACATATTATCTAAATTGCCACCTGCGCATGTTGTTAGTTTTCATGTTATTTTAAACCAATATCCTAATTGTCAAGAAAAACATCATCCTACCACCAAATTTGTTTCGTTACAAGGTGTTAGATGTCTAATCGAAGAATTCGCTATTACAAATTATGCCAGAGAGTGTTTAGATAAATTTGTGAGGCAAAACGTTGATGTGCCTTATTATAAACGATTATCAAGCGATTACACTTTTGAGGACACCGACCAAAAATACACATTGTGCAAATACGACCAGGCAGACGCCCAAGATGATAATTGTGCTACCCAAGATGATAATTGTGCTACGCAAATTAAAATGGGCACATTGAAATACAACATTCGTTTTGTGTTGGTCACGGGTCTGAAAAAAAAATGGTATTACAAGGTTAGCGATGTGTTTGATCAATTGCAAGCAAGTTGTGTCTACAATTTGAATAAACATGTGTCTGATAAAAATATTATCAAGTGGCGTGATTTAAAACTATATTTAGAGGACAAATATCGTTGTTGTGTTGACAACAGTAATTTTAAATCAAATTCGTTTTTTTTTAAGCAAGCCGGTCTGAAACAATTGCTATTGGCGCGTAAGCAAAACGCTTTATATAACGCATTGTGTTTAAGCGCGATCAATTATGATTTTGAAAAACCAGTTGAATATGTGCAAGGACAAACCACATGTAGACGCTATAAAAAATTATTGTATGCCGACCAATGTGAAGTGGGCAGAAAATACAATCGCTTAGATTATATCAAAATGCCCAACAATAAAGTGTGGTACAAATTATTGCAGTGTTTACGCTATTATAGACTTAAACATGTACAATTACAAGACTACAAAATTGAACGATGGGCGAATTTGTTGGGTGATCTACAAAAACATAACATAAAATGGAAAGGGGACACTAGAATGATTGAGGGYGCAGAGTTGTATCGTATGTTGCACCAGTATGCATTACCTTTGGAGGCGGACCAGATTTATTTTAACACCTAAATTTCACACAATTTATCTTTGCCATTGCACACAAATTAAAATATTGTTACCTGCCATATACAAATTGAACCTTGCGATACATAAAATTGTTACYTGCCATTAAATAATTGATTCCTGCTATACACAAATTGTGTTTTGCCATGCACAAATTGATTCCTGCTATACAATTTTTTTTATGTCAAAATTGAATAGCAAAACTATAATTTGTGCATAGCAGGAATCAATTTGTGCATGGCAGGAAACAATTTAAAAATACAAATTGTATAGCAGGAATCAATTTGTGCATGGCAGGACACAATTTAAAAATGCAAATTGTATAGCAGGTATCAATTTGTGCATAGCAGGAAACAAATGTATGTATGGCAGGAATCAATTAAAAATTGCATAGCAAGTATCAATAATGGTTTTAATCAAATTGTTTTACAATAAACCCACTGTTGTTGCGTTTTTCGTATTCGGGCACTATGCTAAATTTAAAATGTGCAGTGAATARATTGCTCAGGTTGGTAAGAAAGTTTTCATGCTCGATGCCGTCGTGATTAATTAAAAAATTCAGATATTGAGGAAAGTCGGTGCGAATCAATTTGTAATATCCCAAGTAGGCGTTTGAAAATAGCACCAACAACACAACAAACTGCGTCACATACGTTTCGTCCATTTTGTAGTTAAACTCGTTTAAACTGGCCGCAAATTGCAAATTTTGCGTGTAAACGCTGCTGCAACGTTGTTTTTCAATTAATTTAATTCTCTCAACTAGACGCGTCATATTTTTGGTTTTGCATTCGTCCTCCTCCTCAAATATCATGTTGACGTCAATGGGTTTTTCAAGGATGCGCAATATGGACGGCCGGTCCACGTAGCAGACGACGGTTTGATCTTCGTCTTGATTAATGTTGCGGTAAAACACTATCGGTTCGCCGGGTATGCACAGTTTACGCTCGTTWATTATAACAAAATTCATATCAGCAAACGTGGTGGCGTGCGGATGTACTTGATTATTGACAAAAGCCAAAGAATTATAYACAACACTAATAACGTCTTGCGAATTGCCCTTTCCGCTGAAAACGCTCTTTAAATCGGGCACTTTTAGTCTATCTACAAACATACTAATATATTTGGACACAATYAAAACCATATTTCGTTTTTCGGAATTTCTAATGTAAGTTTCGTTTTTGTCAATTAGCGTGCTGACATTGTACCGTTTCTGGTACGCTTCCGAAGCGTCACTAATTTCTGTGACAGTTCTATAAGTCTCAATCGTTCGTGGCCTGTTCATGGTTATAAACTTAGAATAACAATAAAAGCGCGTTATTAGTGTAAAACAAAATGTAAAGACACACGTTTATTTATTTAACATTTAAAATAGGTATGCACGTTAAACTGTTATGCTTGTGCGATCTCCTCTCTGCCCAACAACAACGGTCTGGAAATTGTGTAGCGATCGTAGCCAGCGAGCGCCTCTTGTTGTTCCCTTGTTGCGCGGCCCTCAAACTCAATGACCGTGCGTACCTGAAATTTAGATTCGCGGTACGGATTATAATTGAACTTGGGCTTTTCGGGGTTGTACAATCTCACAGGAATAAGACCTTTGGCCGGTTCAATTTTGCARGTGGCGTTCTGGTCTAATATCAGTTCAGTGGAACCAATTTGGAGCGTGACCGGTCTAACCAATCGGCTAATTAAATTTTTGATAAAATTGGGCATGGCATCGTAAGCGGCCTGACTATCATCATAAGTGCGAGTGGTCTCATCGCGAGCAGGACGGCATATGATTGACGGTTTAATGGCGCCCATTATACTTGTTACCACAGCACTTAAATCTTGTAGTACATCTTCTGTGTAAAATTCCTGGGAAGCCAATCCCGAGCAAAGCGCTCGTATGGGGCCCTCGTAAACGTTTTCGGATAATTGAGTACCTGTAGGCGCTTGATTTGAATTGTTGGGTCGTTGAGTGGTTGTGGTGTCTGGTTCGTCGTAAATTGTGTAAAACACATATTTTTCCATGGACGACATATTGGCCACGTTCAAATACGAATAATAATTCTCTTTGGCCGGTATGGTGATGCGGTTGTTTTCTGGCGTGTCTTGTTGTATAAGACTAACGCCTACTAAATATTTAAAAGATGTGTTACCAACACCGGATGGGATTTCGAACACTTCTTTTTTTATTTTAAAATATCTTGCCAAATGGTAGCTACAAATAAACGTGCCATCTTTGTTGCTGGCATCGTCTGAACACGGCGGTGTGTAGGTTCCGCAGTTCATATATTCTGGGGGTTGCACACCCTGAAAGATGCATAAATTTCTTCGCTCATTGTTCAAACACGCAATCGATTGCTCATAATTCATGGTTATTAAAAACACGCGTGTCTATTTGTCTTATTACTTGTGGTGCGCACTATGGACGATATAAATAATGAATACGAGATTTCTTATACTTTAACGTTGCCGCAAGACTTGTTGTACACAATTAAACAATATCTAGATAAACATTTTTTTAATAAAGAAAATTACGTCGAAATTGTCGACGTTAACCATACACGCACTCGAATAAAAGATTCTGGACTGGAAAGTGTTAACAAACGCACTGTGAACGTTGCTAAATTTGTCGTGCTCAGCGGTGATATTTTTGTGCCGTTTTTCGACAGACACTGTATTGAAACAAAAACCAAAAATTGCTCAAATAAGATTAGGCGGCTGTGTAAAGTGAAAGTTTACGATTACCATGGGATAGAAATTAAGTTTGAGCACATTTATTACGAATACAATGATGGTGATTCACTCGACCCCCTAATGGCGAGCAAACAAATAGCTTTACACAATTTATTAATTGACGACAAACCACTGGACGTGACAAACAACAGTCATTTGGGGTCGGACGAAATCCTGGCAAATTGCAGAATTGAAATGGAATACGAAACGCCGGGAAGTCCCGACCAAAGGCGTCTAAATCAAATGGCAGAGCTAGTTGCATATTTGGAGAACAATGTGATTAGGGATGTTATCGAACCGTTTATACAGCACACAAGCGTGCTGAACGAAATTCAGCTGCGACCATTTGTAGACGAAATAGACACGCTACATGTACACGAAAACGATTATGCGTATTGGGCCGTAAAATTGGACGGTGTGCGTGGTAGAGGATACATAATAAACGGGTCCCGCATTTACCTACAATTAGATGACATGCGCTTGTTTGATGGARACTTGTCTAGTGTTGTGGGACGCAATAAAATTCTTTGCATACAGGTTGAATTTATTGAAAGCGTCAATACATTTTACATTACTGACGTGGTGTCTGTGTACAAATTTCTGTACGACAACCGCAACCAATTTGAAAAATCTTCTCCATATCCGATAAATTTACAACAGGCGATTGTATTTTTGAATGAACAAATTGATAAGCGGGTACAGCCGACCTTTTGCAGTAGTGATAACATTAATTACTTGATAAAATTCCAGAGCTACGAAAATAGTCGCGACAAATTACTGATAGTGGATGTGCCCAACGACGGTTTCGTAACAGTAACTCGTTCCGGTGAATTGCATAAGATTAAAAGTTATCGTACTGTAGAAATGCTTTATACAAACACCGGAACGTTTCAATGTTCATTTGGCACCTACTCAGTCGAAGATGTGAATGGCCTAAAGTTGGAATTTAACCAAATCTATGAATGTGTTATTGTCAACGAGACCGCTGTTCGTGTAATAAAACAAAGAAAAGACAGAATAGTGCCAAATTAATAACTGTATTAGCAAATAAAACACATTTAAATTTTAATTTTTTTATTTACCAAATTGACAAATCACTAAAGTCGATGGTGGGTCGAGCGTGTGTAATGCCCGTTTGATATCTAAAATTGTACACTGGATCACCTTCGATACAGCCATAGTYGCAGTTGCATCCAAATATATTACAATCGCCGACACCGCAAAAAAAGCCCCTGTTAGTAAGTCCGTTGTTACAAATTTTCGCCTTGCACCATTTATTTTCACCACCAACGCTTGTAGAATTATGCACAGTGTACGGATAACATGTTGTAGCCTGCCAAACCATAACAATTTTGCGACAACATTTTGTTTCTCCACTGGTAATAATTAATGCGCAAACTAATAACACAATCACTTTAACAGCAAACATTGTTAAAAATGAATATTGCTGTTACCAAAAATCTTTTATATACATTGACGATAACCTAATAAATTAGATATTTTCGCTAGTATGAATGAAATTGTTGTAACCTTGAAACAAAAGAGGCAGACACAATGACGCGACGCCTGTTGGTAGGTATAAATTCAATTGATACCCGTTCATTGTGATATTCATTTTCAAGATAAACATGCGAGAGCGTATACAATTGTACAGTTGCGACGATTACAATGTGTTGTTTGAGACAAGGAACAGTTTAATTAAAAATGCACAAATTACAGTGGAGGAGTTAGATTTATTAGTTATACAGCAACACAATAAAGACAGGATTTCTAAAAACTTGGTAACAGCTGATGATATTGTTAAAGTATGCCATTCGATGAAGAAATGCAAGCGAAAATTAAAATTTTAATTACATAAGAATCTCATAGTTTTATTGACACAATGCCCTACAGTTCTATATATGAACTTCCGTATAGTGTTCAATACGCGTTACCAAAACACGGTCAACGAATCTATATGAACGCTTACAATAACGCTATGCAATACACAAGCACACCCAGCATGGTGGCATGGGCGGCCGTAAAACACGTTTACACCAAAAACTACGACGGTCGTTGGGTGAAAAGGTCTAAACGCGACATGTATCAGTCCGACAATGATGACGACACTTCCACTAGCACAAGTACAACCGAAGACTAAATTGTACAAGTGAACATTTTTACGTCAATCCCAACATAGTTTTGTAAACGTTCCACTCCATTCTTTGGTAATCGTTCATGTCGGGCGAATTACTTTGTATAGGCCGATAATTGTTTACATGATTATGAAACACCATTGACTTGTACAGCAAATGATTGGATAGCAAATAATTTTTGGCCGCCATAGATCTCGTCTCTTCTTGTACAATGATAAGTGGTTCGCCTAATTTTTCCCTGTACAATGCCACTTCAATTTTTTCAACTTCATAGGGAAACACGTCCACTGTAAGAAAGTGTCTYGCGCATTTTGGACAAAAAAGTATTATRAATATATTGTAAAACACCCACTTRAGGTTTTTAAAAAACAACATAACCGAGTCGTGCGGCAATTGGTCGCGCTTAATCACCATATCATCACCGACATACGCCATCAAGTGTATGGCGTCCCATATAGTGGTGAATGAAAACAGATATTTGTGCGGGTCTAATTGAGACAATTTTAGGTCTTGTAATTTATTAATGTACAAGTCTTTAATGTCCTCTAATTTTAGGTCGGCGTTTAACGACTGAAACCATTGTAGCAAGTGTTCAATGTCAGCGGATCGCGACTCTTTGTACACAATAATACAATTTAATTGATATAAAAATGTTACTTCAGAGTAAAGTAATTTTTTTAATTTTTCCGAGGGTGCCACACGTATCATGTCTAGCATGCGAAAGTTGAACAGTTGAAAACTGTTAATGTATCGTTTTACAAGAGGCGTGTACGTCAACATTGAAGTTAGTATTTGCTTACTAAAACGACGTTGGCAAATGTAACAATTTAGTGTTAAATTGTTGCGGTCACTTTAATTACAACAAACTAAGCGTCAAATGACAACAAATTAAGAATTATGACTCGCGTACTCAATTTGTATACTTTTAAACCCAACAATGTAACGAACGGCAGCGTAGACGATCACTTTGAAATTGTACTACAGGGCATATTAGAATCGTTGGACAACAAACACACAGACAAACATGCCTGTTTTCTTGAGATTAAGCAAGAGCAAAAACACATYTTTCAAAAAATGGCTTACGATTTTATACACCATGTGGAGGGCACCTTTTTTCGTAACCACATTTTGTTGGACGTGCTAAAAATGTACGAGGTGTACGTAAAAGAATTCAGAGACAGATCCGCTTTCGGTCAAGCTTGCGTAACTCAGTGTATAGATATAGTATACAGTGTATATCAAATTTTTAATCGCACCTCTGATATTATTGTCAACGTTAAACAGGACATTGATGTCAACAGCATTGTGTATGTTTTACTGGAGGGTTTACAAGCGTCAAAATTGATTAATATACAAAAAGTGCGAGCGTTTTAATCAATTATTGATAAGATAAATTTGTTGTTTATAAAACACAATGTTGGGCACTATAGTTTTATTGTTGGTCATCGGCGCCGTATTGTATTTGCTGTACATTAACGACAAACTCAATACAAATTCATTGACAACCTCCTCAGAACAGCTCACCACTTCTTCAAACGATTCTTTGAACTTACGCGACGAAAATGCTAATGTTCGCATTGGCGGGCAGCCAAAAGTGAAAAACATGAGAATTTCGTACGGAGAGTCTAACATTGGCAAAGTGACAGTAGCAGAAACGCCACTTGACTACGCTGGAATTATCGACAATGGCAACAAAACGGCCGCCAACACCGTATTTTTGGGTATACTTCAAAACGGACTTGACGGCAACAACAGTAATTTTGGCAGCTCTAGGCAAACCTCAAACTTTAGCGTGCGTCAATTCAAAAATATGTTCATAGTATTCAAGGGTGTGGAATTCAGCGAAATCGACTCTAACAATTACATGCTACGCTTTGAATCAAACAAAATGGTGTACGCACTGGTGGACGCCTCTAATTCAACTTTGCCCGAACTGTTCAGAGACGTTAGCTATCCCATTGTAGTGTTGATAAACAATTCTAGCGCTCAACTAGTAATGAAGGAATGGGGGTACACTCAAGTTAACGACAGCGCAACTTTGTTTGTTAAAAATGAAAAAAGTTTTAGATTTAATTGATAACGTTAAAAATAAATTACACATTTGCTAAATCACAATTGCTTTATTGTTTACACATTATTGCATCATGTACTCGTCAATACTAGATTTAAGTCTTGGCTTGACATTTTTAAAATATTTTTCCAAAGTTACAATGCTTAAATTTTCATAGCTATTATTCTCAGCATTGTAATATTTGCTTCTTCCGTACTTTCTTCTAAAATCCGACACTAGTGTATTGGCATCTATCGACTCACGCATTTTATAATGCACCATTTGTTTAACCAATTCGACGCTCTTTGTCACCAAATCAATGAGTGTGGACTCGGAAAAACGCGGCGGTGCGTCGGTTGCATGTTTAATTTCCTTAATGTCCAACACGTACAATAGCGCTTCCAGGCGATCGTTGTATATAGACAAACATTTTTTGTTGTGTCTGTAACATTTGTCGTTTTTCAAAATGCTCTTGTAATAAACATAACCAGTTTTTGGATCGCTATTGTAATAGAGCACGTTGGCTAAAAATTGTTTGACTGGAGACTTTAATTTCATGTTGATGTCTTTAATTTCTTGGTAACGTTTTTTTTCGTAACATTCATAAACGGAACCATCGAATGGTTCAATGTCGCTTTCAAAACTGTGATCTATATAAATGAGTCCTATACGATTGCTGCAAGCTTTATCGTAACCATCTTTTATGTACAACATCTCGTTGTTGGTAATCATTACTTTGTAATTGGCGTAAAACGATTCTTCGGGTCCGTATTTTCTGTTGGCCGAATCAAATTTGGTGGAATCGGCAATATTTTTGAGGTAACCTTTTGTGGTGATCTCCGCCTCGTTCATAATATACAATTGCGATTCGAATCGTTTAATTTTAGAGCTATTATTTTCAGCGGTGTGATCGTACACTTTTCTATCGCTCTTGTACACCAAAATAATTTTGTCCAGCAGTTCGAACAAAGACGATTTACCACAATTGGGCTCCGACGTAATGTTTAAACACATCTTTTCGTAGTCGGTGGGTATAGCGAGCGAAGCACAAAAATTAATAATGGCCTTCGAGTTGACAGTGTTAAAGTTGGTCAACACCCGAAAATAACAAAATCCCTGCACAAAATTAGTTATCATGTTCTCCTGTTCGCCGCTAATGTTGCACATAAACCGTTTGAGATACATACGCTTGTAGAATCTTGTCAACCAAGTGTACATATCGTCGTGTTCGCAAAACTCTATTAATTTATCGGTCCATACAAGAAACTTTAGCGGCACCCGTCTGTATTTACTGTAGACGGTGTTGATTTTTTTTATGACTCGCCACCGTTCATATGGCCTTTGTTCTACACACAACACATTATCCTTTAAATACTCACACATGTAAGTGTCTATGTTGCACTCGTCCAAAAGAGTAGTAATATTGGATTTTAACAACATATGTAGTTTTTCAATGATAATTTTGCGTTGCTTGTAATACTCTGGCGCGTTTAGCCCAAAATCGTTGAAACACTCGTTTCTCTCTCTGACGTACTCTTCAAAACATATTTCAAAAAAGTGATGCGATTTGAACAGGGACCATACATAGCTGGTGATGGCGGCTTTCGGCCATAAAAATTGACACGCCACAGCCAACTGTAGCGCCATTAAATCCACATCTTCACCTTCTTTTATTATATTGTGCAAATAATCGTTAAGCTGTAGCTTCATCATCAACAACACCAGCATATTCTCATCAGTGGACAATAGCCAACGTACTAATGCTTTAAGCTTTTCCCGAATCACATTTTGTTTGTCAACAAACGTTTTACCCATAAGTGCGCAATCTTTAAAATTGGCATAGGTGCGGCAGAATTGTTGTTCAAATTTTTTGGCATGGTATGTGCGCAACAGCATTACATCGTTGCGCATCGCGTTAAACAGTTCGGTGAACACCGCTTTATCCACAAATTGCTTTGATTTGGTAATATAATTTTTTTTAAGCGCAGACACAACCAAAAAAGGGCARGTTTCTCGATAAGTTTTGGTGCAAACATCGAACATGCCGTCTTCTGTCAAATAAAAATTGATAATGTTATTAAACTTAAACACCGACACTTGGGTCTCGTCGGCTTTGTCAAATTTACTGGCTATGTCGTGCTCTTTTTTGTTTTTGACAAATTCGTAAATTTTGCCGTTAAACACATAACTCACTTCGTTGTGTTTGATTTTTTTAAAAAACCCAAAACTTATAACGCTTGATTCAAGCTCGCACGCCAATACGTTAACGCTGGTCAGTTGCCATGTAGAGAATTTTTTAAATACAGCAAAATGTATGGCAAAATAGTAGCCAAGAGCCCGTTGCGGTTCAGTAAAATAATTGAGGCTAGCAAAGAATTTTTGCGCATTGTCTTTTGAGCTGAGATAAATTTGATTGGTCTGGTATAGTTCTTCGCGTTGCATTTCGTTTCCTCCGCACACGTTCGTACACAAAATGTACATAAACATTAGAATATCTTCAAGTGTATACTGGTTGTGTAAATCAATTTTTTCCAAACAATATTGCCAAACGTTAATAGCCAAATAGGGCAACGTTGTAAATTCATTCAGTTGCAAATATTCAAACAAAAAAGTGCCGCAGCAATTGTTGGAGGGCATCGCCTCGACCATGTAATCATTAATCAAAAGTAGGCAATCCTTAATTTTTTCCTCGAATTCATGTTTAAATAACGACGCTGGCGAGATTTTCATTTCACATTTAAGGTTTGCCGTCACTGCCGCCTCGTCCACGTCCATACATTCATCGTCTGCGTCTTCGTAATTTGAAATGCGCAATCTATTWAGATCAATGTCTCCCAAATAATTGTATTCGTTAGTGAAGCGACATGCCAAAATATTTTCATTGTTAATCATGTAATTGAGTAAAATTTGGTGTTTAGCGCCCACATATCGTGTAGAAAACAAAACGTTTAAAACGGTTGTAGTGCCATCACTCGTTATCCAATCAATTTCCATTACGGCATGTTTACACTCGTCTTTTAAATAGGGTCCATTGCAAAACAAAACGCGGTCTTCCATTACGAGCGTCGCGCCAACATCCAAGTTAATCTTGCTGTTAGACAAAAGGTTTACATAGCCCAATTTCTTGTGAAACGGCAACGGAATAAAAGGGTCCAATTTTATGTCAAAATTCAATTTTAAATAAAGGGTCCACCCAAAAAACCTAGCGCTCAAATTTGGCCAGTATACATAATCGCCAGCATATTTTACATCGTTGGCGTTCACCATCAAATTTTCAAAATTAAAAGCCCACCGAGCGTCGTCGTCGTTCACTAGCCGTTCAAAGTCGTCCTTTAGCATATAGGGTTTTATTTTTGTGTTGTAAAAATTTCCCACGTGACACCAAGTGTGCTGTAAAAAGGTGGTGTTGTTAAAGAGTTGGACAAAAAAATCCGCATCAGCGCCCACACGCTTTTTGTATACATTAGTGGAATCGTTTCTAAACAACCAGTATTCGTTGGACGCGCAATCTTTGGGCGTTACACGTTCGTGGGATTGGTAAGTGTTTAAAATAGCACCCAAATCAATTGCCATGTTAACCGTGCTGCTAGTAATTTGTTTATGTATACTTCTGCTGAGCGTCTATTTTTTTAGCCCTTTTGTAAATTTTGCAAATCAATTGTTACTGACAACTCGCGTACAAGTTTATCCCAATATTCGTGTGCTAGAACGCGACGGCGATAGATTGTTCGTTTTAGAGCCGGAGCAAATAATAATTTACAACACGGCGGGGGTTCTGTATTATTATCTTGAGGGGGGTGCAAGCGGGCGTCTATGCCCAGAAAACGAATTTGCGATTGTGCGCTTTGATAGGAACGATATAAACCTTATAAACGATAACGGGACTTTTAACGTGTCTTGCACTGCAGCAAGTTCACTTGCTATGTATCAACATTTTAATACTTTAAAATATCGCGAAACAACCATCCCGCTCAAAGATTTAGAATACAATGTACTTCAAGTAATAAACTTTATAATTAGGAGAGGTTTGGCGGAGATAAGATAAACGAGGTAAAAATTATTATTAAACACATTCATTTTCGTATCGATGAGAAACAGTATCAAAATGATTTATGTATTCCACTATTTTGTTGTACCACACGTGCCAATCGTGCACCGGTACCGGGCACCGATCTAGATTGACAAAATTATCATAATTAAAATCGTTTTCGCGCAAATCATCCACAAGCGTTATACTTTTGAAAAAATTGACACCTTTCTCTTTTAAATAGTACAACACCACACGCGGCGACTTTGGTAACATGAGTCTGTCAACATTCAAATGAAACGGTGTTGCCGTATAATGTTTATCGTATACTCTATCCTCAGTTTCTCTTGTTGAGTAAATTCCTCGTTTATTACCTTCGGCCAATACTATATCAAAATATTTTTCAATATCAACCTTTTTCATACTGTCCACAACGTGTTCTCGATCGCCGTAAGACCACAAACATAGTTTGCAATTGTTTTTTTTTAATTGCTCCAGCGAATAGTATATGCGCGGGTCACGTATTTGCACCTCTTCCTCTTCCGTGATGAGTGTAGAATCCATATCGAACACAATAATGTGCGGCGGTTGAAAACACACGTGACGTGTAGACAATTTTAGGATTTCCGACAAATCAAGCACCAGCCATTCGTTAAGCATTTTAAAAGGCGCCGGTCGATTGTATAAATTAAACGTTTGCCCAAAATACGTTAACTTGAACGTGTCGCGCAGTTGTTTTCTGAACTCTTTCATGTTGTCTTCGCATCGAAACGTTTTAATTTTATATTTGTGAGGCGCGAATCCACCAAAGCGCGTCAAACCCTTGCTTGTTGTGACCACAAATTCTACGCATTCTAAATATTGGGTCGACACATACATCATATCATGGCAGCTTGCAATAAACAAAATGTGCCGTTTGAAAAGCGTGTTTGTGTTGCGAACAACGAGCCAATCCACCAACATGTTGATAATGATGATGATCTTGGCAAAAGTAACGATACTAAAACGTTACGCGACGTTTTTAATGTGTTTGCCCAATTTAGAAAAGACAAAAACTACAACGGCCTGATACAGTATCTTATTAGTACTTATCCAAAAAATGTTAAGAACCGCACGTTTAATTTTGCGGGAGGCGGTCATATATTTCACACATTATACGCTTACGTACCGTTGGTCTCCACCAAAGAGCGCAAGCAAATTCGTTTAGATTTTATCGATAAACTAATGATAAAAACTCAAAACGATTTTAAATTGTACGAAGATGTAATAAAATTGATGGGAGACAATGATTTAGACACATGCCCATGCGAGTTGATCAGCGCTCGTCTACAAGACAACATTGTCTACACAAACAATTTGCAAAATAAACATTTTGACGCCAAACCGGTAAAGCTTAAAAAGGAACCAATCGACGCACTACTCTCAAAAAACAGCATTAATTGGAAACAAAGTTTGAAAAAGAAAAAAATTAATCTAATTAACAAAAGTAAAGTGGTGGTGGCGGCAGAAAAAAAATTGCCSGATACCACTTGCAATGTACCATTAACATTGGAGGGTGTACAGTTGGAGCCGAGTTGTCTACACCAAATCAACGGTTACACGGTGGACAGTTGTAAACATCAATTTGTTGTCATGGAAAAACAGCTGCGTGCTGGCGACGAAGCTGTGTCTTTTCTTCGGGTTTGTGTGTTGTGCAATGTGGTGGATGTAAATGAAAAAATGTAATAAATTTTTCGTAAAAGCAAACAATTTTTATTATTTTCAATTMTTGTTGATTACACATATTGGTTTACGTGGTGACGACGCTGACCGCTGCGCGATCTCCTTCTGTAGCCAGATCTAGATCTGGAGCGACGACGGTAGCCGCTTGAAGCGCTTCTGCTACGTCTACGATACGAACGTCGTCTCTGAGGCGAGCGCGATCTTGACCGTGAACGTCTTCTTCCTGTACGTTCCATTTTGCAAATTACCTTAATTTATATAGTTGATATAGCAGTTCAAAGTTGTCGAATACTTTTGAGTCGTTTCAATTGGGACGATTCGTTTGTGGTACGAAGGCGTTTTCTGGTCACCAGATCACCGGCCGCCTCTTTTTCTACAAAATTATTATTGCCCATTTCACGTATACGGTCCAAAATTCGAAACTTTTTACTAAAATCCTCGTCATCAAACTTTATATTCTCAATAGCAAACTGTTCAACAGTATTGATAAATATATTATTGATTGCGTTAAACACCATACGATTCATGTCACAGGATTTTTCAATGTTAATAGCCACATTCTCCACTACCACGGGATTGGTGCAAAAATTATTAGGGCACGACGACACCTGGTACTGAACCTTTAGACCAATCAACAAACTAAATTTGTCAACAAACGCTTTGCACGGATCGGTAATTTTGTCGTAAATATTTGCGTTGAGCATAGAACACCTGTCGCGCACTTTTACCGTTGGATATTTGTGCAACTCGTTGTTGACCGCTTTCTGTATGGAATTGTTTAAATACACCAACGATTCATAGTCCAAACGGATATTAGTAACGCCGGTGACGTCACGCAAATTATCCAATATTAAACTGCTGGTGGTGTCGTTAAACGTGGCGACRCATTCGCGTTCGCCTCTCGTCAGCGCGGCATCAAGTAAATCGAATAGAGGTTTGTATTTTGGCACCGAAGCCGTGTACAAATACATCATAACAATATCTTTAACTTTAAACGCCGACGCTGTCACACCAGCTGACACAAAATAATTTAGTATTTTATTTGCGTAAGTGGAGTATTTTTTAAAGTCAATTTCAGTACCGCCAACGGTAGGATTGAGCACGCGCAGCGGCGGTAAACGGCTCCTAGGCGGCAATTGTTGTTGAGGGTCGCCAGCGTTGTTCTGGTATTGCGAATAGATGGTAGCGCCCTGCATTACCAGTTTGTGTTCTGCGACAACCGCACACTCATTAATCAATTCGGTGATGAGCGGCATGTCAATTGTGATGGTGTTTGTGCCGAAGAGAGCCAAAAATTTTTCCCAAAACGGTAAACGCATCTGTGCATCGTCAAGATTATTTTTAAGCCTCTCAATTGTGAGAAAGAACCTCGTAGCGGCGCTCATTTGTGCCTCGCTTGCAAAAATGTACAATTATAAACGCCCGGTGTGCTTACATCATACGTTCAACGGAGCGGGTATGGTGAATTTATTCATCGCTATGTCGTCCATTGTGTCGAGGATTTCTATAGCGTTGTCGATTCCGTTTATTTGCACCTGATCCACGCCCGTGTTYAACAAATTGATCAATTTTCTCAGACCTCTTGATTGTGGTGCTAGTTGAGCAAGYGAATCTTTTTTGCCTTCGGACGCGTCCATCATAATAACCCTGCCCGCGCTCACTGCCAATAGAGCGTTCAATACGGCCTCATTGTTTGTTGGTTGTTGATAAGTCGACGCTGGTGTTTGCGCTAATGTGTCTGTTGAGTCTGCGTTGTAATTTTCATTTATACTAAATAAACTATTCTCCATTGTGCTTAAATGTTCACCGCGCGTATTGTACTGTTTTTTCGATAAGTCTTGACACGTCTTTCTCCAAACTGTATTGGTTAAACAATCGTACTACGCACTCTTTGGGTATAACTAAATTTTGGCAAATGATCAAAGCCAAATGCTGTTTGATGCCGTGTAATTTTTGAATAAATTCTTCAAATTCGTCTTGTTTATACTCTTTAAAAATAATAAGACACACGTTGCGCAGTTCTAAATCGTATGATGACATTGTTTTTGCTTCTGCTGCGTCTAAATAAACGCGTAAATAAAATCCAATGAAAATTTTGTGCACCAGCTTACTAACGTGTTTGTTATTTTTAAAATGGCGTTCCATAAATTGTTTTAGCGGCGCATACACTTTTGTTTGATACGTAGTGCTGTTTAGGTTTGACAATAAATATTGTAGAGCGTCATCGTGCATACCTTGTACATATTTTTTACATTGGCTAATTAGCGGTTGACACTTTTTGTGGTCCCAATACATTGGCGTAGCTTTGTCGCACAAAAGATTGTAGAAGAACATCAACAGGGTGTTTGTGATAATATTATCGACGCTAAACACTTCTTGGTCCACCCCGGTCATGTCGCTTCTAAACAACATAAAGAACAGCAATGGTATTCCCAGCATGGGTCTAAAATATATATCCCACCCTTCTTGAATTGTAGTGTCCAACAAAGTGATTGCGCGGGAAACATATGTGGCCTTGCAAAACAAACAATTGATTTTGTTCATAGGTGAGCAGTTTGCGCACAATTCTAATTTAACAGCCGGTACAGGTTTGTAGTATGACGACATAGCGTCCATGATTATTTGAAAGCTAGGCACCTGGCCTATAAATTCGTTGTCGACAAACAATTTGAAAATTTTCTTCACATCCTCGTCGTTGTCGGCGCGATTTTCGTAATCTTTTTTGATTATATCAATCACATACTTGTATTGGGAAAACAAAGTTAGACCCCTTGTGCGTACAATGTTTTGCTGTCCGTAATATTCAGCCAATAAAAAGGCAAGCGTATCAATTTCGGCTTCAGTGAGCAACGCAACAAACTTGACGGCCACTTGGGACTCAAACTTGAAAAAACGCAACGTGTAATCTATTTCGTGTTTCATGATGCCTGCGCGTCGCAGTTGTGCTTATTACAAATATTTTTTATCAAATTATTTGCGCTGTAACGAGCGGGCAATGTGGAGAGTTACGGTGGAGTCTGTGCGCAAATTTATTGGTTGCGACAATGACAAGATTCGAGTTTCCGTGTTCGTAACGTTATACGATTGGGAGAAACACAAAGATTTTCAAACAATATTATTCAAGTGCTTTCGCCTGCGTAAATTAGATATCAACATATTGACTTTGCGCCGCAAATTATCACGCTCACTTGATAATTATGTAAACGCTACCGAAAACCAATGGTCGGATTTGTTTGTTGTAACCCCGTACGACGAGCGAGAACAACCTGAAAATTCTATAGACACATTAGGTGTTTATTTTCAACAACACAACTGTGTCCCTTCTTTGTTCTTAGCATTGGAACAATTGCACCATTTACACGATATTAATTATAACTTGTTAAAAGTGTTGGAGAGTTACACATACACAGAAATCATTAATGTTTTAAGTACATATTGCACTGACTCCAATCGTAATCAACTAGTGAACGTGTGTGTGCAGCTATCTAAACCGTTTATAAACGACCCAGTTGTTAACTGGCGCAAATTCAGCAACTTAAAAACCGCTCTCTACAAATTGGGTATATTGCAACGAGTACCACTAAGATCGGACGGAGATTATAAATTTTTAAAATTGTTACAATGTGGACCCAAGACCATGAACGCTACATGCGAAAAATAGCGGCAGCCAATTATTTTCAAGACGTTATGGACGCGGACATAGGTCCTCCACAACGGTTATTGGCCAAAAATCGTTTATATCCCAATTTGAAGCGTCTACGCTTGCAATCATATCATGTGAGCGATCGTTATTGTTTACGTGTCATGAAACGTATGCGAGAACGTTATCAATAAAATTTGGTATATAAAGAGGTGTAAAAAAAGCTATAAACACAGTGCATCTATAACATTAGACACACAAACTTTAAACAATTTATATTAACAATGTTGTCGTTAGTGAACAACGAAAACAAGGAAGTGGCTAATAACAATGACGTCACATTTGGTATTCAACACACTGTAATTGAGAGAATGCACGACGCCCGTAACCGCATGATGGTGTTACAAACAAACACCAACCATATGATGCAATTAAAAAAGCGGTTGAGTTTTATGCAAAACAAATTACCAATTCAAAAATTGAATGAACAAATAACCCACGACGAAAACGGCAAAATGGTGTCAAAGACAATAAGTTTGCAGAAGCGCCAGGGATTAATGTGCACATATTACAATGTGGGAATGCGCGTGGAAGGTGGATTAATTAATTTTTATGTGGTCGATAGATGTCAAGTCCGACTATGTGAATCGATTCATGGTGATTTTTTRACTTTTGAGGGTGACAGTTATCCATTGTACATAAATACCTATCAAACCATTATGGCGAGCACACTCCTAAAACCGTATTTGATGATAACGAAAACAAAATTGATGACTATTGGTTTTAAAACCGACAAAGCGAAGCGGCTTGCCATGCTGCAAAAATTTTACGTGGCCACAGTGGACAACAACGAAGAAATTTATTCAAAAGGCGAGCTGGGCGAAGACCAAATGTTAACCGTGGTTCCCATGACCGAAGAAAAATTTAATTCGCTGTTTGTGATGGCGCCGATGAAAAAAAGTACAGATCCAGTGGAGTTTGTGGTAGCAGCGGTGATAAATGGCGTTAACAAAGGAATTTCTCGCGACGACATGCTTATGATGGACGGGAGTAGCGATAGTAACACTTCTGTGTACACTTTAAATATAGAGCCTGAAATTTTTATATACTTTGAGAAAAAATAAAACGTATGTAATTTATTGATAGCATAAATAAATGAATGCGTACAAACAGTTTTTGTGTATTTATATTATGAATAAAAAAATTAAATTACACAATTTGTCACACAAACTGTATCCACTGTGGTTGACAAAAAGTTTAATCACATATATGGGCGGATGCAAATTGAGTGAGCGTATCGACTGGCACAAAAGCACTAGACGGTGTCTATACGTAAAATCATTTAGTGACGCTAACAAAATAATCGATTGTCACATTACGTATCCGGATGGATTTTTAGCCGTGTTCAAAACTGACGAGATGCTTAATGAAATAGAGCAGTTAACAGACGAGGAGTTGACATGGGATGATGTTCATATTTGAGACAAGTTGTTATAATGGTATAGGACAATCGTCGCCCATACACCTATCGTTACAATCTACAGGTCCTACTAAACAATAATTAACATTATCATCAAATTTATTAACAGGGCCGCAATACGACAACGTTAAATCGGGCCGCAATGTGCGACAATTAGCAAAGTATTGACAATGTCTCAGAGGATATCTCTGCCAGCCAAATATTGTGCCGTCATGATATGGTGCACAAATTTCCGCAGCAGTGGGATCGGGCGGATTTGGTCGTGTACCACAGTCTACATTGTAAAAAGTGCGACAACTCATTGTGTTTGTGTCAAAGCGTTCCATTAGGGAACATTGAATTTTTGCGCCCAAACAATTATAATARCTTGAACAATCATCGGGATTGGTATAAATACAATTAAAATCCTCTGGTTCGGTTTCRAGTTCGTCTGGTGCGCGACTGGCGTTAATCACAAACAGCACAATAATACACAACAAAAACAGCGTTAGCAATATTTTTCCCAACATGATTATCTTACGCTATACCTATCTGCAGATTAGATAAATAAGTTGTATAAAATGTATGCGTCTTGTTATTATTATTTACTTGTACACTACCTTCCGTTTACTTTAAAATAATGAAGCGTCACGCCAACCACAACGGATATGTACACGCCAAAATGTCCAAGGTGGAGGATGAAGACATTGAAAACTTTATGTTAGAAGCGCCCGAACAAATTTGCAATGTGCAATTCAAGCTTAACTGCGAATGTACTGTACCCTGCGATAATATAATTGTGTGCGTTTACAAGGAAAACGTGTGGTCTTTAAAAATGAGTTTGCACGATGGCCATAATTTTGTAAAATACCAATCTGTGTTTAGGCGCTACTATTCGCATATTTTACGTGTGTTGTTGCCTTTAAATTTTCCAGTGGGAAAAACGCTTATTCAAGTGTACGTGAAAAATGTGTTAAATTAATTGTTTAAAACCATTGTGTATTTAAATAAAACATTAAAATTTTGATATGACTTGTTTAATTATATCAATCACACTGCTTTTGGTGACTACGACGTTTTGTGATACTCAAACGTTATATGAATTGAGTAATCCTTATTTTAGTATGTACATGTGTACTGATCATACTAGAAATAATATAGGTTTATCTCAAACGGCATCAGGTGCTTCTAATTGTCCAATTACTAAATTTAATATAATACCTAATAATGGCGGACTAGTGTTGATGTTTAAATTAAATACCGCATGTTCGTATTTATGTTTAGATTCTTGCGGTAACAAATATATCACAGATAAATACGTGGCCGAAGAGTGCACATGGTCTACGGTGGCGTACAAAGATTTTGATACGTTATCACAAAACCGGGGAAATTACACACAATTTTTGGCGTTTATTCGTTACGACACTATACCATTATATGCATCAAAAAATTTCAACTTGCACACGCACCACCAAAATATTAAACTTAAAATAAAACAAACATCTTCAACCTCAAACGACATTTGTAAACTAAATGTAAAAAATGTTGGTATAAACGCCACATGCACTAATTACAACATTGAAAACTATGACATCGACTTGCACAAAAATTATGCTGCAATTAATCTTTTTGACAAACTTTTAGCGTTTTTAGGTTTTTATAGCATTGTCAAACAAGAAACTGAAAACACTTTGCGAATGATTGATTACACTGCAAATTATAACAAATAAACAATTTATAAAAATAATTTTGTGTTAATAATTACATACTATACCACGAATAACTGTCCATTATAACGGCAACGTTTTGATATTGCTGATCGGCCAAACATTCTGAAGATTTAACAAAATAAATTGTTTGATTCTCTTTTGGTCGACCATAGCCATAATCAAGGGCGAAAAGACCGTTTAAAAAATATGTGACTGGTTCGTCCCCTCGCTTGTAATATGTGGCCGTGTTACCCATACACAGTTGACCTATTTCACCAAACCCGTCGACGAGTCGTGTTTGCCGAACAAAATAACATTGTTGCCGAAACGAGCTCTCCACCGTGTTGTTGATGCACGGATTGCAGCGTGTAGACACATTACCAGTGGTGCATGTGCGATGACATTGACCCACGCCGGGTAAAGGGCAGTTGTTGTTGTTGTGGCGTCGTTTAAAGTTATAATCCCACCAGTATTGGTAAATATCTTTTACGTCGCTGTTTGACACAATCTGAAAATAGCAACTAGTGATTTGAAATTTCATAATAAAATCAGTAGATAAATTTTGGCGCGGGTGTTGAGTGGTACGACGCACAAGTAACGGAAGATATCTAAGCTTTACGTCGATTGTATTTACTTGAAACACCATATCAGCATTAGATTTTACGGAGCTGTTACCCCAAAAAACTTTGATGTCACTGCGCACCGCGTCTCTGTGTCTGCTTACAGTCAACGGTTGTATGCAAGCGTTTGCCATAACTGTGTCGTTACCATAATGCTGATCTAATATCGAATAAAGACTGTATACGGGATATAGATTAAATTGCAAATCGCACATGCACATGGTTATGGATTGATTGAACGGAGCCTGATTAGTATAGTGGACGAGACGACCTTCGTGATGCTCGCCGGTCACCGGATCTATTGAGCACGGATCGGGAATGCATACTTCAAACTCAAAATTACGACGCACATCCTCGTGGATGCCTGGATGTCGAGTGGACACGTAACCATCGCGACAGGGCGGACGGTGGAAAAACGCCGGGTCCGCGCGAACGTCTCGCACCACACTGGGCCGGCAGAATGGCGCGTGCTCGTTGCGGTCCGGATGGTAGCCGTTGTCGCATTCGCATTCCAGTGGCGTTGTATACAAACTAGCCAATCTACCGTACGGCCGACAGCCCACTTCAATGTCGCAATCATCGTATATTGTGGTTTGAATAACTAAGCCTGGAAAATCACAATGGCAAATTATGGCATAATTACTTGTATCAACTTGTCGCATCACCCACGTACCGGTGTGTGGATTACAGGCGCGCGCCTGTTTAGAATCTAGCGCTAAACAAAACGATTCGCCCGGTTGCATAACTTGAGTATCGCCGTTGGGCAATTCAAGAATTACGTTTTCCGTAAAAGTATAACATTTGGCTAAAGCCTCTTGACACAGCTGACAWGTGGCGTCTGTGGCGCAAGGCGTTAAAGTTTCGTGACACGATAATTCGTTTTCTTCAATAGTTATTATTTTAGGCGGCTCAATTTCGGGCACGCGAGAGTTGTCGTAAATTACCAATTCGTCTTCGGGCACAATAACCGGTTCCATGTTGTTGTATAAATTGACAGCATGCAACAACACCATCACAACCATCATTATCACCAGCACCACGTACAACGGGTAATTCATGTAGGCCGCCACTTATATTAATCGCTAACATTCAATTTACCAGACAAACCTAAAGGTCTCAGTATTTTTAATATAGTCGCCAATGTGTTATTAATATTGGTCAATTGCGTGTTGATATTTGTAATTTGTGTGGTCAACGATGCGCCGAGCGTGTCCACTTTACCGCTTACACCGTTTACTTGTGTCGATACACCATCAATTTTTGTGTTGAGCGAAGTGAACGACGACGCAGTGCTGGTTGCTAATGTATCAATTTTAGAGTTTGTGCTAGTCACTGTTGTGGCAACACCATCAATTTTACTGTTTGTACTAGTCAAAGTAGTTACGACTCCATCGATTTTATTGTTTGTACTAGTCGTTACAGTGGCAATAGTGTCTATTTTGCTATTCACACTGGTCACGGTGGTGTTTAGTGTTGTAACTTGCCCGTTAATTGTGTCGAGTTTTGTGTCTATTGTAGTTATTTTGTCAGTTTTCGTATCGATTTCCGGTAAAACTTGCACCTGTGTGTCGATGCTGGTCAAAGTTGCTGTGTTATCATCTATTTTTGCACTCACATCGCTAATGTCTTTTCGAATTACTAGGAAAATGTTATCTTCAGAGCTCATTATTATTCTTATCATACAATTAGGTACATAAATAAAAGATAATCATGTTACAATTTATTCAGTCATAGTAGCTTTAAACATGTACACTGTTGAGCAAGCCAAATTAATTTGGAATAACGTCAAATATAACACGGAACGATATTGGGCGGTCACAAAAAAACACAATGACGGCTCATTGACATGGCTACACACAGATAGTAAATATTCGAAACAACAAACGTTCAATACATTTGAAGAGTTTTACCAGTTTCTGATCACCACCAACGCCCAGGACGTTCACGTAAAAAGGACAGTGCAAGGCGACCGAGAATGGGTCATAGACGTGGACCACCACAACGACCAATGTGCGAAAAAAATTGCGCTCAAAAACAAAATTGCTCATTTGACGTACGCTTGTTTTTTTGGCGAAAACGCGGTGCGCATCATGGACTCGGGAAACCGTGGCCTCCACATATGGCTAAACGGGGATTTGACAAAATTTAGAATGAGCGCCACCGCAATGGAACGCGCGTATTACCTCAAGTGTGTACTGACGCCTCCGACTAAAATTAACGACAAATTAGCTCGACCCGGATCTTTGGTGTACGCTTTTTTACAAGCATTACGAAACGAAGACGTCATACGCGCAATCAATGAATTGTATCCCAATATTAACATCAAGAATTACGACGCTATGTTAAAAGAATTTTATCCTTGCGTCGACAAACAAGTCTTTGAATCGACCAAACAAATAAGAGCACCTTATAGTTTTCACAGTAAAGGAAACAGATACAGCACACCGCACGTACTATAGTGTGTAAATGAATATTATTAAAACAATTAAAAATTGGTGGTGGCAACAAGATCCCGACCTGGTGGAGGTTTATTTGTTGTTTATGAACAAAAAACTTGACAGAATCGAGTCTAAGATTGACAACATTGACAAAATTACTAATAGCTATTTGTACAACAGGTGGAGTGCTAGCAGCTCAACAATATCGGTGGATGAAAATAATATTGACAACGTAACATCCACAGAAGACATAAATAGCCACCACGATGACGAATACGACACCGATGGTTCCAATTTGGCCATTTATGCAAAAGCCAATATTAACGACACCACCAGGCTGCAATACGTGACCGGTCATCGAGACAAATTTAACACGCGCAAACGTTTGTACGACGACGGGGTTATGGAAAAAATTTATGAAGCCAACAATTTAGATGAACCGGCTGCCAAAATTTCTAAAATCGAACAAGATATAATCAATTGTGGTAAACGTGTTGAGCACATCGATTCGCATGGTACCATTGTTTACGCAAAYAATACCACCATTAAACCATTAGTCAAGGAGGCTGCATTAAAATAAAATTTAAATACTACTGCTGCTTTTCATTTAGTTCCCCTTTTGCCGGGACAACAATCTCAACGTGCGCCGACGGTACATTTATGTAGACTAGTTCTTTAATTTCACCCATTATTTCGCTCTTTGTTACATTCAACAAAGCGCCCAGATTTCCAAGCACACTTTCGTTGTGACTTTGTAATTGGTCAATTTTTGTGTGCAACAACTCAATTGTGCTTAGTAGTTCGGCACTGGGCGCCAGTTGTTCATGTGTGTCGCCGCCAATGGTCAAATCGTGTACTAGTTGGCGCAAATTTTTATAACTGGGCGCGTCCGATTCCGGAATGGCTGCTAAATATTTACAAACGACAAAGGCGTGAACAAAATTTTTACCATTGTTTTGAATTTTGTAACAGGTTGGCGTCGAATTCCACAATTGTGTGGACGTGACACGAGTGTATGGCGACAACATTTGCGCCACTGACGACACCTCGGCAAATCCATTTGTAATACCGTTGTCGTTGGTCACAATAAAAACCTCGATGGGATTAGAATTTGTATCAAAAGACATGTTATCCTTATCATTATTTTTATTTTTAAACATAATACAAAAATCTTGTAGAGAACTCTTCACTATCGACACACCAATACAATATTAATACAATAAAATTATCAAACACATAGTCGCACTGGTTGTACATGGATTTTACGTTATAAACAAAATCAAAAAATTTACTATAATTACTGTATTTGTAGGTGGGCAATTGCCGATTTTCCATGTATGTTATGTACTTTTTTAAACTCATTATATCCAAACGTCTAATTAGCTCGTTGGTATGATGTCGCTGGCGACTGAGATCAACTTCATATTCTAAAGTATTGAGATTCCTATACAGTCTGATATTGTAACTATTGGGTTTTTTACGTAAACTGTTTAAGCTTCCGTTTAAAAAAGCCACATACATAGAATATCTAAACATTTTTTCGTCGTCCTGCCATTCAAGCAAAAATGGTTCTTTGTACAAACTAATTTTGTCAAAAATTAGACCAGTCTCTTCTATAAACTCACGCACCGCCGTCTCATAATCCAATTCGCCGACGTCTTGTCGCCCTCGCGGTATACTTAATTTTTCTACAAATGGAATGTGCTTGTTATATTTGAGATTTTTGTTTACGTGCTCGCTGTACGATTTGTTCGCTTGCAAAATTACCGCTTTGTCGTCGTTTGTAATAAGCAACAACCCTGAATGTCTACCTTTTTTAACCATTTTAAGGCATTCATGCACAACATTACCTTACAGAACAACACACAACGCGTTATATACCAAACGTTATCTGTCTATCAATCGATCCCACATTGTAAAACACAACAATGTTAACAATTTTAGAAAAAAATTGCCTAAAATTTCCACATCACATCACCACCAAATACAATAAAAATTGACACCAATATTTTATTTTGCATTTGCATTAATTTGCACCARCCTTTGGCAATAGTTTGTTCCGGTTTTGATTCGTCTACCCTTRATAAAATCTAATTTCAATTCCATATCATTGTTCAAAGTTTTGCCCTGCGCGGCGGCACGTTTCAAAGCGTTAACCCTGCGCGAATTCAACTCCAATGGATTCATCAACGATGACTTTTCCAATGTGAAACTATTTAGGCATCCGCCATTGAAAATTTCTATACACACAATTGTAAAAATTAAATACAAGGTTTCGTAGTCTTGGTATTCGAACACAAACTTGTTTTTCAAACAATAATAATACAATTTCATGGAATTGTAAATGTAAAAAACGCGATGAGTATTAATGTACGTTTCGGAGTCCGTGACAAACACAACATTAACTCTACGCTCTTTTATTAAAAACCTTAGCTTTTCTAACACGCTACGACTACCTTTGTTGTTTTTTGCACAATATATAAGACACACATTGAATGTTTCATTTTCCACAACGGTAAAGTGCTGTTTTAACAGGTCAAGTATTATACTTTTATTTGCCGCGTCCAATTCCAGCATAACATATGTGTTATTAGATTTATAACGTTTAGTTATGTCCGCCACAGTTTTTATTGAAGACAAAATTTTTATAAACACCGGGTCGGACCAACCTCTGGCGACGTCAGTGGCCACATCTCCATTGTTAGCTATTTGATGTTTAAAATCAAGCCCGCTTTGTATCAAATTCGTGGTCATGCGGATGCTCAACTGTTGACCTAATGTATAATAGTCTTCGTAGCCGCGCTCCCATATACAATTCTCTAAAAACACCAACACTTTGGTGTAATTTGATAGAGTTGCAAATTTAGCCAAACGATTAAAATCGCCTTTAAACCACAAATTTTTTAATAAAATAGATAAAAGCTGACGGTCTTTTGAAGATTTCACGCCCACAAGGGGAGCGTGTTTTACAAATAAATCCAAATCATTGGGTGTGCACTTATTTATGTTTTCTATGTGAAATTTTATATAAACCACATGCAACGACACAAAACCTTCATTCACACGTACACACTCGTGCATTTTATGGTAATCCAAAAAATTGTCACCAGCACTGTACAACATGTATTTGGCGATAGTTGGAAATAAATATTTGACACATTGCGGAAAGTATTGAGACGACAATTGTTGCGTCGTATAAAACATTTTGTAATAAATAATTTTTTTTCACTGTTTGGCACACCGCCGCATTCGCTGACACGTAACAATATAATAAGATATAAACAATGTCGTACAAAGATTTGTACCAAGAAATAATAAGAACACAACAGGACATTGCCGTTACGTATCAAAGGCTGGTGGCGGTAGAAAATGAATTAAAACGAAATATAAACGATAAAAATAACTTGTTACCCGTTGGCGTTGCGGCGAAACTCGACAATTTACAAAATAAAGTAGACTATTTATTAAAACAATTAATTGTTAACGAGCCAACAGAGGATAAACAAACTATTGTTGAAGAACATGAATTGCCCAGTGACGAAGTAGATTCTACAGAAAATTTGACACAAATCGTAATAAATTAAGCTTTAAACATTAACGGTTTATGTGGGGCAAAATTTTTACGAGTTGCAGTCGGCACATTGTGATGAAGTAGCGCCATATAATATTTCATAGACTCTGTCATTAATAACCATATACCAATGATTATTAGTAACAGAAATAACACAGAGAACGCCACCAACTGCGGAGGCTCAAGTTGCTTACGTTTGACGTTTTTGTACACCGCCACCATGCCACCCACTAGTAGGACAAAACCGCCAAGATACTTAGAATTGACCACTAACGGCGACGGGTTTAGCATTATTTTATTGTGTCTGGTCAAAAACCATTTAAAATATTCATAATTGCGGTTGGCGGCAAAACTAGAGGAAATTACACTCTCTAAATCGATATCAGTAAGAGGATCGCCCTGCCACGTGATCATTTGACCATTACTGTTAACTTTTAAGTTATCAATATATGTGATGGCGTCTATTGCACTAAAAGTCATGAGATCAATGTCTGTTTGTTGTGCGGCGTTGGCGTTGGTTGGATAAGTTGTGGTGACATACTCCATATACATTTCTGGTAGGACAACAATTAAATCTCGATTTTCTATACCGATACTGTCGTACAACGATCCCAAAAAAGCGTTTGACAAATCGTCAAGGTACCCACGAGGAAACATGTTATTGTAGCCGTACGGATCCCAGATCATGAGCACAAAATCAATGAGCGTCAAAAACATGAGCACTACATTTATGACGGACATGGCCATTTTAAGAGCGCGAAACATCATTTTAGACACAACCGCCACCGTTTTAACCAAAGTTCGATGAACTGTGTTAATTACCACCGCTTTGTACACTTCGGCGGCAAAACGGTTTGTAAATGTCTTTGTGCCGCCCAACAACAAATTTCGCAAAATAGGCAGCAACTGACTACTGACCTCTTTTAACAATTTATTGAGCTGCGATTCTAAAATATTAAAACCCAAATCGGTCAATATGCCGAGTATAAACGAATGGTCCTCAAGGAAATCTATGATCATCGAATCAAGCTCGTCATTATTGTTATAGTTTTGAAAATCAGGCACAACTTCTGATACGTTCAAGGGGTTATCAGTTGTAGTGGTTTTGTTAATTTTTGATTTTAAAGTGTCTTGACGACGTTCACGTCCATTTAATAGGGCCAAGCGAGCAGAATTTATTTGTCTCAACAAAGATTGTTTGTGAGTGGCGTTAAAGGTCGACGTGGATTTATACGAATAACCCTTTTGAGCTTCGTAAACCAGCGTTGTTCCCGGTCGCAAATCACCAAAATCATTGTGAGTTATAAATCCTCTTTCGAACATTTCATCAAATTTATCGTCACGGGCCTCCATCCATTCGTCCAGCATTGTTTTTCCTTCTGGCGGAGGCGGCGGTGGTAATATACTTGACGGTTGGTCGTATCTAAACATTGACATGTCCGCCACAACACCCGTTGCCATCATTTTAAACGAAGCGTATATAGAATCGCCCAATACAAACCCCACCAACATTTCGTACCAAGCTTGGGCGCACCCACTTGCCGAGCTCGAATTGGCGTTTACCACATCTCTGCCAAACCGACGGCAATAGGCCGCGTTAAAAAACCCCTCCGCTTTGTCGGGAAACACAGGGTTGTTGCTGTATGCGGTATCAAACCCGGGCACGTCGTCTATGCCCGCAGACCTGCGGTCTTCGGTTCGCATGTAGGGGGTGTTCAAGTACATTTTTGTAAAACTGTCCACCATTATGCATTGCTCGTTTGCAGTGTAACGCGTTTCCACCGATTGCAGTTCTCCATTTCTGCGAGCCATAGCGCGGTCCAAATTGAAACATGCCGGTTGATTGTATTGCACGGCTGTGTTAGATGTTTGAGTGTAACCGCCTATAGGTGAATGAATATCTATGGTACGTGTGGCCGTAAACGGATAACATGTCATCGCTTCACAACCTTGTTTGGAAAACTCAAGCTCCACCATTACGGCTTGTTTGTTTAACAACGCTGGAGGAACGTGAAAGTCGTTATTGTTGGCGTATCGAACAGCGTAGTTGATAAAAATGTTAGGAAAACGGGTACGCCAGTCTCTAATTAAATTTAACCTTATACGGTTAACTATAAACTCGTCGCACGAGATCATGTCTTGTGCCGTAGGTAGCGCCATTATCTTAAATGGTAAATAAAACTCGTTTTTATTGATCCAAAACGTATTGTTTATTGCAATCCCACAAATTTAAATTTCTATACAAATGCGCGATTTCGTCCGAAAATATTTTTGCGTCGCGCACAGAATTGAAACACAATGATTTGCGTAATAATTTTACTTTGTTTCTGTATTTGTGATGACACACTTTCATAGTTTCATCCCACAATTTTTGAGGCTGTTTACAATTTATCTCCACCACTATATTGTCTAAATTTATTTCGCTCTTTTTTTTCAAAGTCTCCACGTAAATGGTTTGAGCGGTGACGGCTTTTATGATAGAACCGGAACGCGTGACACATATTGTGGGAGTTTTGTATTTGTCCGTGTAATTTTCGTAGCCATCTTCACTTTTTACTTCGTCATTTTTCAGGTCGTCCGCAGAAATGGAATCACGCAATTGTTGTTCTGGCGTTGTCGTTTTGCTGGTGCTTGGGCGGCAAGGCGCAGGAACCTTTACAAGCGGCACCAAATTTGAGGCCGAAACTTTTATTACGGGTATGGTGTGTTTGTTGCCGGCGATCAAATTTTCAATTTGGTCTTCCTTCTGTCTCAATATATTGTACAGTTCGTTCATTTTGTGATATAACACGTCCAATTGGCGGTCTTTATCAGCAATCACATTATTCAACATTGCTATACGATTCTCCGCTTCACTGACACGTTTTTCTAATTTCCCAATTGTATTGCAAAGAATACTGTTACTAGTAATAAGGCAATTCACGTTATATTCTTGCGACAAATCCATGGTTTATGTGATTTACAGTAAATACATGTAGCACCTTTTATACTTTTTCAGCTTGTACTAAAAACAACAACATGATTTTAAACGCTCTTGACTATTGTAACTTGCGCAATCGCACGCTCCACATTTTAATCAGTCACGGCTGTCGACCTATGACATCAACAAGATAAGCGTTTGGGTATTAAAACAGTTTGATCGCCTGCGTTGGTGCAGTGCGGAGAAGCTAGTGCGAAGTTGTACTGCAGTAAGTGTTTGACACAAGTTTTTACAAAACTTTATTTTTTTTGGCAATTTTTTAAAATATCTATGCGTGTGTTTGTTACAGACTCACAATCTTCGCACAACCACTCCGCCAAAGCGTTATCTATGGTCATTAGCTCCAAACCAATCAATTGAATTGATGGTATGTAATTTTTTTTATCATATTGTTTATGTAGTGTGAATCTATAGTAGTATTGATATTACAAACAATTTCTATTGTTACAGATTTGCTGCACGACCATTTTGTTATACATTTTTGTTATAATATTATATTATTGTGGCCACTTGTGTGCGCATAATGTCATAATTTTTGTTGTATTTATTATATTGAATAGAATGTTAACATGACGGACGAAATCATACAACCTGCACTACCTCTAAGTTATATTTTGTAATTGTGTAAGTAATGATATCTAATGTAAGGTAAATTGGTGAACAACATACATTGCTCGGTGGATTGTAAGGCATTGCTCAGTGAATCGTAAACATTGCTCGGGATCTTTAACTACGTTACAAATAAGTACTTTTAATTATTATTTTTAGTTATGTACACTTAAATAGTTTGGTGCAAGACTATTTAAAATTATGGTATACTTATTAAGTGCACACTAAGTATATTGTAATTTTGTAAGTTCGAAATGCGGGATCACCTTTATTTTAAGCATCTTTACATAAATAATTTGACGCTTAGGTATGTATTTTTAAATAAATAGGGGCTGCTACTACTTTCTATATCGTTAAAATAAGCACTAGGTAGGTACACGTTATAAATTAAATACTTAGATTTAAATGAGGTAGATTAAATTTTTCAATAATAAACACCTATGTACCCTGACACACAATTTTTTGTTTTTTTTCAAATAAAACCACATTTGATATGTTGTCAACATTTTGTATTTATTACACTTTATTATATGTTGTCAATAATAATGTCGAGACAATCAGAGTGCAAACTGTGGTCATTGTTATACAATTTTAACTTGACCGCAAATTGGGTAGCCGTGGTACCAGCATACTCAATCACCACTGTAATATCTGCATAACCCAAACCGCTGTATATCCAATCTCTAATAAACGTTTCAATCACTTTGTAGGGACCGCGATTTGTAGCCACGGTTTGTGACACAAAATTAAACAAATCGCGAGTTCCGCCGTTGATAAAAGCAATAATGTGACCTGTATCACGACCCCTGCTATCTCCGTCGTACATATTGGCCACGTTTTGAGCCGCTTCGCGTGGCACGTCTTCTGAACTACGTTGAGCCATTGATGGTGGCGGTTGTCGAAGCGTTGCTTGCACCACCAGTGGCAGATACACCATATCGCCACGGGAATTTGTTTCATTTCTTGTCGCAACAAACGTGTAAGGCGAATTGGGTGGAAATTGGTAGATTCTTTCAACCGGGTAAATTGAATTTCCTTGCGACAACACACTTTGCATACGTTGCATCGTCTCGCCATCGTAACCGTCGCGCACTCTTGCCCGACATAAATTACTACAGCTGTTGCTAGAAAATATAGTGTCCAACGGGGACCGTTTTGATCTAAGATTGGTGAAAATACGTCGACACGATTGCACCGACACTTTAGCCGGTCTGGCGCATGTTACATAATCTTGATTAGCCACGTGACATTTGGGCAAAGAGTAAGTACCACGTACACAATCGTCAATACACTTTTCGCCGTACACAGAACGACCCCATTTTTCAGTAGGCGAATAAGGTACAGGGTTACAGTAATCCCAATTATAATTTTCGGTAGTGTAGCACCAGTTGTATTGCGTATCCCCAAATTTGCCGCAGTTGCTCAAACAATATTGTCGAACGCCTGGTCTAAAAGGTGTAAGAAACGTTGGAACACCAGCTGATAAGTCAGAGTAACACGCGGCCATGTTTAAATGGTGATCAATGTAGCATTGTCCAGCATCGTTACAAGCACTAAGACATGGTGTTAAATTATCGACGGTTGTAGATACTATATCGTATTTGATAGAACACAATGATGCTATAACACAATTGGCAAAAACACAAAAGTATTTGATTAACGACATCACTGTTAAAACGTTCACAACACACAAGCGTTACAATGAAAAAGAATATGTATGATACAACATACCTACCTACCAGATAAAGCAAGCACGACACGGTCTGTACATGTAACAAAGGTCAACTGATAACACAATAAAAGTGGTACATCGTTTCATAAAATTTTTGCCACTTTTATAAAATCGACATTAAAAAAAGGTCGACATTAAAAATATTGCTTTCAAAACTTTCTGGGTGATGAGATCGATATTAACATTTTGTGACACTTTATTTTTGATACCTGTTTTGCCACATAAGGTCGACATTAAATTTAAAAAGAAAGTTTAAAAACTTTGGCAATGAGTTCGATATTAAATTTTGTGACACTATATTTTTTGATTTTGTTTTGTCACATAAGGTCGATATTAAATTAAAGAAGTTTTAAAACTTTGGCAATAAGATCGATATTAAAAATTTGTGACACTTTCATCTTTAAACTTGTTTTGCCACTTAAGGTCGACATTAAGCAAAAAACTAAAGTTTTAAAACTTTTGATCATGAGATCGATATTAAAATTTGTGTCACTTAATTTTTGAAACTTGTTTTGTCACATAAGGTCGACATTAACCAAAAAATAAAGTTTTAAAACTTTAGGCGATAAGATCGATATTAAAATTTTTGTCATATTATTTATCAATAACAAATGTGGCACATAAGGTCGACATTAAACGAAAAAGAATTTTAAAACTTTGGAGATAAGATCGATATTAAAATTTTATGACTGATAAGCAATTAGCAAGTGTATTGTAAAGTGGATAACACTCAAAATTGAATAGTCTGGTAATTTCATGCTATCTGCCTGGGGTCGGGAAGTTGAAGACTTATCAACCGCTGTTTTTTACGTTTACACCATTTTTTTATCCAAATATTCTTACGGAAAGCTGCCCTAGCGAACTGAGTGAAATTGACAATTGCTGCGATACACCAATTGTAACGGTTGCTTGTTGCGTAAATATTTTGCGCCGCGATTCATACAATGCGCTGTAAAATCGCCTGGTCGACGTCCGCAAGATATTCCGGTGTAAATTGTTTGGTGTGCTGTTTGCACCATATACAATTCCCAATTATTATATTCTGTCATAGGTATGCGGGTGGTGTGTAGTAGACAAAAAATATATATAGTATGTAATTTAAAAATTTATTAACACAWTTTAGTTTCAAAAAGAGTGGTAAAATACATGTTTTCCATTTCATTATTATACACACTATTAATAGGGTTACCGTCAATGTCCATTAGCTGGTCGTTTTCGTACAGCCGTATACGCAGGCCTATAGCAGTTTGTATCAATGTCGAGTTATAAATGTACACCGCAATCACTTTTGCGTATCGCTCGATAGTTGCGTCTAAAAATTCGGCCAGGCGTCTATTYAATTGTTGGTAGCGCATAGCACCGGTGGTGTTGTGCATTAACATACTGTGCGGCACGCTATGAATGTCAAACTTTAAAGTTGTTTTATTGATCACACCCCGTAACACCAAAGGTATGTGGCGTGGTGTTTCACCAAAACGAGCATCTGTAGGCAATACTGTATACGATACAACCGGTTGATTGTGTGTATACACCGTGGGGTTRTTTTGTTCATACAATTTTGCAACTCGCAACACGTTCAAGCCAGATTTTGGATTATACAATCGTTCTTGCCGATACACATCAATTACATCGACCATGTTGCGTTTAATCCGGTTGTGTGAAACGGGCTCCTCGTCGTTGTCGTGGCGATGAAAATAGTTACCGTTTCCGTCAGTCCGCCACACCGCAGGATCGTAATAAGGTTCCGTGTTGGTGGGCGCCGCCATATAATCGCCTGCAAAATATGCGTCATCGTAATCATCGTTCTGTCTACGTGTGCGGTGGCCCAAGTTACATTTGCGGTACCCGTGTTCATCGTACTCGCCTATACTGCCAGCGACCAAAACGTTGACGTGCTCTAAATAATCGGTAAAATGCGGATTGAGAGTACATTTTTGCCAGGCGCCAGTGTAATCGTGACAATAAGTAAAAGAATTGTGGTCAATTTTACACGGTGATTTGCAGTCGGCACCAGTTTCGGTTTTGTATGCAATCAACAATTCTTGTGTGCCGGGTACGCAGTACTCCCAAAATCCGCCTGCGACGTGACACCACGAACGTCCGCTCGCCAAACGTTCACACTTTTTGTCAAGACACCCACTATAAGGATTTGTGGTAAGAATGGTTTCGGTGGCGTAAATGCCCAATTCTCGGTTGCACTTTTCCCATTCGCCGCTCGCCACCATACAATATAGGGTGTTGSCTTGAAAGGGGCCGCAATTACTGATGCATTCGCGGTTGTTAACGGTGCGGTAGCGTTTGGTGAGTGTATTGCCCACGCGACAAACGTTCGTTGTACCATTAGAGTTGACCACACAAACATTGTTAACGCAATCGTTTACACACAAGCGGTTTGTTTGCACAGAGTACGCTTCTCGGTGCGAATACAACAACGGCGGCGACGACGATGCTGCCACAGCCAAATACACATAGCATACATACGCAAGTGCGGCCAACATGTTTTACAACATTATAAAAATGGTAACGACGAATAAAGCGGAATTTGCCTAACAAATTCACGTTAAACTATTTTGTCACAGTGGATCGTGTAAACATGCGTACTGATACACTGAATTGCCAGCTTTTGTCGTGAAAGGTATTACTTTTTTCAAATCATACACCGTTTTACCGTGTTTTAGATATATGACTACAGCTTGATATACATTGTTACCCACATTGTGCATGGTGATGACATCGCTAAACGGATCGTATTTTGGCAATCCCGCAGTAAGTTTAGCAAGCAGGCCCTCGGATATTTTGTCCATGTCCAGTAAATACATGCTCATTAGACATTCGGTGAAATCTAAATCCAGTTTGGCTTGATTTATTCTAACGGCTTCGTTGTTAGTAAAGGTATTTGAAGACACGTCCAATCCGTCCCAATCTCGGCTCCAGTCGATGAAATATTCAAGAGAGCCGAATTTGCATTGCATATCCGATTTGACAGTGTACAGTTGCAAATGTCCTGGCTGCGCGACCGTGCATTCGACAAGATCAGAAGTGGTTTTTCCTTTGGTGTAAGTGCACGAATACACTCCGCCGGTGGACGCTTCTCCGCCAACTTCAAAAAAATCTAGGAATGAAGCTTTACCATAAATGGTTACACCCCAATTGTAGCCCTCAGTGGGTGTGTAAGTGTCGACAGTGGTGACGGTATGCGAAAGCTTGCATTCGTGCGTGTAGCAATCCACCGAGGAGAGCAGCGCCGGCTCGTACGTGTAAAACTCACAATCGTAGGGTGCGAACATGGCTATGGCAGCGTCGTTTTTTTGTTTTAATCTATTGAGACACCCGGTCCAGTTGTCAAGGTTGCACGACCGCAACGTCTCGTCGCAAGTAAGTCGCGCGGGTACACCAAAAAATTTAAAATGCGCATACTTTTTTTTCAGATCGGCAAGTTGCTTTGCGGCCAGCTCTTCCACGCTTGTCGTGGTTTTGGCTGTCAACGCAATGGGGTCGGATTGGCTAATAACACTCTTTGATTGCGCACATCTTTCTGGCGGTAACCATGCAAATGAGTAATTAGCGGCAATTAGCAAACAATAAAAAATGTGTATGATCATTAAATAGTTTTGGCGCTGCTTACAAAATCTCTTACAATTCAAAATACGATCCGGCCAATTCTTGGTGCTGGGCCAGTGTCAAATCAAACATACCGCTCAGCACACCCACGGCGTATTCAAGTAGACTGCAATAGCTGTGGTTTTTGTCACTACGCTGGTGATACCGCCACATGCAATTGTAATCAACAATGGCTCGACGGAGCAAATATTCAATTTTTTCCACCTCTCCAATGCTCGCCGCCGCGTCGACAAGCTCGAAATGGTAGTCGTAAATGTTGCCTGCGGCCAACATGTTGTGCGTGATTATGTGTCGGCCAAACGTTAATGTGAACGGCAACAGCAGTGATGCATCGTCTTCTTCCCAATCTATACGAACTAAACGCGCGTCTCTCACACAATTCGCCACTTTACAAATTATCTCTTGCATTAGTTTGTAAACTCGTGTCTGAGAATCGAGCGTCAACGTGTTGCTAGTTTTCCGCATTTCATGGGTGGGTTTATAACAGTAAAAGTCAAATGAAAAGTCTYTGGGCAAAACGTTGTTATAAGTTAAGAGCATCCTCAACTAGGAGTCGTGTGTGTGTAATAAGGTAATAAACAAAATGACTCCGTCTTACTTTGAGCACGGGCGTGTACTGCGACAGCTATACCAAAGCGATTTTTACAGAATCAGCAAGTATTACAATATCCAAAAAGATTACTATAAATTGAAAAATTCGTTTATACAACCACTCTTTACAAATTTATACTATTAATTTYCTAAAACCAGCGTATTCAATGTAAAATAAGATGAAAAGCGCCAAAGCTATAATTGTTGGGGACGTGAGTGGGCACATCACATTTCGTCAAAAAGACAMGAGCTCTGAAACAAAAATATCGGGCGTGTTGAACAATTTACCGTTYGGTTGTCACGGACTACACATTCACGAATATGGCGACACCTCAAACGGTTGCACTTCAGCCGGGGAACATTTGAACCCGTTCAACCAACCCCATGGCGGCCAAACTAGTGTACAACGACATTTAGGCGATTTGGGCAACGTGTGTTCCGACGGTGCGCCAGTGACTGTTTTCGAAAAGGTCGACAATATTATTAGTTTATACGGTCCTCACAACATATTGGGCCGAAGTATAGTTGTGCACGCAATGGAGGACGATTTGGGATTGGGCGATAACGTTGAGAGTAAAATAAGCGGAAACTCTGGAAGTAGACTTGGTTGCGGTGTAATTGGCGTTGTGCGTCCGCATAGAAAATATATGTAAAAATTACACTAGCTTTTTTGTTATCATTCCAGCTGCCATAAAAATACTAAAACATTTTTATCAACCAGAAGGTCGATATGTCAATACCGTATAGGTTTAATAAAAAGGAGCTTTGTGTATAACGCGTCAATAGTAATCGCAAACCCGACAAACAAACATCATGAATAAACTGTTAATATTTATGTTTTGCCTAGTTTGTTATAGTTGTGCTAAATCCAAACAAACGCTTTTCGAAATAATGGATGAAACTCAAGCTGTAGACACAGTGTCGTCTGAAATAAAAATGTGCAGCGCCTCAATGAATATTCGAGGCAACACCAGAGTTAGAGCGCAGCGTGATGTTGCTGTTAAATCTACACGCGAAAAACAACTACAACTTCGTCAATTGGTGGAAGAGGTGTATCAAAATATCAACTCTACATATCAATACGATAGAGCGACAATACTTTATCAAATGGTGGCCAATAGAATGCATGCCGACATACAAAAATCGTTAAAGCAGTCGTGTCCTGTGATTGCACAAAAACATATTGGCGCATGCACAGACTACCGCTACCCCGGCTGTTATTGGGATCAACCGTTATTGGAAAAAGCCACCATTGTTATGGACAAGATTGTATGTCATGGTCTAAATGTGCTGTCCCTGGGTATTGGATATTTTTTTACTAGTTGTTAAATTCAATAAACAATATATAATTTGAATCATTTTATTTTATTTGRCAAAATGTTATATACGAGTACATCAAATTTTTTTCAAGTAATAGTTAACTTCGTTGCGCAATTCCTTCTGAAAACCCAAAAAAACCAAACACATGATTTTGTTTCGTTGCTGGTGTGAACGGGCGCTGTTTAAATCATAGCACTCGGCGTGATTGATGTTTTTAAGCACAAATCGAAAAAACTCGTGCAAGCGCAAAAATTTGGGCTCGTACGAATTGTTGTTACGCTCGTTGATATATTCAACAAAAGTGGTCCAGGCAATGTTTTCGAGACGTAAGAAATTATCTCGATCGATGGCTTGGGTTTTGTAAAAATACGTCATCAAATCAATGTCCATCGATAGATACTGACCGGTCAATTTTTTAAATGTTACACTATTATTTTTAGATGTGCTTTTGCATGTAATGGCGTAATGTCCGATTACATACAAATAGTAGCACGATCCATACTTTGAATCGCCGGTGATGTACAATTTGGCCAACCGGTATTGTTCGTGGTACGAGTTAAACACGTTTTTACAGCAAATTTTAAAAAACTCATCTATTATATTTTCCAAATATTGCAAATCTTGAGTTAAATGACACTTTAATTTAGGGTCACAATCAACATGAATCTGGTTGGTTTGAACATAATGATTTGCAACCAGTTTGCTGGTGTTCCATCGATGCGGCAGGGCGGCCGCGTCGTTCAAATGCACCTTTAGGTTTAAATATTGTCTCCTTTTGAGCAATTCAAACTCGGTTGCCAATTTTTGAGCACAATTTTCCATGTGTTTAATTGGCTCTTCGCAACACCACTCAACAAAGTAATGRTATAGGGCTAACTTGAATTCTAGACCGGCCATTGTGTGGTGTGCACCAATTAAGTTATTAACGYGTTATGATAACAAAACAGCCGCTTACATTGTTTTTATAACTGAAGATAACGGTTCAAAATTAATGTCGAACTTATTACCAAAGTTTTTAAAACTATAATTTTTAATGTCGATCTTGTAAAATATGGCTATACAATTGTCAAAAATTAGTTGCCACTTTATTTAATGTCGAACTTATTACCAAAGTTTTTAAAACTATAATTTTTAATGTCGATCTTGTAAARTATGGCAATTGTTTTGTAAATTTGTGTGGTAAATTATTTGTCAAACTCGAAATGACATAATTTTTAATGTCGAACTTATTACAAAAGTTTCAAAAGTCTGGAATTTTTAATATCGATCTTGTGTTTTTGCCAATTTTTTTAATATCACCATAAATAATGTGGTGGAGTACGTGTGTTTTTGTGATTTTTAACGTTACAAAAGATGTGTATAGAAAAGTGGTGTGTAAATGTTGACTAAAAGTCAAGTGTACGCTATAGTGCGCGAAGCTATAAACTATAGAAAAAATAATTTTGATACAGACGAGATAGCGTCTCACGTGGAAGAGGCAGGTTTTGCGTCGATTTCCGCCTTTATTAGCCGCAACGCGCACAACATCTTCATTAGACAACCCGACCTGCTCGTGGACATAAGTGCTTACCTCGAACGATTAAAATATATATTTAATTTACCCAAATCCCTGGAAGAGGAATACGCTTACTGTGAAACTCGCAACAATGCAATTTGTGAATACAGCCCCGACAATTAGCAATATGCCACGCGAGGTGGCTTCGTCGACAGAGAGTTTAGCGGAGAGCGCGCCCGCGGCCCCTCGCAATTATTTTGTTAATATAGAAAAATTTACCAATAGCGCAGAAATCGTCGACATGTTGGAGAGCAATTCTTTGCATCCGCTGTTTAACAACAAACATTTGGATGTAAAATTAAAAGTGGAAATAAACCCGTTGAAGAAGAGCAATTTAAAAAAGAAAAAGCCTTTGTTGTACAGCAACAATAAATATATTCTGTTTACACAACTTATAAGCCGCCTAAAGTTGGAATGGAAGTCGTCCAACAAAATGTGGAGTTTGATGGGTATCAATCCGGAAACGAACGAACCCTACGACGAAAACGGCCATCCGCTGTACCAAATTTTGGAAAAAATCGAGCACTATCACAAGGACATCAACGAATACGACACAATTACGCAAAAAGAGGAACACGGCGCCGAGTTGTCCAAAACGGTGAAAAATATTGAACGCACAGACAAAGCGCGCAAACACGCGGTAGAGTATTCGCTAGCGCTATTGGTTGCGTTTTACGAAGGCTCACATGTGCCGCATCCCGATCCCAACAACATTGATGCTGTGAAAATTTTTAAGCACTCTGACAGTTTTAAATATGCCATGGATAGATTCAAAGTGTTTGTGGAACAACATCGCGCCGTCAACAACGCCTCAGACTCTGCAGTAAGCAAACCGGCGGCTGCGGGTAAAGTGAAAAAGACTGCGACAAAATCAAAAACAAAAAAAACTTTATCCGCTCAAATGGTGAGCGACGCGCTGGAGCAGCCCCAGTACACGTTTACTCTGCAACCATAAGTAAATTTATTGATAAAAATAAAAGATTAATTTAATTTAAAAAATTGTATTTTATTGTTTATTCTATGTTATTAATCACCATTACCTTGGTGCCCGCTTTTTGTTGTGCCGCGGCTTGTGGTGTGGCGACACTACCGATTTCTGTCCATCCCTGGTGTCGAGCGCGCTGTTTGACCAGGTCATCCGCATTTGTGAGCGCTTTAACTTGTTTTTGTTGATATTGCACCCGCGACAGCACCACCAGCATCATGCCAATGACTAAAAACAGTGAAACTGTGATGAAAAAGAAAAATATTTGTTTTATAAACACACTGTTCTCTCGCACAATAATATCGAGCTGGTCTAAATTTTGAACATTGTCCATGACTATATAGAACCTTATCCTCTCACATGTGTTACAAAAAATAATTATACTTTGGCACTTGTACATAAATATCTCTGGTGCCAAAATCCATGTAAAATTGTTCTGGCGGGGGTTTAATAGGATCAAATTGGAACGATTTGGGATTGTGCGTTGGTCGATTGATTGGCACCACGCCGGCCGGCGTTATTGCCAAAGAGTCTCCTTCGCAATACAATCGCACATGCTTGGGGCTATTAGTTAAACTGTTAATGTGTATAAATACGTCGGGCACAACTCGGTAGCGTAGCACAAGCGGATTGAAGATTTCAACCAGCCCGTGAATGGACATTAAACTGTCGCGATCAATACCCAAAATCTCAAGGGTGTCCAATAAATATTTTTCGCTTGACACATTGTACATGTGGCACTTGTTGCCGTGCCCGCTGCGCAACAGTCTGCGCGAATTTTCCCACGTCAATTCTTTCTGTATCAACACTTTTTCGTCGTGGTCAACATTTATGGAGAATTTAATGGGCCTTGCTTGTTGGCCGAACAAGATCATGAAACGTTTGACGTTCAATATTTTTATACCCATCGGGGTTTCTCGAGGAAACACTATTGTGAAATTGTTGTATTTTTTTATGTTTTGTTGCACATTGTAATCGGCGGGCATCGATCCGTCGAGCGTACAATGCGTAATGTCAACAGGGTTGTATTGTATTTGCAAGGGGCACGACGTAGGAGTTGAGCTGATGACTTTGACATTGTCGCACGTAAACAAATTGTCGCTAAGCACCACGCTAAACACAAATGTGTCGCCGTAGCCCAAYTTTTTTATATGGCTGATTACGTTCCAATAGATTATAATTTGAGTTTGGTCAACAACGGCATTGTCTAGGAATGTGTGCTTTTGTACTAAAACCTCAGTGTACCCACGATTTTGTATTAACGGTTTGTTGACGACAACAACGTCCTCAAACGTGGGCACGTACACGGTGATAGCGGTTATGGTGCCGGCACCTCCCGCATCTCGCGGCGGAGCTGGTATGTATTGATATGGAAACGTCACGTACGCGTCTGATATGGAAACTTTGACATTGGCTGGGCAGCTCATGGCGCGGGTGTTCTTATGGGTTCAAACGTGGCAATGTCGCGAAAATGTGTTATATATAAGTGTAAGAGTGCATTGTGCTCGGCGTAAAGATGCAAATCTTTGTTAAAACGCTGACGGGAAAAAGTATCACGGTGGACGTGGAGTCGAGCGATACGGTGGCGACGCTCAAACAGAAAATCATGGACAAAGAGAGCGTGCCCACCGACCAGCAGCGTCTTATATTTGCGGGCAAACAGCTTGATGACGAACGAACACTTGCCGATTATAATATACAAAAAGAGAGCACGCTACATTTGGTGTTACGCTTAAGAGGAGGCTTGAATAAATTTTAGTTACGCATACTGTGTATTTTTTAGAGATTTAACATTCACCGCATTTACCAAAGGTCGCTGTAACGTTTTGTATTGGTACACCAAAATTTCTGTACGTTGGCCATGGTTGAGCTTGAGCAGATAGAGCACAAGCGCGCAGGTCAACGTAACGAACACGACCACCAATTTCATCAAATAAGTGTTGTTGCGCGTGCGTGGTCAATTGTTTGTGCGAAATGAAGACGGTGGATGTCAAAGAGTTTACCAAACAGTTGATCGCTGACCGATGCAGTAGTCTTATAGAAAACGAAAATTTACTACCCGACAATGTGATGGCAATGATTAAAAAAGCTCACTTGGACTACAAGCAAACGCCAAACGACACCAACTTTAACAATATTAAAGAATTAATATCTCAAACCAGGTATGTGGAGGAGAGTGTCGAATACAAAAATTTTAATAGGCGAATTTTTTTGATCGCCGTCAAACTTATAATGAACAAAAGCAAAGACTTGTTTCCAAATTACAAATCGTTTCTCGAAACCAATAGCAAACGTTTAGACATCATCAATCCCGACATGAAAGCCTCCCCTAAAGCCATGTTGCAGCATTACCACCAATGTTTGGAGGAAATGGAGCACCCAAAACCCGACGACCACTACATGCTGTCGTTTGCCAAAGAGATTGTGACTAAAATTTTCTACGACGCCGTTGCCGAAATGACAAACGTGAACGGAAGCACAATAAATTTGGAGCCGGCGGCAGCAAAAGACATTGTGCTTCGTAAAGTGGTGAACGACGCCGACAACAATGTAGTAAAACGCAAGCTTGTCACCATAGATATTGACAATAACAACGACAATGAGAACAGCTTTAAATGTAAACGAGTTCGTTTTGAAGAAATGGTCGACGCGACAATTGATTACACTAACACTTTAATAGAGCACAGCGACAATAACGATATAATAAATACTGTCGATGTAATCAGTTATAATGTAATTCCAGCATTTATGTTTGATTAAAACCTATTAATTGGTAGTCGTGATAGATTCTTCTTCATCACCATCAGACTGCTCCAAATCTCTGTCAATGTTTTCGCGCAACGTTTCGTCGTTGAGCTGTTGTATTAAAACGGGCACATTGATTTCCTGTAGCAAACGATCGTCGTCTTCAAAAGTAACGTCCGCGACAACTTGTTCACCAGTATTAGCGGTGGGCCTAGTGCGCAATTTTTTTTTGCGATTTTTCAATCTGGCCATTATTTCTTCTTGCGCATGTTCTAAATCACGTATTTCGTTGTCACTCAACACCCGGTCCGATTCAAAAATTGCCTCTATTTGCTTCAGTTTTTCCTTGTCGCTACCTTGCAAATTGACGGGTGTGGGTCTGTTGGCGGCGCTGCTGGTCGTTGGTCGCGGCGGCTCGTTGCTGCGTTTTGTAAATTGTAATTGCTTGCTCGCGTTTTCGTACCAATCAATGTCCTCGGCAAAATCGTCGTCGTCGTCGTCGGCAATCAAGCCGGGTACTTGCTCACCACCACCACTATACCTTTTACGCAACGCCTTCACATACGACAACGCTTCTTGGCCGCTGTTAAACAGATTCTCTTTAGGCCTATGTTTGCTATAATTGTAAGCGCTAAACCACTGGGCCAAATTGGATTCCTTGTCCAACAGTATTTTTGGTACCGTCAACAAATTGTCGGGCAAGGCTGGTAAATGCGGCAGCTCTAAACTACAATTTTGTCGCCTTATCAATTTGTCGTATGTCAATAAATTGTCTATGAAAACCTCGACCGCCTCCAGATTCATACTTAAATTTGACACCGTTTGCAAAGCGTCATAACACATGTCCGTCATTAATTGTAGTTTACCCGTTGTCACTTTGCCTTCTGGAACGTTGTTTTCAAAYGGAAGCAATACGAGCGTAGGCGGTTTACTCGCGGCCGGCACATTGGAGCAATAATATTCGAGTATGCTGAACCATTTGGCGACGTTGTCTAAAAACTGCACATAAATTTGCGTGTTTGTTGCCAACGCAACATAATGAAGGTACAACGCCCTGTGAAACTTTAGCATTTCAGTCATTTGTGTTACATCGCGCGCATCACCAGACAATCTAATGGGTCTTTGTGGAAACGGTGCAGTGGGAGTTATATTTTTTACAACATAGTTGGGTAGCCTGCTGCCTGCCGATGTGGACGGTACGGCGTTGTCGTCTCTTGCTGGCTGCAACGCTACACGTTTWCGTTTTGCAGCGGAAACCGGTTGTACAGGAGCCGGTTGTAAAGCGACCCGTCTAACGGGTACAGCGATTGGTCTCACTACACCCTCCTCTTCATTTTCAACAATATTCTCTGTTGGTTCCTCAAGCTTACGTTTAAACAAACTTTGCGGCTCGTCCACATCAATGGCTGTGGGYGTGGGGCTTCTTTCRCTTAGCACCATATTTGGACTYKGTTCACGTACCTCACTAAATGTAATTGGACTTCTGTCTCGCGGAGTGGTAATAACAGTTTGTGAACTACAATTTAAAATAATTGTGTTTAATATTTGACTTTGGACATCGGCCATCATTTGTTTGGTCAACACTTGGTGTGTGAGCCACTCGTTAATATACTGTTCGGGTACACCAACCGATGTCATTATGTGCTCCACAAACTCTTTGATCACTTGAAACATTTTATGGGAGTTGAATAGATTTGAGAATTCTTGTGAACATAAAGATTCCTCGTAAGACAGTTGATTAAGTTGCAACTCTTTGTTTAGTTCAATTTTACAATCGGTCAAATCGGCACGACACTCGTTCAATTGGCTGTGTAGTCTGGAAACTTCATTATTTTTGGTGGTCAATGTAAATTCTAGCTCTTGTGTCACGCTGGCCAAATTGGTTGTGTTATTTGATAGATTCTCTTTTAACACACCAATTTCTTGTAAAAGTTTTGTTTTGGCGTTGGTGAGCGATTCGATTTGTTGCAATAAATCGTCCGATGCGTCGTCATGGCAATTTTGTAAATCCATACGAAGTTGTTCGTTTGCAGTTTCACATTTCAATAGTTTGTCTTTTAAATTTTCTATATAAAGTCGCAATTTGTTCATAGTTTCTGGCAAAGGATAGTTTTCTTCAATCATGTCAACGTCAATGTTTAAATTTTCAATTAACGTTTCCTCATTGGCTTTGTATTGTAAAAGTGTTTGTTGGCAGGTCGTCAACTGCGCATTTAAATTCGATATTGTGGTTGTTTGAAGTAGATCTATGTCGTTTTGTAACGTTTTATTTATAGTGGACAATTGCAAAATTTCGTTTTGTAACTCACTATTGTCGATCAAATTTTGCTGCATTGATTTTGCCTCCGCTTCGCATCGAAGCAAATTCTCTCTAGTCTGCATCAATTCATTTTCCAAGCTCGCCAATTTTTGCTGGCATTCCCTGAGTTCACGATCAGTACTGTTTGGCTCAAACAACTGTTGATCGGCGGCTATCAATTCGTCAGTTTGCATGGCCACGTCGTTAGCAGTCGCCGCGGTGGTGTTTGTAGACACATTAACAATTGGAGTTTCATCAACTATTGATCCAGGTCTCAAAAGAGCCGTGTCGAGTTCATTCTGTAAACTATCACACTTTTGTTGCAACCTTCCGTAGTCAAATTTAAGTTTGTTTATTTGTTCAATCATTCTGGTGCGCTCCTTTACCATGTCGTCTACTTGCACTTTCAGTTTGTCCCGTTCCCTCACGGTAGTGTCTAAATCCACCGAAACACTAGTGGCAGAACCGTAATTTTGAGCAATTATACTCAACTCGGTTTGCACTGGAAATGTGCGCGAATCTAGTTCTGCTAAGAGTCTGGTCACTTGATTTATGTAATTTCTCACCGTTTCCGGGTTAGCATAATTAGGCTTGTTGTTGATTAATTCTTTTAACGCCACGGGTGTTGGTGGTTTTGTGGGCTTATTGTTGTTGACCAGTGTAAAATTGCCCAATTCATCGCTAATAACATAGTTTCTGTAGTCTTTGGTTATGGTTGTGGTCACATCCCCGCCGGATTTGTACTCAATTGCTTGTTCGTTAATTTTTTTAAGAACCCTCACCAATAAAGTTTCAGTGTCTAAATTTTTAATGTCCGCATTTGTGTAGTTACCGTATACCAAAATTAAATTGCGTAGTCTTTGCTCTTTATCTACACATATGTTGCGCTCTTTAATCCAGTTGGCTATCGAACGATTCATTTGAGCCACCTTACTATATTATTATAAGATGGACATTCACGCTCAAGAATTGCTAAATATGTTTGAATTGTGGCTGAATAGTCAAAAATGTCCAAACTTGCGGTTACTGGAAGAATTGAACGATGTCGTAGCGGAATTTTTAAACAAAAAAATCAGCAAGTACAAAAAATTGCGTGAAATTAACGAGATTTTTGAGGCTGCCATGCTATTAGACACCACTGAAAGCAAAGCGTCAGCGCGGTTAACCGAATAGGATCGATATTAATTTTTTAGAGTTTTTAAATTTTATGTTTTAGGATCGTCATTAATAAAAAATGTCACATAATTTTACAAATTTATTGTGGCAATTAGGATCGATATTAATTTTTTAGAGTTTTTAAATTTTATGTTTTAGGATCGTCATTAATAAAAAATGTCACATGGTTTTACAAATTTAATGTGGCAATTATGATCGACATTAATTTTTTAGAGTTTTTAAATTTTATGTTTTAGGGTCGTTATTATATAAAACGCCACATTGTTTTTATAAAATATTGTGGCAATTAAGATCAATATTAAAATTTGGAAGTTTTTAAAAATATTATTTAGGGTCGTTATTATTTTGCTTGTCACATTGATTCTACAAAATTAATGTGGCAAAACGAGATCATTCATAATTGGGATGAATGTCGCGCCAATTAATTCGGCTTTTTGTGTCTATGTACAATTGTGTAGTGGGTTCGTGAATCCCATTACCGCTCAACGGCACTACACCATTCAGCACAAACTCGTAAGCGTTGTCTGTGTTAGTGTTAATTAAATGTGGTGGACAAATTAATACATCGTCTTTGTACTGGTTTAATGGTAAATCCATGGAAATACACGGCACCCTAAATATGTATGACCTATTGGCCACATCTCGTCTATCTACCACACCAACGCAGACAGAACTCTTGTCTTGTTTATCTAAATGCGTCACTCGAGTTTCGTTGTAATCACCGCAGTCGCACTCGCCCGTTTCRAAATTGGGCAAAACGGTTCGTACGGCGAATTGTACATTTGTACACACATTGGGCAAACACTCGATTTGGTTTAATGGGTTAACAAACATGGCGTTTCCTTTTTCGTCGGGAGCGTTACATAATAATTGAAATCGCCTTGTGCCGTCCTCTTTGAGATCGTCCCAAGTTCTTCTAAACGTGTTAATGGTTGGATCCACTTGTCTATTGAGTACAGTGTCCCATAATGTGTTAAGTACATAAAATCCAGGTCGGATTCTGTTGTAATGTTGCCTACCGGCGGTTTGCACCAAGCCATCGCGTCCGGCAAAATATCTTGGGTCTTCGGCAATGCACGTCCAATGATTGATTGAATGTAATAAAATTGAAGTTTCGCGGTTGCAATTTCTAGGCACTGAATTGGTTGTGCAATAACCACCTTCATCCAATTCTCTACCGTCCACCACCAATCGATCGTATGGGCCAACGTAAAAATAAGCCGCTCGTGTGTCGTCGCAGAGCAAAGTGCAATCGTATGTGCCCAGATCGCGTCTTGAAACGAGTACAGGTCGCGAAAAACAATGGCCGCCGCCCGGTCCCTCCAAAGTGTCGAAACTGGCGTTGAAATCAACCCTGGGAAGCGCGTGCAACGGAGCATAACGTCGGCGAGTCATTCTTTCCAAATATTCTGGATCGTCTAAAATGTTGTTAACGGCTTCGCTTTCCAACTTTACTTGTTCATAAGTAATTTGTAATGGTGCATAAATTAGGTACAATAAAATTATAAACAAGGCTGTCAATAACCAAAACATTTTATTTCATAATAGCTTATTGTATTTTTTAACTTGTTTCAAATACTTTAATTTGTACTTGAGCATTTTAACAGTGAGTATTCGATTTTTATATGCCAGTTTGTCAATTTTTTTTACTAATTTGCATTCTTTGCTGATCCTTGAAATAAAAACTTTTTTTGGTTCACTCTCATGAATAACACCGTTTTCAAACTTTAAAATTTTTTCCACTAATTCTAAATCTTTGGTGTTAGTGTTGCAATAGAGAAAGTCCTTGTTAACATGATACACAGTGGTGTGGGGTAACATTTCGAAAACTTCGTATACACGATTTACCAATGATTTGTTGTTAATATTAAAATTTACTTTTTTTACAGCCACATTATTTCCAGGTGGAATTGTATCACTTTCAGTTTTTCTTGCAGTCAGCATGTAGCATTTGTCTATTGAAGTTTTACACAATGGACACAAAGCGTTAAGATTTTTTTTGCAATAAACGCACACCATGTGTCCACATTGTAGCACCACTAATGGAAACGTAGCCTCTGTTACATTGAATCGTTCCAAACAAACACAGCATTTAGCTCCCTGCAACAACAATTTTGTTTAATTATTTTACTTGTTTAAAGTGTATAATTTGAAAATAAATTATTTTCTGTAAACCTACCAAAAAACACGTTTTATTGCTGTCCATTGCGCAGACCAACTAGTATTGTTTGTGTATATTGTACAATTTCTAATTTTATACTGCTTTTCCCTAATCAAGCCGTTTGTGTAAAATATAAAAATATCGCCATATATATTCGTCCATGTATTTGGGCGCATCCTTGCCACACCACGGTTTTTTATCGCCATAATAATTGATAACGTACGGTTCTTGGCGTATAATATTTTTATAGCAACCGGCGTTCCACACGTACAAATGTGACAATTGAGTAACGTCGTAATCTAATTCTATTAAAGCTTGTATTAATACTATTTCCTCAAAGCCATTGTGAAATTGATTATGTTTTAGGTAACGATTGTGCGTATTCAATTGTTTTAAGATACATTCAAAAGTTTCTGCGTTTGGTTGTATTAATAGCGTGCCTGTGGCAGCAAGCGAAGTCAAATTTTTAAGAAAATATTTTAAATCATGCGGGGTGATGCGATCACCGTGTGTGTAGCTTTTGTAAACTTTGTTAAACTCTTCGCGAAAACACATGGCCGGCGTGGGTAGTTGAAAAAGATGATCAATGTTTTTCACTACTATTTGGTCGGCGTCTAAATATATTATTTTTTCATAGTTAATCAATTGAAACACACGCCATTTGGTGAAAGCATGGTCAATCCAGTTGGCGTATAATTCTTTTTGTCTTTGGGTCATCATGGCACCACATTTATAACTAACAAAAGAAACGGTCACAATTAAATTGTATACGTTAGACAATTTATTTATAGCTTTTTTGCTAACATCATCAGTCACCATACACACCAATTCATGTTTAGTTCCGCTATGTAATAAACTTTGGCCCAAAGCCAACGCGCCCGGTACATATTTGTCGCCAAGCATAACTAAAGTAACGTAGGCATACATAATCGCTGATTGCCTTATCTACTACTTAATTGCTGATTGCCTTATCTACTACTTATGTTATCTGGTGTGTATATAAGCTGGGCGCAAAATAAAATGTTTCAAATATTTGTTCACCATGACCAAGTTTCTCAGTGGATATTGGAGTCCAGTGGACGAAAGCGGCGACGAAGAAATACGTACGGATATAACTCCATATATGAGTCCAATTGAAAGCGAAAGCGATGACAACGATCCTGAAAGTTTAAAGAATTATTGTGTCAGATCCAATCGTTTTTTTCCTTTGAGCACCGAAGAGTATGTTTTAGAATTTTCTACTAAAAAGTATGATGAAAGTGACAGATCGTGTAATAGTCAATTTGAAGATTCCGATTATGAAGAATGTCCAAGAAAAGTTAAACGTGTTCGCCGCAGCGCTAGCATACCGCTTGAAGTGAAGCGTTACACGCCCACCATGAAAATGGCGAGAGTTCGTGACATGGGACGATGTTATTTTAATCAAAACCACGCCTTAGCGTGTAACAACGGATGGGGAGTGCACAAAAACTTTTGCATTTGCACCGGCAAAGAGAATTTAGGCCGTGCACACATGATAGAAACATTTGCTCATTTTAAAAAAGCCCTGTCGCCAAAGCGATTTTTGTATGTTTTATTTTCATACATATACTTGATTACATTGCACGATAGCGATTATATATTGCCAATCGATAAAGTGGCGCACGAAGACGTTTGTAATGAATGTACCATGATAAAATGGTGGTTAAAAGATTACAATAATAACGTGTCCGCTTTAGTAATGTATTTGTATGCAAATTATGCTGCTCCGCAACAGTTTAGGTACACAGTAATTGTTAATTCTATTGAACGATATTTGTTAAAAAAACACAGTAATGTTTACATTACTTGTTTTATAGAAACGTTGCACAAATATTTAAACGAAAACACGGCCATGTATTATGTGAAAAAAATTCTGTATTTGTTGTATCGTTGTGGCGAAGAAATGACCAGTTCTAGTGTCAATTTTTGTGATAATCAATTAATGAAGTTGTGCGTTTTGTGCAAAAACTACAAAGAGTTTGACGATGTGTTAGATGCTATCGCTATGTGTATGTCTATACCTGGCAACGAATTTAAAGCTTTGTTTATGCCAGAATCGCATATTGTTCCGTTAAAAATCAAGTGGAACAAAATTATGGCTTATTCGGTGTTGACCGACATTTATAAAAAAGTTCTGCTGAAAGACCGCTTGGAAGAAGAAGAATTTGTATCACAACAACATATGAATTACATGCTTGATAATTTTTACGTGTTTGATTTTATTTTCCTCACCATAAAACGCAACTTGTTTGTAAAATAACCGTAAAACAAAATGAACATCTACCAATATATTATACTGATCGGTTTGTGTGCGTTTGTTGTATGCTCTAAAGAAAAAAATGATAACGAATTACACAACACAACAAATTATCTGGACGGTCCAAAACTCACGGACTATGTGCCGCGAAAACATAAACTTCGCATACGCGTAAAACCGCGCGAACGTGTTTCAACAACCACCGCGRCTTCAACGACCACCGAAGAAGAGGAATTTGATATTAATCAGTTGAATTTTGAAAACGAACAACAACGCATAGAATTCTACAAAGTGTTAAACAATATGCATGAAACACAAGGMAAAACTGGGACACATTTAAACGTGCTGTTAAATGAGGAAATGTCGACATTACCAGTGGCTTCCCGCGGTAATAGCATTATGAATGACACATACGAAAGTTTGTATTATTTTCAAAAAGATCAACCGCCCCTGTTTGTTCCTAACCCTGATGGTATTAATTTGGCGCCACCAAAAATTAATATAACTACAAATCGTCAAAAACGGTTTGCAATCGATCAGAAGCTCGTCTGGGATCACAACAATATTACTTGGTCGTTTTTTTCACAACGCTTGCCCATWAATTTATCGAGAAACGGCGTGGTTGATGATTTGACTAACGCCTTTATGTTGTGGCAAAAAAGTACCACTTGGCAAAACGAATCAATGGTGTATTTTACTCAACTACCCGACAACGCCACCAGAGCTAATATTAAAGTGAGTTTTCAACGAAAAAACCATAACGATTCAAACCCTTTTGACGGTAAGGGCGGTATATTGGCACACGCTTTTTACCCAACCAGTGGTCACGTGCATTTTGATGTTGACGAAAACTGGCAACTGCTAAACAAAAATGGTACAATACCAAAAAATGGCATAAGTTTGTACTTGGTAGCGGCTCATGAGATTGGTCACGCGTTGGGTTTGCAGCACACTAGCGTGAAAAAAGCAATAATGTATTGGTATTACAACGACAACACAACGGACYTGCACCAGGACGACATAAACGGTTTGTCTCAGCTATATGTGGACAATCCGTATCGGGTGACCACTACAACCACAACTACAACAACCACAACAACAATGAAACCATTGATGGACGATAATAATTTAATTTACGAGCGCCACCTTCCTGAGTGGTTGTATGAAATGTCTCCGTCGCTTCTTGACGAATGCCAATCGCCTCCGTCGTATTTGACGGTTTTAGACAATGCTGTACACATGAATGTGGGCAATAAAATTTGGGTTTACACGGAAAACAATACAATTTTGCATAAAAACGTTCCGTTGTCTTCGTTTTGGTCGAATTTGTGCAAAGCGGATACAATGGCGCAGATTGGAGAAAATAAAATAATCGCCACGCAAGGTAGTTTATGGTACGAATACTTTAAAAACGGCACGCTGAGTTACGTTGGTCGTGTGCAAGATGTGTTGCGCGACCACAGCATCACTAAAATTGACAGTTTGATTGTGGAAAATGGCAACGAGCTGTACGTTACCTCTGGAAATACTGTTTACGTGGTGCGCAGCACTAGCGTGGTGTATAGCGGTCCGTTAAAAGAAAAATTCCGCGGCGCCGGACTAAATATTGACTATATGCTGTATTTACGGGACAGCGGTGTGTTCATGCTAGGTGTGGGTAGAGGTTATTGGACGTTAAAAGTGATTGATAAAAATGACGTTTTAGGAAACGTGTACCAAGTAACAAGACCGTTGCAAAGACTGTTAACTTATTGCTAATAAATTTAAATTTAGCAAATTATATACATTTTTAATCAGATCTGCAAACAGTGCACACCTCTGCGTGTTAATAAAAAAATGGAAGGGCAACAATACTACAATTATATGGCGCATCAAATAAATATGATGCAAAAAGACGCGGCAATAACCAAACAGGCGATTGACAATCTGATGTTACTTCAACAACAAGATAATGCAAAAATTAATAATTTGAAAAAAAGCGTGGAGGAAAAAACAGCTGAAAACACGAAATTGGACGAAATGTACAAAGATATCGTTGTAAGTCTTGTGGAGCAGGTAAAAATTCAACAAGATGATATTGCAAACGAAAGAAAATTAAATAAATCTTTGAAGAGCACTCTGCAAAAATTTCGTGGCAAAAGCAAAAAATTGTGCGAGCAATCGTATTGCATGGAAAAAATGAGAAGAACCATTGACCACCAATTTGACCAAATTCAAAAAATGAAAAGGTTTATTAAAAACACATACGACGACTTGGACGACATATGTTACGATGCTAAAAAATATATGTAAAAATAAAATAARTTGTACATAAACTCAGTTTTTTATTTGATACTACTCAGCTATTGCTGGCAAATTTGAAAATTTAGTATTTAATTCTTTGACGACTAACATTTGTTTTAGGCTGCTGTTGACTTCAACCATGTAAAAATACAATGCATTCAAAACGGCCTCGTCTCCAGTATTATGATACAAATCTATTTTRAGGTACATAACGTCTATTTTAGGTATTATTGCAAGCCTCTTGTTTCTGTTGAGTTGTGACACTAGGTTAACAAACAAATTTTTTTGATGGATAATTTTGTCAATCTTGGACATTACGCTTTTGCTACAGTGTAATCGACTTCGCGCTCGCATTTTTTATCGTTACAATAAAAAAGTTTAAGCGCGTCGTAAACGCAACGGCTGTTGTCGCACGTAGCGCATTGTACGGATTTCACAATTTTATATGTRAATTTCATGCGGTTTTGATAGCGATTTTGTCGACTACGCTGACAAAGCGCTTTAAAATCAACACTGGTGTTAGTAGGTTTACTATACAAATGCTTGGTGTATAAATCAATCACTGCTTTTCTGCCCATGGATATGGCGTCCAAAAAACAAATTTTTGTAGTTTTCGCTCGTGCCGCTATTAATTTTTCGCTTGTAATTTCTTCGGGACACAATTTAATCATATTGTTTAAATTGAGGCCATGTGCTATAAAATACAAGCCGCCGGGCACGAAAACGGTGTAGGCGTCGACGACTGCTCGCCAATCTCTTGTAAAAACGTCAACTAAATAGTATTGCGTTGTGTCGATTTTGTGGTAAGGTTGATAGCGTAGCATTTTCTTGTCCGTCACCATTTGCAAAGCTTCCGTTTCACTAGTTGGAATAGGAAACATTCTAAATGTTTTGACCAAAAGGGTTTAAAGTCATGGGAGCCGTAACCGGTCCTAAATCTGGCCACAGCTGATGTTCAAACCTAATTAAAGCCAGTTGTCCATCACCATAGTTATTATATGTGGTGCGATAAACCTTATCATGATTCCTGATAGCGACCTCTATTTCGTCGAGACGGTCCGGTGCAACTTGTTCGCACACGTCGCGTATTATATTTTTTAAATGTTTTACTTCGTACTGCACTCTGTCGTATTGAAATCGTAACTCATCATACTTATCCTGTAATTCGTGGTACTTTGTGTTAAATTCTTTGACGATTTTATTGATGTTTTTTGAAAAATTACCGTTATCCATACCTTACGATTATACTTTTATTTGTACTAAATCGTTGTACAAACGCATTGCCCTGTTGTCGTATTCTTTTTCGCAAAAAGTCCTATTATCCTCTTCCTCTTCTGGCGGTGGGGGTGGTGGCGGTTCTGGCGGCGGCTGCGGTTCTATTGGTGGTGGTGGTGGTGGTGGTGGCGGCGGCGGTATTTCCGGTGTGTTTGAATTAGAATTTATAATTATTACGACCACTACAATACTAATAAATATAACTACCACTATTATAACTATAAGTCTTGACATAGTATCTTATCCATTATGTTACACTTATAGTATTTACGTTGGGGTCGTAAATGCGGGAATACAAAGACACTAAATTGTTGGGAATACAAACAGGAGTGCTTCTGGCAAAAGCTCCTTGATGATACGCTAATTTTGTAAATCCGTTTTCGCAAGTGCAATCTACTATGGAAAACGGTCTGTTTTCCAAATCCACTAACATTTCACCCCCGTCGCATACATACGGCCTTATGTCGCTATTGTCGTCTATAACGTCTCTGTACAAACTGATACACATGCGTTGCACCACAAACGCGTCAAGCGCTGTCAGCACCATTACCATACCCCTGCTTATGTCACAATCGTCCACTCCGACGTATTCAATGGGCTGAATGTACTTGCGGCAAAAACCTTGTTGGCACGTCATAAACATACCGCTCTGACAATTGTCTATACATTGTTGATCGGTGACGCATGGTGTCGGTACCGATTCGCAATTTAATATATTGTCGCGTTGAAACACCAATTCTACAAAAGTTGGCGTATTGTGGCGTTCCTGTTGGTGCCACACAAACAAACCTATACCCAACAGTAATGCTAGTACAGTTAATAGTACCATCCAAGGCATATTTTATGATTGTGTGTAATATTACTTAGTCGTTATTTTGTGTTGTAAATTTAAGACATAATGTCGGAAGTGTATCTAATTAGCACAACATTTAATGATGTTCTCAAGTTTTATTGGCCCGTTCTACTGGAAAAAGATACTTTACGTTTATGGTACAGCATCACAAGTATATTTGACAATTTTGATGTGAAACCTACTACCAACGAGGTAGACCAGTGTAGATCCTACGATAGTTTTAACGTAACGGCAATAATGGAAGACTGCGAAGATGGTGCCGAAAAAGATGATATTGTCGATCATACGTTTATAGATTATCACGATATGCGACGCTTGCACGTGGACCATTGCGATGTGCTAGATTCAAATTTACATACTATCATTGATCAATTTGTTAATTCTCATCTCCCTAAATTATTATCGCGTCACCTATCCAATCTGCGTTTAATAACAGTTTTCGACATTACCGATTTTGCCAACGTGCTAAGCAGTCTTGAGATGATTAAAAAATACTGGTTATTTCGTTATAAAGTGGTCACCATGAATACCGATGTGGTAAAAAACAAAGACAACATTAGCGATGATGAAAATATTTTAATCAAGCATACTTTAATAGACAGTTTAAAAAATAAYCTAGAATTACAATTTAAACACTTGACCACTATTTACCCTGAATCCGCYTCATTGCACACAACAAATGCGTTTGTTAAACTTGCTTGCGGCACAGTGGGGCTGTTGGAAGAGTTGTTAAATTTCAATTAGACACGCGTTTGGAGACAACCGGTGTCTTTTTACACGTGCACAATTTAGTTATYTTAGTAACCATTGCCGACCAAAAAACCTCCGAATTGTCCAATTCAACTTGCAAATGTTCCGCCTTTTTTTTGTAATGCATGACACAATCTCGAGCCGTGTTGTAGTTTTTTGTCATTTCTTTAATAAATTGTTTATGTTTGGTAATTTGTTCGCTACATTCACACGTTCTTTGTTGGTTTAATTGCAATTGTAAATCTGTCACGGTTTTTTTCAATTCATCAATTTCATTTTGATTTGTTTCGCTAATTTTTCGGCGTTTAGGACTAACCTCCTCGTCGTGGTGGTGGTGGTGAGTTTTCTTCTTTAAATAAATAATTTCTTGCTGTAAATTTTGCTTTTCTTGTGCTATGTTAATCAATTGTTGATTTTTTATTTCAAGTTCTCTATTTTTGTTTTCCAATTGCTTTTTTAATTCGTCAATTTCATCCTCTGTTGATTGTAGCTTTGTTTCCATGTCCAATAAAACTTTTTTATACGTAATTGTTTTTTGTTTAAACGCTTGGCGTTCGCCCTCCATACATTTAATATATTCATTTTTTTCTTTCACCTCGGCCATAGCTTGATAAAACTCGTTTTCGTGCACATTGTTAGTTGTTTCTTGCAAAATTTCACTATCATAGTTTGCCGCTTCTATAGCGTCCGCGGTCACAATAATTTCTTCGGGCATTTTTAATAATTCTTCCAGTGGTGCCATTTCCTCTAATAATAATGTATTTTTTTCCGTGTCTTTTGCCAACTCCATGTCTGTAACTAATGTGTTGGAGTCGTCCATGTTAAAAAAGAGTTGCGTGGCCGACAATTACAATCGGTCGTGTGGCTGTAGTATTTTACAGTGCCGCATTTAAACCAAAAGATAAGGTCGATATTAAAAGTTAGATTGGGGTTATCGCCGTTATCAGTACGCGCTTCTGAAGACCGGCAACGAGTTGCGCGTTGATAAGCAATTTTTAACATAATTGAATACCATAACAATTATAAATATTGTAAACAAGTATGCAAATATTTTTAAGTCTACATACCAATCGGTGAGATGCTGATACCAGTCAGAGTTATGGTAATCGTGTTCGGGAATGGTGTATACGGATGTTTCATTGTCCAACTGCTGGCGCAAAACAATTAGGTCCCGCCTCATTGGTGTCAGATCGTTTAGAGACTGTATGGCTTTGGTGTTTATTTTGATTGTGTTGTCAACATTGATTGGAATTTGATAGCGCGTCAAATTGAAATGTAATATTTTATATAGACCGTCGCCTTCGTCGTTGTCATCGTTGTGTATGTATCTAGATACTAGTTCCGTGTGTTGGACGGCGGTTATACAATTGTCCCTAAACGTCATCATTCCCGTTCCACTTATGGATTTAGTAAATGTGTGCAAACCGCATCGCACCTGTAACGTCAAAGGACTGTTGGTCATATATAGCCATTTATTGAGATTGTTTACATTGTAAAATAAATATGGCACAAATTTAGCCGCTCGCACATCGCATTTTTTATAGTCTTTATCTTTTAATCGGCCGTTAATTAGTAGTTTAACATCACACTCAGTGTCTCGATGAAGAGAGTTGGTTTCAAAAGAGTTATGACACAGCGTAAAATCGTTAATGGTTCTACACGCAGATAAATCGTCTAGACGTACATATTTTTTGTCTTCCGACAAGCCTACGTATCGACTATGCGGTACAATAAATTTGCACACATGTTTCGAGTCACACGATGGTATAGTCATAGATTTGTGCAAATAAAAAGGTGTTTTGTCCACTCGCGGCACAACTATCACAAACATCAACGCGCCCGATTCTGTGAGGAGAGCGTGGCAATTAATGGTGGACATGAGTGTGTGCACGTTGGCGATTTTTGGAGGCAATATCCAGGCACTGTGCGTGTCGGTCTCTTCAATGTGCTGCAAAGTGTTTATCAGCTGCGTAGGGCTTAAAATACTGGTTGATACTCGTTGTTTATTGATAGATAAATGTACCGCGTTCATAATTTTGTTATAAGCCTGTCTCACACCTTGTAAAACGTCTCGAAGATGCTGCAATTTTCTTTCGACCGCAATACATGAAATGTCAATTAGATCCGGTTTCAATGAGTCTAAAATATTGGTAATTTTTAACGAGTCCACTGTCAATTGTTTAATACGGTAGTGTGTACTATTTTCGCGTTCCGCCAACTTATACAAAAGTTCAGCGTCTTTGTCGTCCATGATTCCAAACAAATATTTATCTACTCGGCCCACAAAATTAAACGCCCCGCCAAAAATGTTGCGTTTTGAACCATTTCTAACAGGCTTTTCTAGTCGTTTGTGTGTAAGTAAAAATTCCAACTCATTGTGTTGTTCTATTAAATCTACTACAACACTATCTACAATAAATTTGGCTTCTGCTTCATATCTACTACAATTTTTGAGCTCCTTGCCCAATTTATGAATAATATCTTCGGCCGTAGATCGGACGTTTTGTACGGTCTGCAACAATTTGGCATACTCAATTTGAACAATAAAACTCCACGTGCTTACCACATACCTTAATTCGCTTTGCGTCTCAAAATACAACCCGCCTCTATCGGTATATTGCTCAATTTCCAAAAAAGTGCCACCGGTATACGGCGCAAATAAAACAAAACCAGTTAAAATCAAAATGACAAACATGAGTATATTTGTACAAGACAATTAATTACATGCACATTATATATATATAAAATTATTTAACGCGTCGCGCGTACTTAATCGCTCATTTCCGATTGCACGTCGGTCAGTTCGTTCAGATTCTCTCGCCACGCACTATTCTCAAACACCACGGTCAATCTTCTTTCTTGCAAACGATCACTTATCGTTTTAATACATTTTTCCAGTTTATGCTTAAACACCATCATGTGTTTCTTGGGCGTGTTTTGAGTTCTGTATAAATAGCAAGAGGTGATTTTTTTCAGATCGCGCACTATACTGGCGGCCGTAATATCACCCAGATTGTCATTTTTATACGCGCATTTGATGGTAAACACATGCACCATGTCCGGTACGGTTTTAGGTTTTCCGTAAGAGTTGCTGTAAAAGCCTATAACGCGTTTRCCGCACATAATATGTACATATCCTTGAAGAATTTTYTTAGTACGCTTTGTTTCAACTCGTTTTCTTACACTGGTTCTATTGTGGCATTTTTCCAGTAAATATTCTACTTTTGATTTAGCTTCTTCGCATTTGTTGTGTGCCAATAGTTGTTCAATATCGTGCAAATGTGCCACTAATATTTCCATGGTAAAAGATTTGCTGCGCTGCGGTATAAATTCTTGTTTATTCTCTTCTTCCTCCTCTTCGTCGTTTTCTGTAATGGATATGTCGCACTCAAATCTATTGACATCACCACATTCCAGTTGGTCGTCAATTTCCTCTTCTTCTTCGTCTGTTTGGCGCATCTCTCCTGTTACACTGTCTCCTATAAGTTCCTCCAATTTTTGGCGTTTGCTGCCGCCTTCGTCATAGTCATCAACAAAACGTACACGTTTCTTTGTTTCTTCTTCACAACCTTGAAACAACTCTTCAGTATTAATATCAAAAAGTGGTGTCGGCGGTATAGCAAGTGCTTTATTGTCATCGTCGTTAAGATCAAACACACTCATGGGTAATTGAGCATTTTCTTGAACAGCAGCCCCTTCCGACAACATATAGTTGTCCAAATCGTCGTCAATCGAAAAAGGTGTTGTCATGTTGGCAATATATCAGATGCTTTTACCAATGTATGTTAAGCTAGACTATAACTTTAAAATAATGCTACCAATTTTATACCAAATTGTTATCTCTTAAATATGATAAAGGTTAAAGCAATACGATGATTATAGGTTTTGTCGGTAATAAAATAGGGTTGTTTAGGTAATAATAACATTAACTTTATTCAGTTTATACATTCACATAAATTAATATATCATTATAGACTAATACTAATGTGCTTTTAAACATTAAACGTGTTGCGYATTATGTTATACGTTGGTGTGTTGTCTAAGCCCTACCTAGTGTGTGTTAATACGACCCTATTTCTATACGGTATGTGACCGCACATTTTTCGCATGGCGAACCCTAAAACACCAACACATAATGCGGTACACGCGTAATGATTAAACGGCACATAACGCGTTTATCACAAATTTTCACTTACATTWAAACTTATAAATAACAACTTAACTAATAATACAATGTAGAAAAACATTTGCATAAGCATTCATTTAAAGTTCATTTTTTTAAGTTGCTTAACAATATAGCTTTGTATTTCTTGTTCTCGTTGCGCGCTTATTGATTTGGACTTGAGAGTTTTATTTACTTTACTCAAAAAAGGAAACTTATTTAGTATTTTGTTAGAAAGTTTTGTCCACACCGTGGCCAAGTCCAAATTGTCATCAACAATGTACATGGGTTCCACCAATATTACACCTTCGGCACGTTTAATTTTACTCTTAAGGTAAGAACTGTAGCCCGACATACAAGAGTATACACCTTTGTCYTTGATCATAAAAGCAACACCTTTGCTACGATTTTTAGGGGGCGCTTTACGCGGAGGCGGTGTAGGTGCTTTCAAAGGACTTGGACTGCGCGATCTGCAACTACTGCTGCTACTGCTACTTCTTCGTGAAGATCTATTGCTGGAAAATGATGACACGCTACTGCTGCGCGAGCGGCAAGGTGTGTCTCGATTTGTTTGTCTGCTAATACGACCACCGTCGTCCAAGTTGGCAGCGATGTCGGCCAAATTTTCCTCCAAATCCTCGGTGGAGCGGCGAGGAGTAAATTCGGTGTAATCAAACGCGTCGCCATTGAGAGCAGGCGGCATATGGGCCGGTGTGGATATTTCTTTCGGAATGTATCCATCCTGATATAAATCGTCCACAGAAGGCTCGTACGAAATTACATGCGGGTTATAGGGTGACATTGTAATTTTTTCTTTATTTTCTTCTTGTTGTTGTGGCTCTTGAGAGGATACCACAAAACCAGGCGATTTGTTTTGGGTCAATGGTGAAAATAGACTGCCGGTGGCTGGTTCGGTTTGACGTCTTTGTTCAATTTTCTTGACTCGTTTATTGTTGAATTCGTTGTAGGCCTTAGGGTCCGTAGAACGTTGCTCGTACGCTAGTTTTCTTTTCAGGGTGCGTTCTATATACAAATTGTTTAAATTTTGCCTTTCTTCATCGTTCATCACAACCGACTCTGACTCTTCGTATGATGATTTAATATCATTGCTGAATCGGGGCACGTCAATCAACGTCTTGCAGCCCAGCAGACCAATCAGATAATTGAGAATTTCTCGAGTTGAACGGTATGCGCCTTCTTCATGAGARATGTAGCACTGCAGCAATTGATACAGGAAATATTCACGAGGATGCGTTTTCGAGTTGGGTTTCTCGAGAGTGGGTAAGGTGTTTAGATAGGTGAAACAGTGCGCGAAAAACTTTCGCGTTTCAAATTTGGCAGGTGTGTCCATAATGATGTTTAACCGATGACTGAATAATTTGCAAACACTCTTTACGTCGAACAACTTGTAATGTATTGATTAATATCGACCCTAACTTTATAATATATAYGTGGCGTTATCGTAAAACATTTTTGTGTTGTTTTATCAAGCCGCCTCAAAACAGCACTGTTATCGCTCGCCTCAATTAATAATGATTAGTATCGACGTGCGGCTTATAATTATCGCGCTAAGTAGTTTATCGATATTGTAATTGTTTACTGCCTTGTTTTGGTCACGTAAGCATCGCTTATCTGTGAGGCCAATTAGGTTACAATAAGTCAAAGGCTATAATAATATTAAACACGATCACCCACAATGTTTTAGTAAAATTAAATATAAAACTTGTGCAACATCATTAATTTTATCTAATAGTTCAAGATAGTTCAAGTAAAGTTAAATGTTAACTAAACTTAAAACAAGACCACCATGCCTATTATCGCAAACCGACTTATCTGATAGGTTATTAAAGTCAACTAAAATGAAAATACAAAACAAGTGACTTATCTGTTAGTTCACTTTGGGGTTAATAAAGTCATAGGTTTAATAAACACAAAACAAGACCACCCTCCCAATTAGGCAATTTTTTTCGACTCGAAAAAAATTCATTTGCGTCATGATCGCGTCTTGTGACATAAACAATGCACTTTGCAGACAATTTAGCTAAACTAGTCTGCACTGTTTACATGCGTGATACATCATGCGATTTTTTGAATATTTTTCTAATCGAAAAAACCTTGGCGATAACACGGATCCGGTATTGATTATTATCTGCTGTTCAAAGATAGCAAATGGTGCGCTGCAGCGCTATCAGTTGAAGTTGATAACACACAAAGTATAAGTAGGTACAATGTTATCCTTACGTTACATTTGGTACAACCACTTGTACACACCGGTTTAGTTGCCACAATGGTCACCCCAACACTTGTGAGTATTGTTAATTATTGAAATAAAATTGTTACCGCGTGTAGTTATAGTGATGTGGTATTTTTATTGTTTCAGGCTTACGAGAGTTTGTTTGTCGCTTTTCTAACAGCGGCGCGAGACGGTTTAAAACAAGACCCACCATTGCAAAACTTGGACCACGTCATTATGTGTTTTAAAGGGTTTCTATCTATTGATCGAATTGAATTGAAAACCAGAGGTGTTCACCTTCTTAAGAATACAAAAAAATTGCGCACAAAGTTGTGCTTTCAGAATGTCGACATTCAAATTTGCCAATTTGTAAAATATATTCTAGCGCTAGAGCGGGCGGTTAATACGCGTGTTGGATCATATGACTCGTTAATACGCCCTTTTGTCAAAAAGCAAATAAGTTTTTTTGCCATGTACAATTATTTGTTTAATGTGTATGCTGTAGCGTCTGTTGAACCCGACCATACATTTATTTATAGTGGCACGCATAAAGTGGGCAAACACGGCCGGTATTATACTGTAAAATTTGACTCTGACGATGCTTTTTTTTACAAATTTGGATTAAAAAAAACTACACCAAATTATCACAAATATTTTGACCATTTAGCTTGTAATATACCGTCAGACGATTTTGAATCTACATTTGAATACTTTAGAAAAAAATATTGTAATTATCGACCCAAACATTCAGCATCATCGCCACCATCATCTCCGTCAAAATCGCAAAATTGTGATGATTATTTTGAGGGCTTAAAAAAAAATATAACACTTTCTCTGAGCCACAAAGTAGCAACATTAATGATTTATTTCCAAAGCGTAGTGGTGGTGAATATTCCTATGTTACGCCATCTGTTCCGTTTCCTAAATATAAATTGTGTTACGGTTTTGAACAGGAGGCTCACTATTCAATACTCGGCAATAATAAACATTTGTTTGACAAGGAAGATTTGAAATTTATTCAGCATAGCATTGATGACAATACGTGTTACACCAAACTTGAATTGCGTCGGTTATTACTTAAATATCATCCAGACAAAAATCCTCTGTACTCTAAAGTTAGCGCCATGTTATTAAACAAATGTCGTAATATGTTAAAAAAATGTGTTGTTATGTAATTGTGCAGTTAATTGCTAATAAAACATTTGAATATAATGTGTTTTTTAATTTACTAAGCATTATGGTATTACGATTTTTATGTATTATAACACACCTTGCAATACCAATAAATTGTTACACGTTTGTGTCTAATTTTGTAGGCTACACCACAAGCAATTACGGTTTGTGTTTAGGAAATTGTATACAAGTGCCGGAGTTTGAAAATAAACACGTTTGTGTAATTAATTATGAGGGTAAACTAGTTTCATGCACACCCACCAATATACCCACCAAATTGTACCGCACTATCACCAATAAATTGTGTTACAGCAATTGTGGTTATTTTGACGGGGAATCGTATGAATGGTGTGTGGTTAAAACCGAACAGGGTAGCACCTGGGATTATTGCACTACTAATTTGGCTTTAGAAGCCGTCGAGACCGTGCAAACGGACAATAAATACATGACTTGCGGCTACACCACCTGCTCCATGCACAACCGTTTCTCGTACAATTGGTGCGGCACCATCGGCACCTATTGGGAGTATTGCGATCCCAATAACAAGGTGCTACTTATTAATTATAAAACATATGGCGATACTGAGTGTGCAAGTCCGTGCGAATTAAGCATGGACGACCAACCTTTTTGTTATGACGTTAATTACGATTGGGCCAGCTGCTATTTAAATCCATCTTTTTTTACACAAGCACATAATGTATATCAAGTCCTAAACGAGTTTTACAGAGGCGGCGGCGTGTACACTTTAGATGGCTACAAACGGTGCATCGGTACTCTGTATCGTATTGAAAACGATGATCAATTCAACAATTTTGTGATGTTTAAAACCGACATTAGAAAAGTGGCATTATATTATGCAGACAATAATCCCACCGTAGCTTTACGTGAAAAAAATTGGCGATTAATCACACCCACCTTGACCACCAACCCTAATCCTATAACAGCTTACACGGTTCTGCCAATAGATAATAAATCGGGCGCAAAACAATTAAATCTACCTCTAGCCGTTCATTCTATAATAACTAATTATACTAGACAAACAAGTGATGCGCCTACGGTGTTTAATAATGACATTAATAGGTATATGACACAGATGGATTTTACGTACATTGGTACTAATTACGACGAAGTAGGTTACATCGTTGGACACAAATTAGGTGGGCCTTCAGAAAAGTACAACATGTTTCCGCAAACTTGGAAATACAAAAGAGGTGATAAAAACAAATATAAATTACTGGAAGACAAGATTAACACCTTTTTGCTTACAGAAACGCAGCGATATGTAGATTATGTAGCGATATTAGTGTATCGTAATCAAAAATCAATATTTTTGTACAGACCCGTAGCTGTCGGTATTAGTGTGCGTTTATATAATGCGAACAATATGTTAGTAGATTTTGAAGGCAATCATATTACCCGCATTCAAAATGATCTGGAAAATATGTATTTTTCTAATGATCCCACGGCCAAATGCCTAGAAGATTATTACGAATAAGAGGTGTACAAATAAAAAATCAAAATTATAGGTAGGTACATATATTTTATTTCAAATTGACTTCTTTCTGTACAGCGGTTATAAAATCTAAAATTTGTTTGTCACATGTGAATTGAGACGCTTTTTCTTGCTGTATACGTTTAAAACGTTCCACATTATTTTTACAAGTGCTAATGAACGTATTGACATCCACGTTTTTAATAATCATTTGATATTTATCATAAACTTGTTTTATGCTTTGGTGCACGTTATAAGGAAACACAACTACTTTTGTATGATTAAATTTTTTCTTCATCAAAATATAGCTGGTGTAGTCTTGTAAAGTGGGATATTTTTTGTATAGTGTGACACAATCTATGTACAATTTATACAGGGACAAAATTTTATTACACTCGTACCGGTCTAACGGTTTATAATTTATTTGCATGTTGTTGTTGTCTATTACAACCTCATTCATTGTTGTCAACACTTGAGAGTAATAAGCCTTACCCTCGACCACAAAGTATGGTCTAAATGTTTCGTTGCAAATTTCGACTTGTTTTTCTTTGTCAATACAAATAGGCTGATTTAGTAAATGTACGTAGTGAAGCACGTTGACTTTATTTATCTTTACACTATCCGGTAACATGTCTTTGTGGTTTAATTTTACGTAATTTAATTTGTACACATTGTATGGTTTGTTTAATTCATTAATTACAAAACCGTCCACACTTTTAAAAATTTGCGACACTATACAATGTGTCCTGTCGTTCCAATTGTTATATTTTCTTAAAGCCATAACATTACCTATTATATTTAATCTGGTTTTAATTGCATCCATGTCTAGATGATAATCAAATTTTATTAAGATGTCGCACATATGTTTTGCAACGCCTGAATAAAGTCGCAGTCTTTCATTGGTGTAATGTAATTGGTCGTGTTTAAATATGTCGGACGACAACTCAACACAGTACCACAGGGCTGTTAGTAGTGATGTTTTCATGGGCGGGTCCATAGGAAGCGACGAAAGACCTAGCTTGCATGTAGTGTTTTGTAAGCGAAGTTTAACGTATTTCCAAAATTGGTCAAGCACATTTTGGTTCATCCACTTTTTGGCGCTGCACAATTTCCACAGAACATAGTAAAACAAACCGCTGTTGTAGTTCACCTTCTTTCCGTCAAAATATGTCGCCGCCACCACGTAATCGTTGTAGCTATCAAATTTCTGGGTTTCAGTCAAAATTAATCCCCCATAAAAAGGTTTGCGTGTGCGAGGCTCCGTAAAATTGTGGTGATCCAACATTTGTTTGAAAGAGTCCAAAGTATAGTAATACCCAATCGACTGCGCCAGTTCAATGTTATTCAGCAAAAATAGCGGACACTGCATTGTTGAATTAAATTTGCTAAAAGAAGCATTTTCTTTATTTTTAAAAATTATCATATCCAGCAAGTTACATTCAGTCAAAATTATCACCGGCACACCGCCGTCTTCGTCTAGCAGTATGTCGTCAAATTCAATTTTTTGCTCGCTCATAAATGTTACATCAGACTCAGGTAGTGTTTCTTCGTTTACATGTGTATCAAAACACCACTCAAATTTCAAAGAATCAAACGAATAAGATTTTGATTTGCTGGTAATATAATTTATTAACATGGTAATATATTTTTCAATGATTTTTTTGTAATCGCCATCCGAATTCTCAGACGTCAATATATGGTACCATGTGCTTCTTTTAAATCTTTCAATAAACTCTTGTTTATTTTTAGTGTTCAACTCAACATCTATACATCGATTGTTATCTAACAATTCGTTGAATAATTTTTGTTTTAATTTCTTCAATTTTTCCAACTCTAACAACGAATTACGGTCGTTGCAAATAAATTTCAATTTAATGTACGACTGCAGCTCGTTAAATTTGCTCATGAAATTGTTCACGTTCAAAGCGTCGTAGTCGTATTCGTTTGACAAATCGACCGAGTCTTTAATTTCATTATTGCAATAAACAACGCATTTTTTCTTAAAAAACGAAGCTGCTACAGACAAATCGATTTTTTGCGGATTGTCGTTAAACGCATAAAATACAACAGATTTGTAATCAAATTTTTTGTTTAAATCGGCACTTACTTGTACACTATCACGATTGTTAACCATGCCGTCTGTAATTATATACAATAATTCAATCATAGCGTTGTTTGGTAAATTTSTAGTTATCCAATTGACAATGGTAAGCGGGTCGGTATCATTGTGATCGCCCATTTGATTCATGTATGAATACACGGCAATATCTTCATCCACTTGTTCACACGTGTCGCCCCAATGCAAGTAAACAATTTTTGTTTCAATATTATCCAATTTCTCTTTCAGTTGCTGCGCTTCCCTTTTGAATGACAACAAAGATTTGTATCCGTTTTTGTGGTAATTACTACGATTTTTGGTGGATGCGGAAAAATCTTTTGCGTAGATAAAATAATACATAATTAATGCTGTTTGCGCTGTTGCCACCGAACAAATATCAGTTAGACAAAGTATTTATCGCTTTATATATGTACCAGCTCTACCTTATCATTTTAATGTCACGTCGTAGTATAGGTCTGTTGCCACAGTCAACGTTATCTAATCTGCACTCTCTAAATTCAATATCATAATAAAATCCGTCTGGACAAGGTAGAAGTAAAGGAGGGTTAAAACCTAAACACATGTAAAATAGGCTGCAATCATGTGGATAGGGATAATTACCTAGAACTAAAGTACAATCTAGTTCGGGTAAAATAGGATTATTTTCTTTGCCGCTGAACTTTTGTAATAAATAGTAAACCACCATTATAACTATTAGTATTATTAATAATCGTAACCAAATTGACATTCCTTAAGTTAATCGCATATTTATGTTTTTTGGGTGGTGTTGTTGATTTCATATGGTCCAATTTATCTGAACCATATATAAGATAATTTTACATCAACATCATGACGTCGCGACTGATATTTTCCACTCGTGTAGACGGTACGGATGTGCCAGTCTTTTTTAGCGGAGTCGTGACCGACAAACCTTATGTGGGCGTTAAAGAGCTTCTTAATATATTAGGGCATAGTATGTCGCACGCCGATGAGTTTCCACGCAGCGAAACAAAATTGTGGCAAGATTTGGCCCCTGGAGATGCCACCTTTCCGCCGAATAAATTGTTCACCACCGAAGTGGGCTTTGCCGTTTATTTTGGTAAAACCAAACTCACAAATTGGGCGCGCTTTAAACGCATGTTTGATTTGATCGCACAGTACATTGCCGACCCAACCCCGTGTAACGCCACCAACCCGTTGTGCATGATACCGCCGGGTAGACAATCCGGCTGCGGACCGTGCCCTCTACCGGGTCCCGGCAACAATTGTGACGTTCTTTCGCAGCTTTTGCAACTTCTTCAAAACCAAGGCGCCGTGTTACAGGCCATTCTGGCCGACGTTGAACAAATACTGGCCAACGGCGGAGGGGGCGGGGGTGGTTGCGACTTAACAGGCGTTTTGGCAGATTTACAAACGTTGTTAACACAAGTTGCCGCTCTAACCACCACGGTTAACACCTTAGCGGGCCAAGTTACTGACATTTCAACCGACGTCGGCCAACTGGTCACCGCGGTTGCCAATTTGACCAACCAAATAGATAACATAAACACGAGCCTGGTCAATCTTAACGTATCTGTTAACGCGCTTACCAATAGCGTAGACATTATTAACACTAGATTGGACACTTTAGAGGCCAACATTGGTACGTTGTTAGCAAATGTGGCTACATTGGTTGATAGTATAGCCGGTCTTGTGACCGACGTTAGCAATATCGCTAATGGTCTGGCGGCCCTTGAAGCCACCGTTGCTGCCAACACTAACACGCTCAACGTTTTAAACGCCAACGTGCAATTAATTTTAGACATTTTACAACCACCGATTAATAACAATGTTAAAGCTAATAATGTTGATAGCTCTCCACCCGACGACGACAACCAAAAACAGTCATTGGTCAACGACATTTACCGACGTCTCGGTTCGCTCGACGCCGAAGTTAAACGACTTAACAATTTTAATGATGGCTTCAATAAAATACTCAAGAATTCACAATTGAAAGTAAAAGGCTAACCTAATAATAAGATAATCATAAAATGACAAGACAACAACAATATTCACGAGACTTTGTAAAAAATTTTGACGACGTTCCAGTGTCGTTGGTGTTCAACGACATGATGTTGTGGGTGGGCGCCGACGAAACACTGAAAATTTTACACATGTCGCCGCAAGCGTTGCTGTGTTTACCCGAAAGCGAAAAGTGCTGTCTAAAAAATCTATGCGAGTGCACCGATAGTAATAAACTTTATGTGACAGCACTGGGTGTAGGTTTGTTGGCCAGTCGATTAATTACGCGAGGGTGCGTGGTGGACAATTTGGCGACACACGAACCCAGCATTCCTCAACGCGTTGACGCTTTTGCCAACATTTTTCTTACGGACGTACTGTGCGATTTACGACGCGATGGGCTGCTGTGCTGCATCAGTCGTAAAGAGTCGGAAATCATTAATCTACTCGACAGCAGCCGCCCTATAGTGAACGAATCGTCGGTGTATGTTTAATTAGCACAAATTTTTAATACAAATAAGATATTAATTTAATATAAAATGACTACAATACCGGCGGAATCGAGTGCCTACATTAAACCGTTTGATGGGACAGACATCATATGTCTGCTGGAGGACTGTGTGGAATGGTTCGATATAGACAGCATAGCCAGTGTGTTGTGCACAAATGTGTGTCACGCGTTAAAACAATTGCCCAGAAGCCAAAAGGCGCTGTGGAAAGAGTTAGAGCCCAATGTCAACAGCGAGAAACAATTTATCACTTCGCTCGGCGTTAGATTGCTTATAGCCAAAACACAAGAAGTCGACGTAGTACCGCCGCCCCGGCCGTCCACACCACCGTGCGCCTCATATTATTATAACACACCCCTTGAAGACGAACAATGCGCGTCGACGTCTTCGTGCAGGCGCAACAGAAACCATCAACACCACAGACCCAAGTACGAGTTGTCACCAACCATGCACAATTTAGGTAACATATTTATCAACGAGGCCATATACGACATTAGGGCTTACAGGGCGCTGGAAGATATTGACCATAAAATTAATAAAATTTACGATTTGGTCGTCCAACAGTTACCAAATAACAATAACAACGTGTTTGTTTAGATTTTATTGAGGCAAAAAAAATTTAACATTTATATTAGGTCGGCCAAAGTTAAAAGAAACGTTTCCCGCAGCACTTGTGCTTTACGGTGTGTCTCTTGAGGGTCCTTCTCTATGCGCGCAAGGCGTTCGTATCTGGACGTAACCATTGTAATATCACGTTTAATACAGTTGATCAGGTCCAATTGTTTGGTGAGCGGCAGTTTATCGTATAAATTTACATTTTGTTTGTTATCATTCATTGTGATTAACAACAATTACTGATTAAGTAAGTGAAGATGTCGAGTTTTTATCGCGGTCTAAGACGAACTAATCGCGTTTACAATACACCCAACGGTTTTATAACCGACCACACTCAACTGATTAAAAACAACATACCAAGCGGTTTCAATTTTTTGGACAATCCTACTACAATCAACGGCCCCAACAACACTTTTACACCGGGCTATGGCACTAATGCAAATAATTTTACCAGCAACACAACCGTAAACAGAGTAATGCGTAACAACGATATAGCTGGTATGCAACAAATATTTCCGAATGCCACGCCCGACCAATTGTCCAGCTTGGGCAATTTACGACAAATCGACAACGTCCCCGACGCGACACTCAACAGTTTAGCAGTCAAAAAAAAATCTGTACGAGCCAACAACCCGGAAACGGCGACCAGAACTCGCGAAGGAGTTGATGCGGCTCTCAAAAAAAATCCGCGGCTCGCCGACCATTTAATGACAGCCGGCAAATTAGGTATAGCTGGTGCCACAATTTATTTAGTTGTTAACGTTGCCGATTTAATAGGCTCTGTGGTGGAAGCTATGAACAGAACGGGAGGTTCATGGTGGTACCGGGGTAACAACGGCGCAAACAGTTTTGGTACAATCGAAAAATGCGTGCTAAGGGCGCGTTCGTGCGGAATGGCTTGGAGTGATATAATGGACGAAGTGTGTACTGATCCTCACATTCCAAACTGGCGCGATCCTTACCTTACGGACGAGGAAATTGCCACCGTGTGCAATAATTACAACAAAGAAGCAGAAGGCACAGTGTGTCGCGCTAGCGATCCGTACGCGGATTATGGCACATTAGCCTATTACGACGTCAGCGAGTTGGGCGTCAACGAGATAATACAGTGCATTGAACCGTACGACATGGCCGATCTTATTGCGGATCTGGGCTTGGATGGTTTACTCGGCCCAAATGGTCTTTTCAATCAATCATCAAACTCATCTATGAGCGTGTCCAATAACTTATTGACAATTCTTTTAGTTGTGGGAGGTATTATTTTGTTGGTATTCGTAATGTTTGTAGTAATAAAAATCATAAATAGACCCAAAACGTAATATTGCATTTGAGTATGGATGTCGTTTTAAAAACGTCAACAGCCTGGTCGGCGGTGCAGGAAACGTTTTTCATCAAATATTTTTGCTCGCTACCCGACGATGGTTTAGCCTCGCTACCCGTTAGTGTGGAAACCGCTTTATTGGTAAATCTTACCACAAAAACTCTTTTACATTTGCTCGATCAGTGTCCCAACACGTTTGCTGTGTACGAAAAATGCGTGGCAGACTCACACATAAAATGCTACCAGTTGTGCGTGGTGGTTGAAAAAATGGGCGGTATCCAGCTCAGCGACACGATCGGTGAAGCGCCAATATATTACGATATATTAAACACTATTAATTATGACGTAAATTGTAACATTGATTTGCTGTTGTGTTGTGATGTTATCAAGGAAACCGTAGACAATATGGTAAAATTGGTGAACGCAATACAATACAGCAAAGATTATGTTACACGTTTGCAGCAAACGTGCACGCTAAGCGTTCACGAGTGCTCTGTATGCGCATCCACGCACACCATGTTAACCAAATGCGGTCACCGATTTTGTTACGAGTGTTTTGTCAAAACAAACAGTATTAAAACTGAGTGTCCAGTTTGTAGGAGTGGTGCGCAATTTTATTACATTAAAGACAACACACCAGACATTTTGGAAATTGTGCGCACCCACTATAAACAACACGAATTGACGTGGGGTAAAAAATGAACGCGGCCGCTTAAATTTTAATTTTTATTAGGTCGCATTTATTGTGTATTGTGAAGTAAGATACAAATATGGTTCTAAACGAGGACAACTTAAAGTTTGTATTTATTGCCACTTATTTTGACGCGAGTAACGATGTCTTAGCCAATTTACCCGAAATTGTCAAAGATCATCTAAAAACACCCAACGACGAAGATCAAACGCGCTATTTGGAATATTTAAACGAGATGGGTTTGCATGGACTCATTGGTGACACATGTTTGGATATACTGAAATATGTCAAACCACAATTTCGTTTTGAGTGTACACGAGACGCAGATTTGGACATCATTAAACACACCAACAACATTTATTTGCGTAAAAACACCTCGGTGTACGCCACCAACTTGTTTGTACGCGATCCAGCCAATCAGCCGTGGCTTATGAAAATTATGGTGGACTTTGTAAAAGTCAAACAAAGCGGGATGGTTGTCGAGGACAATTATATGGTTCACGACGGGTGTGTCGGGTACGTGTTTGCTAGTCCATATGTGGATTGGTGTGGCGCAAAAGTTTGCGCGTCCGAGGCCGAAGGCACTAACAATTCAATGGTTAGACTGTATTTGATTGGACAAGAAATTGGCAAATATTTTACGGAAAAAAACATTGAACCACCACCGGATGGTCAATTGAAAAACTATTACAAAGGAACACCTTTGGTGACCAATCACAATTATATTATCACCACAAAAGATTTGCATTCGGACAATATGAACAGAGTGTTCGAGTTTATTGAACAGGAACTAAACGGAACAAGTTCAACAGTCAAATTCATACAAAGAGATTATATTTTTGACGCAGACCGCTTTCCCATTGATTTATTAGATGAGCTCCAAAAGCGGTACGTTTCGACCACTTCGCTGTACAAAATAATCCAGCGCATGCACAATGCTGAACCCGGCGAACGAGCCCACGAAGTTGTTGTCGACAGGTACGCTGCTAACAAATATCGAAAGTGTTTGGTGTTTGCAAATGAAACAAACGTGTACCCGGCTGTGCCCCACGCCCACTACATWTTTATTCCCGACAATTATTACCAGATAAGGCATACGCTTAACGCTGCGTATGCGCCCACCTTCGGGATTGTCGTGTTAGCGACACATGTGTTTTTCGGTGCTACCAAGGTGATTAATTTCGATCCCACTAGAGATTTAGAGGCGTTTGTCAAAACAAAATACAAAGCGAATCCATCAAGCGTTTATTATAATATTGGAGGAAATTATTATTTGGAGGAATCGCAATTAAACGAAAACGGTGTACCGGTCTACTTTATTGTGCGCCTCGACAAAAATTTATTAGTAAGAGATAATTCAAGTTCTCACACATTGGAGGATTTAAACAATAACTGGGTGAAAAATACCATTACTAATTTATTTGTACACACTTCTTAATAAATAATATGGACACATTTCGCGGACCCGAAGGTAGTGTAGGCGCCAGATTGGGCGTTTTAAATCCCAACCTACTCATGACCATTTTGGTTGTATTGGTCATCATTATATTATTGCTGCTATTGATTAACATGAGCAGCGACGACAGCTCCGGCAGCGGCGGCACACAAACCAGGACAAACATGTTTAATCCACTCAACAACACAATGCGAAACAATCCAGTAGTAACTACAGCAACTACTACGCGCGCCTTGTAATTTAAGCCAACTACTAAATAATGGACATTTTTACTTTACCCACGTTTGTATTCATTGTATTGATTGTGGTTAAAATTATGATTTTTCACGGACTCAAAAATTTACAACAACAACAATGGCTCATTAACAATGTGTGCACAAACGGTTATTACGGCTTGACAGCGGACCCGTTCGAGTGCGATGCCTATTACTCATGCCCACAGGGTATAAAATTATACTGCGATCAGGGACAAGAATTTGACCCCGATAAGTGCTTGTGCGTGCCTATCAACGAGGTCGACGGATGCTACTCTCGTTTGATGCGCCGCCTTTTGCTATAGTAGGCACCTACTAAAGATTAACAACGGCCAAATCATTATGTGTATAACCTCGGCCCATGACAGACGTTTATTCTATCCGCACAGGACCGTTATTCACCAGCACACGTGGAAGCGTTATTGAAAGACCGTGCAAAAAATTGACATTCTTCACTTGATTCACGCGAAGCGCACCTATAAAATCACGCGGTAAGTTACCGCTTATGGTATATAATTCTTTTTCGTATTTACCCTCGGATGTGACTACAAATTTCAATTGACGCGTTTTTAAAGATTCAAAATTTTTTCGAATTCCCACCAGGTACCAAATTTCGGGCGGGTCGCGTATGGAAAACACCTTAATCACCGTTGTTGGCGGAAGGTTGTTAATTAGTTGTGTGTACATATGCGGTAGTCTAAATACGCTAATGATGTAACTGTTTTTTATCGGAGTGTTTATCATTGTTGGGTTTAAATTAAACGACAACGGTCGACTGACGTCTATTCCGCTCACAATTTTCGACTGACCAACTACACTGTTAGAATCAGGTTTTAATCCATATCTAAATTGTAAGCACGAATCATAACCGTGCGCAATTTGAAACGTCAGAGTTTCCTCGTCTGGTGTATTAGCCTTAACTAGTCTCATTTGATATTATTTCCACAGAATGGACGAATTCTACACTCTTTCAAATATTGATAGTCAAATGCAAATGGACAATGAGGGGGCGATGGAGCAAAGTGATCCGGTTCTAGACGCGGCTAGCGACAGCAGCGATAATGAGGACGAYTCCGACGCTTCGTGTGTAAAAGAAGAAAAAAAAATTAGTGTTAGCGTACAAAACAGACGTGTGCCCACCAGAGCAATACCAGACAACTTGTTGCCATTTAACAAAAGATCATTTGTTGACCACAAAGCACCATCTACAAGTTCGCCATCGCACAATTGGCCCGCGCCAAATATAAACACTTGCCGATGGATATCTATGTACAGTACCACAAGCAATCATATGGTATTGTGCCACACCGAGTTAATGTATGTTCGAAACATTAGATTTGGCACTTCTGAATACATCAAAAAATACTATTCAAATTACGGCAAAACTTACGAGGTGTACATAAACTCTGTTAAATTGTATATAACAACCACTTTTCTTAAATTAAACGACGTGCCTCTTGACTTGTATCCTGTAGAGATTGTAGAGAAAATTAAAGACGCCGCCGCTATATCGTATTTGCTAAATTTACGCACTCACAACAAACAAACTCTACTGACGCAATTGATTTTATTATTCCACTCTATTAATTTGTTAAGTTTATCGTCAGAGCAAATAGATACGGTACACGAGGCGCTTCCTAATTTTGTAACGCACCGTTTGTTGGCGCACATGAAAAAAAATTACAATTGGAAAAGCGAAGTGTACAAAGTTAGCAAAATTAAAACAACTTGCGCGCATAACAATATACTGTTGCTTTTCAAAGCGTCGACTTATGAGCACAACAAACCTTTGGAATATAGGAAGGACAACGGTTGTACACATTCGCATTACGTTAGAGAGTTTCATGAGGCCATACAATTGAAAAACATAACTTCCCCGCCGGATTCTGTCACACACGTCAAATGGCTATTTAGCGCCATAGTAAAATCTGTAATAATCAACCCACCGCAGGAATTGTTTAGGCTTAAATTACAAGATTGTACTTTTAATGACATCGAAGAGTTTTTACGCGTTTCAAAATTGCACCCGATGGCCAATGTAATATTGCACACGCGTGCACCTTTTACCGGCAAAGAACATTTTAGACTTAATTGTTTCAAATTAAACAAAATACATGTGTGGATCAATAGTATGGTCTTTGATAAAGACGAAACCAGACAAGTCAATGTGAAACAAATTGTTATGGATGTTGCATGGGGCGATCATCACATTGTCTCGTTTAAACACACACACAACCAAAAATTAAAACAAATGCACATGGAAACAGTAAAATTAGTGATAAGATATATATTGGAACGAAGAAATTTTACTAAACTAGCTAAAGATGTGTCAAGATACAATAAAATAAGCTATGAACATATATTTTTTTAAATTTTATATATTTTGTGTTTTTATATTAACTTAAGTGCACATACTAATGTTTTTAATACTAACACTCTTCATTTTCTACGTTGTAATATTTATCGCGATCAATATGTTGTTGTAATAAATCTAATAACGAATATAACACTTTGTTTTTATTTTCCTCGACCATTAGAGCCACAAAGCCGTCGCACATCACCTTCACCATGCGCATATGGTCGTCGTCTATGTCCTCAATACGCGATAAATACGTATACATTTCGCATATTTTTGTCCATTTTTTCTGCTCTTCATAATTCAAATTCACCATTGGCTTTGGCAATATGGCATTCATTTCGCTGTGTTACGATACACACAATATTTATTATGCCTTCGATGACTTATTACAACTAATGATCAATTTAAATTTTGAGGGTGTAAACAAAAAAAGCGTACCAATTTCACACGTTCATGTAAAAATGAGAAACAATCAGGTGTTTGTGAGCGACGGCACACACATACAAACTAGATTGTTGACACACGACGAATGCTACATTGACTTGGATGGACTTTTAAATCTTATTACCACCAGCGTTTTTGGCGACCATATAACAATGGAGCGGTTAATAGCTAAAATCTCGTCGTGTGTCGTCAGCTACGCTGATCATCCTTGGCAAAAAAAATTCAAGTGCTATTTACAAGAACGCATACAAGACACGTTTAATATATACATGAAAGTTTGTAGACAATACTTTGTCTCGGGACGGCCGAAAGCTTTGCAGATTGGTAACTCTGTAAATGATCTAGTACATAAAGCGTCACAGTCACATAATTCGAACAATTATGAAGATATTATAACCGCACACGTGCTATATGACAAAGCTATTCGTTTAATCTTGAGCGTTCTGTAAATAATGCGGTCGTTCGAATTATGTGCCTCCTAATAACATTTACTTTTTATTTTGCATTAAGTGCTTTCTTTTTGTTATTTGCTGAACCATCGGGATTTGTAGGATTTAAAATACTGGCAATTTCGTCCAATTTACTATTGGCACTGGTTACGTCAGTTTGTACATTTTGTACGGCAGCGGTTTGCGCATCTAGTTTCTCATTAATTTCGTCCACATTGGGCAAATTGGCAGCTAGGTTGTCAATTTTTTGTGACACCTCAGCGATATCGTTACGAATTAATACAAGAATGTTTTGACTCATAGTTATCAAATTTACCTTATAAAATGTTAAATCCCCATATCTAATCTGTTTTGCGATAATTATTATCAATATAAAGCTAAATCCGGTATGCGATAACTATTATCAATTTGATACAGAGCATTTTATAAAAATTGATAATTTTACTTTGAGTCAATACTAATCATGGACCAGTCAATAGTGGACGATTGGTATGAATTGTTTTTGTACCGGGAAGGAAATCAAACAATAGACAATGGTGACGGAAAGAAAACGCAAATTACCACTACCAACGCTCTTGGTTACATATCACAAATTTATATATACAACACAGTATATTTTTATTATCTCAAGGCAATTGGAATGTACGAATGCGTTACATACACCAGAATGGTTGACGCAATGATGGTGTGCTACGTTTCCCAAATGGACCAACCCAACATGGACGCAATACTAGAGCTTAATTTTTCCGTGTCGCTGTGGGCACCAATGGAGCGCCACGAAAAATTGCACGCGGCTATACCACGATACAAAAACAAATTGAGGTGTGTTATTAATCACCAAAGTGATTTTTCAATATTTATGTTTGTCTACAACACGGAGGAGGCGGAACATACTATAAACGAACAATGTCATGAAACAACCACTTGTGCCACATCAAATTATAAATCAAAGGCGACGCAAACTTGTAATTTGGAGATTTTTAGCATTTTTAATAGGCCACTAAATTTGTGCAAAGCGGTAATTAACAGGGAGCTTACTGGATCTATCAATCAAACCAGTGTCTATTTATCATTACCTCAATGCGCCATCGAAAAAGACCAACAAACGCATAAACGACCCACGCCGCAGGACAACATGAAGGCCATATCAAGAATGTATCACAAAATCGATTTAAACCAGCTTAACCGCTACGACAAGTACTACCGATGCACCGTATGTTTTAGTTTTTTTATGTCGATAGACGAATACAATTTAAACAAATGCGTATTTTGTATATTTGGCAAAAGGTTTGAAGCCCAATAAAAATGATATTTCAATAATGCATTTTTTATTTTAAAATTTTAAAAATGGATGACGCATAATACTATTGTAGCTGTGCAAACGTTTTGTGTAATCATAACACAACATTTGCTGAACAAAGTCATTGGCCACCGGCGATACACGCTTAATTTTTGGTAACTTTTTACGCTGACATTTTAATAACTCCTCAGGGTCGAAATCGTCGTCGTCGTCGTCGGTATAACTGTCGCTGCTGCCGATTGACGCAGTATTTTTTTTACTAATTTTTTTACGAACCTCCAAGTCGTACGGATACTCGCAAGACAACAACTCGTAGGCTACCACACCAACGGCCCACCAATCAAAAGATTCTTGGTTTAATTCCTTTTTGATTTTTTCCGGCGAAAAATATTCATAAGTACCGTCGTATGAGGACGGCGTCTCTATATTCACGCATAAACCGTAGTCTCCAATGTAAACTTTGTTTTTTTTACGCTCGTACAGTAAATTTTCCAATTTAATATCGTTGTGAATTATGCGCTGYTTATGTAGCTCATTTAGAGCGTTTACAAGTTGAAAAATTAGTTTACGTGTTTTTTTCTCGTCAAATTTAAACGAACTGTAGTGTATTATGTTGTACAAATCTCCGTCGGGAATATATTCCATAGTCAAAAAAGTACATTCCGGCACGTGAAGCACGTCGTACATTTTTATAAAATGCGAGTTGTCGCGCATTACATGGTGCACGTGCAGCTCAAAAAAAGACACTTTTCTATTTGTCACAATTTTTTGCACGTACAATTTGTTGTCGCTTTTGTTTTTTAACAAATAGATGTTCTCATAAGAATTATCATTGTTCAGTTTACCGACAATTTCTAAATTGTTTAAATAGTCTCGCACTAAAACTATGGAGTTGTTAGAATTCATAGTTAATGCGGGGTTTCGCGCCGACGGTCGCCAAGCAATTATGCGTATGCGGGGTAACTACGCTTTGAAAAAACAACTCGAGTCGGATGCAACTCACGTACAATTAAACATGGACCAGTGCGAGGAGTTATTAAACACTCTGCTTCAAATGTTTGAATTACGTTCGCGGCCCACCATTTATCCTCAACAGCAAATACCACTTTTATACAACAATGTACCGCCGCCACCACCTACACCACCAGTTCCAAGAAGCAGACGCTCCAGTTATATGTCGGTAGACTTTCAAGATGTAATCGTGCCTGCACCTGCCCAAAAAACCGATATCAATGACGTACTTCCCGATTTTAACAACCACGTGGTAGAGACTGAATTCCAAATAACCGACAAAGATATTATGCCACCACCACCTCCTCCACCACCACCCCCTATTATTGATCCAATGGTTGTTAAAACTACGAACAATGTTGAGTCATCAGTAAAAGTAAAAAATGTTGAATTACCAAAACCAATATCACGCAATTATATTGATGATATTAAACAAGGTGTTACGTTAAAAAAAGTGGTTAAAGCAGACGACGATACTCGTCGTAAAACAAACGACAACACGCCGGAGGGAATGATGTTGGCCATCAGAAACAAAATAGATCAACGTAGACAGGCTACAGAAATTAGCGATTACAGTGAACCTAATAGCGATTGGAGCAGTTGAATATTGTTAATAAAACATACACATTGATTAAATACATTTTTTATTTATTAATAACATTTATTTAGTAAGCGGGTCCGGTGAACAAAGGCACGTCGGGTGCAAATTCTTTAATCTTAAACAGCAGCGCAACTTCAATCATAACTTCTTCGATTTCCGCGGACGTTGTGCCAACATATACAAGGGGCCGGTGGAAATAAGGCCACAAAACTTGGTCAAAGAATTCCTCAAAGTTCTCGTTATAGATAGATTGAAGACATGTCAATGGGAAGGCCAGTCCTCTCTTTGACAGATTGATGCGCTCGCGATTGTCGGGACCGACGTAGTAGGGATCGTGTTGGCGAATCACGTCATGAGCAACGTAGTCTGGGTTAGCGGCCAGGGCGTATTGCATTGTAAATTTGTAACATCTGTTGGGCTGCATTGGTCGCAGTTGCAATTCAAACCACAGATCCATAATTTCTTGGTCGGTGGTGATGGGAAACTCTTCGGAAATGAAACGCGTCCAGGTTTCACGCAAAAATTCCTTGCCACTCCAGTTGCACACCAATTTCATTGTATCTGGCTGAATGCGACGAATTTCTTTGAATAAAGTAATTTTAACATTTTTACCAGGCCCACGGAATGGATCTTCAGTTACCATGTACTGGTTGGCTATATCTTTAATAGGGTCAAAATGAGATTCGCGAATTAATTCCTCTTTATGTCTCACATCACCAAGCACCGAGCCTAAACTTTTAAGATGTTTGTTGTCAATTACACACGTGGTGCCATTGTGACGGCTGTATCTCAATGATTTGTTGTATCCCAT